GATACGTGACTTGCGGCAGGTAGTTTCCGCCGAGCACACCGCTGACGTGAAGGCCGTTGTGGAGACAGAGCGGCTTGATGTCGTGGTACCACCGCTGGCTGACCAGCTCGGACGATGCGCGCTCGGTGCGGTCGTTGAGGTGGCCGTAGATCGCGGTGAGAACCGCCATGACGTAAGACGCGCCGATGGACTCGGGGGAACCGGCGATCGGCTCGGTGCCGAGGTAGTTGGCGCCGGCCGTACCCGCGCCCTGCCCCATCAGGGTCTGGACGATGTTGTTCAGGGCACCGTACACGTCGCCGACGGCGCCGACAGGCCACCCCGCGGCGGTCCATGCCGTGGTGAGGAAGCCGACCAGGGCGGCACCAAGGGTGGGCAACGCGCCGTTGGCCAGATCGTCCACCACTTCCTGGAGGGCGGCCTGGACGTCCGTGGCCCCGATGAAGCCGTAGGGCGTGAACGTGATCGCCGACGCAGGGTGCTGTGGCGGCGCACCGCCGATGTGGTTGTCCAGATCGGTGGCGATGCTCATCAGCACAGACTGGAGATTGGCCGCGACCCACGGCGTGACGAACGGGAACGGACCGGAATCGGTGACCCCGATCACATCCGACCCCGACGGCCCCGGGCCAGCCTGGGCCAGGTCGAACACGATCGCGTCGAGCGCGGTCTGGATCGTGGTCGGCGGCGGCGCTGGTCCCAGGACTGGGGCGGCACCGAACCACGTCGAGGTGAACGTGAACGGCAACGCGCCGCCCCACGCATCGATCAGGGCCAGCATGTCCTCGGTCGCTTCCTTGGAAGTGCCGTAGACCCGATCCCCGATGGTGGCGCCGGCGAACCGCACCCAGTCCTCGCGGCGCGAGAAGTCCATGTCCGTGTTGAGGATCGCCGTGAACCCCTGCTGGACCAGGATGTCCACGAGGAGGACTGCGTCGTTCATCAGGGGCGGGGGGACCGCACCCGGTCCTGTCGCCGCCTCGGCGCCGATCCGCACGAAGAACTCCGCGTCCTCGAGCTGCTTGGTGTAGACCACCACGTTGTTGCCGTCGAGCGCCGGCTCAGTGAGATCCCGCTCGAACCGGACGAAGATCGAGATGTACCGCCACCAGCCCGCGGTCGGCGGGTCGGTGTTGGTGCCGAACTCGTCCTGGCTGCAATCCACGACCGACAACGTGTCGGCGACGTAGATCCGCTGCCCCTCCGGGTCGTAGGCGACGCCAGGGCCGACCACGTCCACGTTCTTGTCCGGGGTAGGCGCGTGCTGTTGCGGATCCAGGCCGTCCAGGATGCCGAGCATGTCCGTGTCCAGGGAGATGCCGTGCATCGCGTTCTGGACGCGATCGAAGGCCCAGTCCATCTGGCTCTGGGTCACGATCTGCTTGAAGTACCAGTCAAAGATGTCCATCGCCTACTCCCCAAGCTCGGCGGAAACGTCGAGCTCGTCGATGCCGAGCATCCAGGCATCGGGCCACGGCAGCGGGTCCGCGGTTCGGATGTCTATCAGGTGCGTGTGAGCGGGTTTCATGTACTCCGCGACGCGCCGCACGATTGCCTGTTGCTCCGAGGTTAGCATGTTCTCTGTCTCTATGTCGAATGAGTAGAGGGTGTAGCTGTCCGACGGCGCCAGGACCGCGCCACCGGTCGAGCCGACCTCGGCCGTGTCGAACAGCAGGGCCGCGTTGACGGACCCTCCCGTGACCTGAACCGACGCCTCCACTCCTGCCTTGTTGCTGTACACCGCGACCTGTCCGTGGTCCGTTCCGGTGGCCAACGTGATAGGAAGTCCCAAGATCCCCTGGACCACGCCTGCGCTTACCTGCAGGGAACCCAGGGCACCACGGACCACCGTCTCCATCGCCAACGCGCCACCGTCGTCGTACCCCACGACCTCTCCGGCCAGATCCTCGGTGACCCTCGCCGCGATCTCCGCCGCCGTGGCCGCGCCCGGTGTGGCGATGTCCTCTGTAGCGAACGTGATCGTGACCAACGGGCCGCCGTTGACCGACAGATCGAGTGTGTCCCCGGGAGAGATGGCGAACGGCTCCAGGTTGGTGCCCTCCACCACTGCTGGCTGGCCCGGGAACGTGGGATACGCGCCGACCTTGACCCCCTGGGCGACGATCACCGCCGCGACCTCGGCAGCGGTGACTGCGGTCGGATCAGCGAAGTCTCCAGGGACGAACGTGATCGTCTCCGGCGCGGTGCCGTCGGGCACGATCTCCAGCTGCCACGGCGCCCCGATCAGGGTGAAGTCCCACGTGTCCCAGGCCGCGCTCATGACCTCGGCGATGGCGCCGCTGCCCAACGCGTCCACTCCCAGAATCCAGCCGCCCGCGGCGTACTCGACGCACGTCACCACCTCGCCGAGCAGGAAGAACACGGTTTGCTCGATGCCCCACGCCGTCCCCTTGGATTTGTAAATCTCGATCAGGATCCGCAGGAGCTTGCGCTGTTCAGTGGGCGTGAGGTCCAGCTCCGTCCACTCTGCGAACGGGTTGCCCATGTCGTACAGCATCGCCGCGATCTGCTCGTCCGTTGCCTTGTCCGGGTCCCACTGGTCCGTGAACCTGTCCACGTAGTACAGCATCCACCCCAGGACCTCCTCGATGCAGTTGGAGGTGCGCTCGAGATCGCGCGTCGCATCCTCGATCCTGTTCTTGAGGGGCACCATGTGGCGCCAGTGGGAGAAGGCGCGGCCCTCAACAGGCTCGGGGGTGAAGCCGTCGAAGTCGGTGGTGTTGAACACCGGGTCCATCGCGTTGCCGTTGTCGTCCTCGATCGCGGCGCCGGCGGTGATCTGGTAGCGGCAGCCAGGCGTCTGCTCCCAGTTGACGGTGATGTCCCACTGGGTCGCCGGGGTGACCTGGCGCCACGCGGGACCGGTGATCGTCGGCGTGTGGCCGTACAGGAAGTGGCCGTACAAGCTGCCACCGTACCCGCCGCTGAGGACGGCAGCGATATCGATCAGCTGCCAGTACGTGGAGTCGCTCTCCTGGAACGCGATCTGGCCGATTTCCTCGGAGGTGAACCCGGTCGCGGCGAGACGAGCCGCCTCGTCCGCGTAGGTCCACTCCACGGGGATCGTCAGGGCCGGCGCGTCGGCGGCCGCTATGGCGACGGCCTCCAGGGTTACCCCAGGCAGAGGATCCACGTTCCACCGCTGGAACGCGGCGGTCCAGTTGGCCAGATCCAGCACGGACCCGGCGCCGGTCGTGGCCATGTCGTCGTCGAAGGTGACCCGCACCGTGTGCGGATCGATCCCCTCCGCCGCGATCAGGGACGGCGGCGTCAGGTCCTCGATGTAGAACACATACTGGAACGACGTGACCACCGGTCCGGGCGGTGAGTGCCCCCACGGGAAGTGCCCCCACGGACCGTGGCCCCAGCCGCCTGTGGCGGTCAAGTCCACCTGGACGTTGACTTCCTGTTCCGACTCGAAAACCAGTGGCGCGTGGGACGCCGCGACCTTCCAGAACGCGAACGGCGAGGCGATTGTGTGTGTCGTGACCGTGCCCGACCACGGCGCGGTCCACGTGGGAACGCCGCCGCTGTAGGACAGGACCGGGTCCCCCTCGATGGTGACGTCGAAGTCCGGCGCGGGCAAGGTCGCGTCCGTGGGATCCCCGTCCAGGTCCACCAGGACGAACTCCACCTCGGTGTCGGCGCCGATCCCTTGCTCGGACGGCTGCGGATCCCGCTGGATCAGGACGTAGCGGCCAGTCGCCGACACCTCGACCGCGGCAAGGTCGATGCCGAGAGTCGCAAGCAGTTGTTCGACGGTCAGCGCCATTCCCTACTCCTACCTGGTGAAGTCGATCCACGCCTCGTCCACCACTGCCGTGGCGTGCGTGTTCTCCACCGAGATGTTGCCGTTGGCGACGAGGCGCCGCACCCGGACCTGCGCCGGATCGAAGTCCTCCGTGTACTCGAATCCAGCGTCGGTGATCTTCAGGCCGTACGCGACAAGGCGCACCGTCGGTCCCAACTGGAGAACCGTACCGTGCGCCAATGGACCGCTGACGTAGAGCCGCTCCACCGTGCCGAAGATCCCCCCGTGTTGCTCCGGCGACTTGTAGTGCAGTGCGTACGACGGCGTCTCCCAGCCGCCGTGCGTCATGTTCATCAGCTTGTCGTTGTTCGTCCAATCCCGATCCAGGCCGAACCACCACTGCTCGAACACCGCAGAGTCGTTCTGCACGTGACCGTTGCCGGCCCAGATGATCCACCCCATGACCCCGGGGCTGATCTCGGCGCCGACCAGTGTGATCTGGCCAGGCATCCCGTAGACGCGCATCCGCCGCCACGGCGCGGGGAAGTCCACGAAGAACTGGCCGTAGATTTCCGCGCTGGTTATGGCGTAGTTGGTGTCCAGGATCAGGTATTGTGTGCCGGATCCGCTGCACGACACGTGGAACACGAGTCCCGGTGTCGGCGCGGGCAACGTCACCACGTCCCCGTTGGCCGCGATGATCGACTTGCCGTTGTCGGCGACCGCGATTGCGCCACCACCGCTGAGATCCCTCGAACCAGTGGCCAGGAACCCGGGCATCGCAGTGGCCTCGCGGCACAACGGCATGAGCTCGGCGCCGTTGCGCCAAACGATGGGGAGGCCGCCAATCGGCATGTTCCACGGAGCGCCGCCGTGGAAGGACCCACCTGCGACGTGGCTGGACTGAATCGGCCGCGTCCACGCCCCGTCAATGGATATGCCCCACACACGACCGTCGGTGTACCCGCTCGAGTTGCCCGCCGCCACCGTGACCGTGCCGCCCATCAGCTCGAAGTAGATCGTGAAGTCGTTCCAGTACAGGACGTCCCCGACGAGGTGGAACGCGGCCGCTCTGTAGTCCACCGCGGCGCCGAGGGCGTCCACGACCAGCAACGCCTGCTCCAGGCTGTCGATGAAGTTGGTGTCCCAGTAAGTCCACCACGGATCGACGTTCTCCTTGGGATACTGGATCTCAAAGATCGGGCTGCTTTTGAGGTTCGGATCGGCCATCGGTGTTCTCCTATCCACGCATCGCGTCGTTGAGCCAGGCGAACTTGCCGCCGAGCACCCGCCCCAAGACAACCACGTCAGTGTCCGGGGAGAAAGACGCGCCGGCCACGAGCGTCCCGGTCTGCGCACCATCGACGGGCCAGGCCGTGACCACGAACCACACGTAGTCCCCATCCGTCACCGGGACGGACTGGCCGTCGGCGAAGGTGATCGTGCCGCCGGAGGGCGAACTGACCACGACGTCTCCCATCATGACGTCGAACGAGTCGGCCCTGTCGTAGTCCCAGTAGCCTGCGCTCAGCAACGGATCCTTGTGCAGAGTGGGCCGCTCCAGGGCGGCGCACAGTGCCTTGTCCAGTGTCTCCATCCTGCCCGCGGCGCCGTCCTCGATTCCCCACCAATCGTCGTCGTTCTCGTCGGGGTACGGGATGGCGAGGCGCGTCGTTGTCTTCGGTGTGCCCATCTCAAGCCTCCTGGAGGGTCAGGCGGAACCCAACCTCGCACGCGCCCGCCAGGTGGCGGACCGGCGCCTTGAAGTCTGTCCATCGCCGCTGCTCGTCCGGGGCGATCACGCGCTCCGCGTACACCTCGGCGTTGATGATGATCTGCATCAGCCACTCGTAGTCAGTTGGCGTCGGCATCGACGTGCACGCGGCGTAGGACGCGGCAATCTCGGCCGGCGTCAGGGTCGTGTCGATCATCCGCATCTCGTCGATCGCGCCCCACAGCAACGGGGCCGCCGCGGTAATCGGTGTCGCCGGCGCAGGAGCCAACGGGGAGTTGCCCATCACGGCGAACGGCGTATAGGGAACGGGGTTGTCGTTGATGTACATGAGCAAGCGATCCCAGGTGAACGCGAACCTGTTCCACGTGACCGTGATCAGGATCCACCCAGGGTTCGGCGTGTCGATGGTGTACCCCGGGAACACCGTCACCGAGGAACCGCCGAAGTGGTGGCCCACCATGAACTGCCACGAGTGTGCTCCTGGGCCGACCGCGCCGCTGAGTCCGAAGTGCCACCCCGCAGGCACCCCGTCCCTGCAATAGAACAGGTATGGATTGACTCCCCAGGACGTGGCGTGGGCCACCGCGTCGAAGTTGAGCCAGAACTGGGCCGTGTAGTTGTTCAGCGGCGAGGGCGCGAACCACTGGGGCGTGTTGACTGCGCCGAGTCCAGCCGTGACCGACCCGACCGGGATCACGCGGCAACGCGTTCCCATCGGCGAGTAGGTTTCCACGCCGACCTCGATGTCCCCGACGTTGTCCAGGTCGAACGCGCCGGCGACGAGATTGCGAGCCGGGTCGAGTCCGATGTCGTAGTTGAAGTGCCAAAGCTCATCGCCGCTCGGCGGCGCCGGGAACCCAGGGGCGGGCTGTGCTTGCCCCATGATCGTGCCGATGGTGTCCATCGTGGCCGCGACAAGATCCCAGTCGGACAGGTCCACGATCTGCTTGATCTCGGAGAAGTCGCCGGGGACAAGCAGCGTCGGGTTGCCGCCGGACAGCACTGCCGACTCGGGCACGTCCGCTCCGCCGAGAATGAAGACGTGCGCCCCGTCGGGCGGATCGAATCCCTGGGGCTGGCACCGCCCCTGCGCCGATCCGCGCAGCCTGTCGAACCACGTCGTCATCAGGTCACCCGGTATGCCTCGATCGCGTCGAACGCGCCGCGGCGGTTCAACGATTCAGTCACCTGGAACGCGAAGCCCGCGTACCCACCCCACAGGGGCGGCGACCCGGTGAGGATCTGGAGCACGTCGTCCACGACGCCGCCGCTTGGGAACCCGGGGATGTTCTGCCAGTACGGGGTGTCCCCGACCGGATGGGCCGCGAGATCGTTCTCGGACGCCTTGAGCAGCACGTCCCCGTTCGGCTCCACGATGGCGTCCAGGCGCAGGTGGTGCCACAACCCGTCGCCCATCGCGTACTGGGACGCGGATCGGGCCAGGATCGTGACGTTCTCCTCGTCCGGGACCAGGCCGCTCACCAGCTGCGCCTTGGCCAGCACGATCTCGTATGGATCGGCGTCGGACAGGCCCAGGATGTACGCGTAGTCGTTGACCGACACCGGCGCACCCTGGCCGCAGAAGAACAGCATCGGGGACATGCCCGTGTTGTTCGGCGAGCTCACCCGCTTGACGCAGCCGCGGATCGAACCGCCGCCGTCGGGATCGGACAGGAGGCCGCCCGTGGGAGTGAACCCAGTCAGGTCGACGTACTTGCCGGCGGCGCCGGTCACCGTCGCATCGAGGGAGTTGAACCCGTACACGAAGTCGTTGGTGATGCTGCTGTTGGGCCGGTCGATCCCGTTGGTCACGCCGCGTGCAAGCGTGGCCGTGCTCAGCGCCCCACCGATGTCTTTCCAGTCAAGCTGACCCATCTGGTCCTCCTACGTCGGGAACGGCTCGTCGGGCCATTCCGCGGCCTCAAACTGCTCCAGCGGTTCGGTGCCGCCGTCGAACAGGGCTTGCGTCAGGGACACCGATCCCAGATCGGGAATCCACACAGCGGTCGGCGCGACCCAGCCCCGCAGGGTGAATCGCTCCAGGATCGTCGGATCCGGCACCGCCGTGTCGAAGGTGGCCTGGTTCATGTCGTTCTCCTTGATCCACAACCCCACCACAGGATCAAGAAGCACGGCGAAAGAGTTGGCGCTCCACGAGTCGATCAGGAATCGGTCCGTGGTGGCGACACCGGCCGGGAGCGCCGCCGGCGGATACAGCCACGCCGGGATCCCGACTCCCGTCGCGTAACCGTTGGGGCTGAACGACCGCAGACCGATCGACTCGCGCATGTCGCGGAACCTGTCGGACTCGAGCGCGGCGAAGGCCCACCAAATGCCGACCAGGGACACCCCGTCCCACCCGAACGTCAGCCCCTCCTCGGCGCCTTCCGACCACGACCCGAACTGCAACCCCAGTCCGCTCATGTGGAGCGCGACCGCGGCGTTGAGGTCCGCGACCAGGGTGGCGACGTCCGGGTAGTCGTTGCTCGGCAGCGAGAACATCGCCGGGCCGGCGGCGTCGGTGATGATCACGATCTGGTTCTCGTTGGGCGGGATCTCGAGCGGGAACGTGATCGGCGCACCCACCATGACACCGTTTGGCGCGGTATCGGGACACCACCGCTGGCCGCCGCTGGTGGACAGTGGATCGTTGCCCCACGCCTCCTCAAAGTCCTCGGTGCAGATCGGATCCAGGTTGGTGCCGAAGACGTGGTCATACCACCCGTCGAACCCAGTCGGACCGCTGTAGGGGCCGAGCACGTCCTCGCACGGCCTGATCAGGTTGTACGAGTCGAACCACGGCAGGCCGGTGTAGGTCGGCGCGTCCCCGGGCGGGAAGCCCCACAGCGCGAAGATTTCCTGCGTCGTCTCGTAGGTGCCGACCCCCTCGTTGAACAGGGCCGCGGCAAGCAACGCGCCCGGGAGATCCGCGACGGCCCCCTGGTTCTCGCCCACCGCCGACTCGGTCCACGTGATCGGGCTGTGGTTGGTCAGGATGTAGTTTCTGTTGACATCGATCTGCCACGCGGCCTTGCCCACGTCGTCCGCCGTGAAGGGACCAGCGGCGAGCCGGGCCGTCTCGTCGGCGAACGCCCAGGAGTACGCCCGCAGCCATCCACCCTCGAACCCTTCTCGGCCGTACCGGTACGGTGCCAGATCGGCGCGGTATGCGCAGAAATCGGCCCACCAGCCCACGTCCTGGAACGACTGCCACTCCCACCCCTCGGCCTCACCGGGGCGGCCCGAGCTCGCGGCCGTCTCGAACGACGGGTTGTTGAACCCACCGTCCCCGTCCGTGTCGAACGCGTGGCGGATGTCCGTGTCGGTGGCCGGCTCGTAGAAGGTGGCGCCGCCGAACCAGTGGCCCAGGAACGACTTGCGGCCAGCCACCGGGTTGCCGGTTCCGATGGTGCCGACCCAGGTCGAGCCGATGAACAGGGCCGGGAACACCAGGGTGGCCACCGTCGCGCCATCCACGACGATCCGCAACTCCAGGTTGTCCCGGTTGATCAGGTAGCCGAAGTTCCCGGTCCAGCTGAACCCAAGGTCCACGACGCGCCCCTCGTACTCGTCGAACCGCAACGGCGCGACCAGCTCGAGGAAGGACCCGGCGGCGTTGTCCCAGTATTTGAGAACAAGCTCGCCGCCGTTGGCGTCCCGCCACGTCATGCCGATCCCGTTGTACGTGCCCGACGGAGGGGCGGTGCGGAAGCCGGCGAACCCGAACGACACGAGGCACCTCTCGTCACCCCAGGTCGCCATGTCCTTGAGCTTATACCTGCCGACGTAGGTGAACGGCAGCTGGGAGCCGAAGGCCATGTCGTCGGCTAGGCAAACCGGCACGTGCTTGCCCAGGGTGGGCGTGATCGTGATGATCTTGCGGTCCTCGATGGCGCTCATCGCCAGGACGGTGTCCTGGTTGAACTCCACACCCCATCCGCCGTCATCGTCGAAGTCGCGCACCTTCTCCGGCGCGTAGTTGGACGTGCCCTCGGGATAGTGGACCAGATCGATCACCGGGGTCCGCGTATAGACGGGACCAAGGTATGACGGGATCGGCGCGAGTCCCATCTCCTCGAGACGCGCCAGGTACTCCCTGGCGTTGACCTCGTTGAGATCCAGGACCCACGGCTCGAACTGGGACACCGACACCTGGCGGAAGTACGTGTCCTGATACGGCGGCGGCGTGGGCATCGCCCCCGGGAACACCTTTGTGGCGCCGTGGAACAGCTGCCCGCTGAGAAGAAGAAGGTCCTCGAGTCCTGGTGCGGCGTGGCTTTGCAGGTCCACCACGTCGGTGCGCAGATCAACCCAGTCCGGGATCCCAGGGTCCCACGCCTGGGTCGTGACGGTCCACGTCGGCGGACCGCCGGTGATCAGAAGCCGCACCCTGCCAGCGTCTACACCGTCCCACGGGGTCAGGTCGCCGCCGGACACGATGAACGCGCTCGCGGGATCGTCCACCCACGCGCCCCGGTACTTCCAGGAGAGGTCGCCGAGGCGCTTGCCGTGGAGCGCGTACATGAGGTGATCCGCGGCCTGGTTCTTGCCATCGAACAGGGTCGCCACCAGACCAGTCCACGCACCTCTCGTGTCTGCCGCGCCACGGGTCGCACCATCGCCCCACCGCACCTGGAAGTCCACGTTGAGCACGTCCTGGGCTACACTGGCGATCCAGCCGCGCAGCGCCATCCTGAACCCGGTGTTGACGTAGCGGTAGTTCTCGGCGTTGTACGTGTCCGCGGCGTCGTCGGGCAGTGGTTCACCGTTGGCGGGATCCGCCACGAAGAACTCCATGTTCTCCGGCATGTACTGGTAGCCGCGCACCTGGAGGCCGCGCAACGGGTCCACCCCGTCCGCGATCTCGAGCTCCGCCGAGTACCCGATACCACTGAGGGCGGCGTACAGGACGGGCTGGATCCACTCACGGCAGAACAGGGGCCACCGCTCGTCGGCGCCGTCGATGACCAGTGGGCCGTCCGCCGACTTGACGAACAGGTCCACGTTCACCGAGGGGTCCCACCTGTTAATCGGCCGCGCCACTTCGTCCTCCTAGATCGCCGTCGCGGTTTCGCCGTTGATCACGGTCAGAGCACCCATTCCAGGGAACTCCCAGTTGTAGATCGGCACGTCGTCCGTGACCCCGTTGAGTTGGAGCGTGTGCTCGAGCTTGCGCACGCCCTCGGTGTCGCGGATCACGTTGAAGATGTCCGACCACGGGATCGCGCCGGCCGGTGCGCCGGTGCTGTCCTTGTAGTAGTAGCCGAAGTCCACGTTGGGGTTCGGCTCGCCGCTGGCCAGCATCGGTTCGTAGTAGTCCTCCAGGTTGGCCTGGATCGCGGCCTTGACCGCGCTCGCCACGTACCCCTCCCGCAGCCAGATCGTGCAGTAGTGGTCGATCGCCTTGTACACCGGCGGCAGCACCTCCAACTGGAACGTGAGGGTGTGCGGGTAGCCGTCAGGAGGCGGCAGTGTGAGGATGTCCTCGACCTGCTGGAGCAGCAACGAGCTCGGCGTGCCACCCGTGGTGGGCACCACGAACAGCTTGCCCCGGTTCTCCCCGATCACCGAGTCCTCGTTGCTGGTGAGCATCAGGGCGCGGCCCACGCCGGCGACTCGTTTCGCGTTGATCTCGAAGTCCTCGCGGGCGACGGTGCGGTTCAGGACCCTGGTGGACTCGGGCGCGTTGACCCGCGCCGCATCCACTTCCTCCCGTGGTGTCCCACCCGTGGCCGCCGCGGCGTTGGTGGCCTCCAGGTAGGCGACGGTGCCGAGGCTGTCCGTGAACGTGCCCTTGACCTTGACCAGGGCGTTGGCCTCGACGTTGCCGTAGATCCCGCCGCCGGTCTTGTACGTGGTGGTGATGTTGCCCACCGGGATCGCGCCGTTCTTGCCGTCGCCGAAGATCACCGTTGCCCGGTCGTTCTGGTCGATCTGAACCCGGTAGTGCAGGTCGGTCGGCCCGGAGTTGTAGAACGAGTCCACGCGAGTGAACGCGCCCTGGGTCGGCGTGGAGATCGCTTCCGACTCCCACAGGAACGGGCCGAACGGCAGGAGGATTTCCTGGTCGGCGCGGCCGTTCGAGGCCACGATGTATGGGGTCTGCGTGGTGCTGTGCTGCCACGGGAACGTCTTGGACGTCTCGCCCAGGCCGAGGTCGAACGACACCGCGCCCTGGATCTCGCCCTTGATCGGGTCGGTGACCTCCTGGGTCTGCACCACGACCGGTGTCGCCGCAGGGGTCACCACCCCGGTGAGCGCGGTCGCGTTGGTGATCGTCAATGTGACGTCGGTGGACGCGGCGACTGCCGGCGAAAGCTCGTAGCCGAGGAGCTTGCACAGGGCGATCATGTTGCGGCGCAGCTGGACGAACGCGATCCTGCCCTCCCGCGCCTGCTGGTCCTGGTAGAAGGTGAGGACGTCCAGGATCCAGCTGAACGACTCGACCAGGATGTTGCCGAAGTTGGCCACGGCCTCGTCGCTCCAGTCCGGGAACACGGACCTGATCAGGTTGAACGTGCGGTCACGGATCGCCGCGAAGTCCTTGTCCGTGTAGTCGTAGCTCGGGGGCAGCAGGGTCATGTCACGCCTCCTGTTCCACGTAGATCGGCAGCGTCTCGAGTTCGCCGACCTGCGCCGATTTCGGCGCGAAAGTCAGGTTGATCTGCAGGGTGCGGTCCTGGTCCCGCTTGACCGTGACCGGTCCGACCCGCACGCGCCGTTCGTAGACTCGGATCGGCGTGGCCGTGTACTGCTCGGCCAAGGCCCTGGTCATCTCCAGGTGGAGGCGCCGGTGACGCAGCGAACGGATGCGGCTCCCACGGTCCGGGTCCCACGGCAACTCGCCTGGTTCGGTCGGGGTGGAGCCGATGATCCCGACCAACTCCTCGATGTCCGACCGCAGCAAACGGATCCCGGTGTCGTTGGCGAAGTCGCCCTTGCCGTCCCGCTGAAACGGGCACACGATTCCGCGGCCGAACTGTTCACGAAACTGCGTCATTTAGTCCACCTTAGCACCTCATGTCTCCTAGCGCGAGAGTCAACACGAGGTCCGGGTCGGGGATCGCGTCGGCGATCATCTCCAACACGTCCGCCAGGCCCGTCAACAGGTCCACGATCACATCGAATCCCTCGGCCAGGTTGTCGCTGATCAGGGTGCCGAAGCACGGGATCTCCTCGCCGCCGAACAGGCCGATCAGGATGTTGATCAGCAGGATGATGCGGCCGATCCCCTTCAGCGCCTCAGCCGTGGACATGACCGAACCCTCGACCGTGTCCTGGGCGCAGACCAGGAACCCGTTGAGCTTGACGTCGTTGAGATCGGCGGCCCGGTCGATCATGTCCGCGATCCGCTGGAGTTGGCTCTGGAGGTACAGGAAGTCGGCGGCGATGGCGCGTAGGAGCGCGGCCAGGTTCTTGATGGCCGCGATGATCATCTTCGGGATGGACAGCTGCGGGATCAGCTTGAGGATCTGGTCGATCAACTCCGCCAGCGCGGGGATGCAGTTCAGCAGTTCCGACGGGTCCAGTTCGGTGATCACCTTGGGGATCGCCTGGACGCACCTGAAGATCGCCAGAACCGTGTCGAGCAGGTTGAAGAACGGCTGGAGCGGCGCCATCGCCGGCCCGATCTGGGAGAAGAAGTCCAGGGAGATGTCCGCCAGGTGCGGGATCTGATCGATCGCGTCCCAGATGTAGCTGAGGCAGAAGCCGCCTGGGAAGCAGATGTCCTCGAGATCGGGGATCTCGGGAAGGTCGAAGCACAGGTCCGCGGGTGGAAATGCCATCGTTCACACCGAGGGGTCCAGGCCGTCCCTGGCTCCCCGTTCTCCCTTCCATGTGACCACGAGGTCACGTTGACCAGAACGTCCACTGAGGGGCGCCCTGGGGGTTCTCACCGTATCGGCCGCGACGCGGGCATGACCTTGCGCCGTCGGACCTGAATGTCACCGTCGCTGTCCAGGTCGGTGAGGCCGCCGCTGGTGACCTGCACCGCCGCGTCGCCCCTGACCTGGATCGAGTTCTCGCCCAGGCGCACCCAGGCCGTGTCAGTCTCCGAACCGTCGCCCAGCTTGGCCACCTGCTTGATCACCAGACTGGGCGTGAGCTCCGCCGCCTCGTCCTCGCGCAGATCGATCACCAGACGGAACGGGCCGAACCCGGCCACGATCACGTCCGGGTCCTCGTGCTCGGGGAACACCTCCGGCTCCCCGTCGCGCACCCCGTAGTCGGCAGGCTCGTACACGGGCCGCTCGATGTCCCCGTTGATGAACTGGATCAGGACGTCGGCCTCGAGAGGCGGGACGGCCACGATGCCCCACAGCGGCGATCCGCCGCCCCTGGGCACGGCCCACGCCGACCTCCCGTCGATCATGCCCGGGATCTCCACCCTGACGCGCCCACGATGGTCTGGATCGGCGCGGTCCACGACGCGCCCCATGTACAGGCCCTCGTACCTGGGTCCGCGGAATTCGTCGCCTTCGAAGCCGGTGTTGCCGCTCATATCACACCTACATCGCGCTGTCCGGCTCGGCGCTCTGGCCGCCAAGCTGGTACAGGGTGTCCAGGGTCTTGTCGTTCATGCTCAGGATCTGCTCCGGCGTCAGCTGGGAAAGCAGCCCCTGTGTCGTGTCGCCCTCCTCGGTGAACGTGAACGCCGGCACCACGTTGCCTGCCGGGTCCGTGGTGAGGGTCACGGTCTTCTTCAACGACGGGGTCTGCTCCACCGCCGTGGACTCGTCCATGTCCGTGGCGTTGGGGTTCTTCTTCTCCTTGGATCCGCGCCGGGCAGATTTGGCTACCTTGAGGCGGTTCACCGCGTTCTTGCGGCACTTCAACCCGATGGTCCACTTGCCGCCCTCGATCATGTGCTCGGCCTCGGCGATGTACCACAGCCCGTCCAGCATCTCGCTGATCCCGGCGAAGCCGACCAGGAGCTTGGCGCCGACACGCGGGTCGCCGATGATCGGCACGCTCATTTTGTACCGCTTGCTTGCCGTCTCGTAGTACCTGGCGTTTGCCTCCCGCTGGGCCTCGTCCGCTGTCATGACGCCGCCGCACCGCACGTCCATCCTGGTCATCCGGTCGGCCCGGCGCCCCTGGTCGGAGTCGTCCGGGTTGCCCATCTCGGTTTCCTCGCCCAGGCTGTCCAGTTCCGTGTCGTCCGGGCCGCCGAAAACCTCGCCGTATTCCTTGGTGACTGGATCCCTGTAGGTGACGCGCACCTTGGAGATCCCCTTGGTCATGTTGATCTCAATCTGTGGTTCGCCAAGGATGTCCCCGCGCCCCTCGTCCTGGCGGTAGATGAACCACCGCACCGGCTCCTTCTTGAGGTCCCGCGTGTGCCAGTGGAGGCCTGTCGCGTCCTCGTAGAACACGAACCCGTTGCGGCGGGCCAGCTTGTTGAGCATCCGCGCATCGGTGATGTGGTTCTGTGTGATGTCCACGCGCTCCGACGTCTCCTCAACCCACTGGTACGTGCCGCTGTAGCCGTACTCCTCGGCCACCATGCGGACGAACTCGCTGTGCGTCATCCCCTCCTCGAACCGCGACTTGCGCTCCTTGTCCAGCAGGGACAGGCGGCAGTGGGCCTTGACCGTGACCCGCTGCCCACCCTTGACCTTCTGGACGATGAACCGGCGCGGCGGCACCATCTCCCCGGGCCACCCCCACGTCACGAGCAGCTTCTGGCCGCGGGCGAACACCGGCGACTCCACCATCGCGTAGTCGTTGTTGCGAAAGGTCAGCTCGAGCACGTCCTTGCCGCGGTCCCGGTCCAGGACCTTGAACGAGAGGAGGCGCGTCTGGATGAACTCCACCATCTGGAGGTAGTCGCCATAATAGGTGTCGTCGCCCTGATCGAAGTCGATGGGCTGGATGATCACCTGTGCGCCTCCGAACGGCATCGGTCCTCCTAGTGGTGGTAGCGCCGCCGCTCGCGGCTGAACGCGTAGTTGCGCACGATCCGCTCAGCGGGGATCACCACCTGCTGGTTGCCGGTGATCGCGATCGTCGGGTCCACCACCGGCTCGGGCTGGAACTCGCACAGCAGGAACCACATCAGCGACGGGTTGCGGAACGACCGGAAGAACTTCCACGCCAGGCCCCACCACGTATCACCGGCGCGGGCCGTGTAGTACACGTTGTCCGCCTCGTCGCGGAACAGGAACGGCTCGCGCTCGTCCAGGAGCTTGACACCTGACGTGCCGCCGATGTCTCCCCAGTCCATGACGGTGCAGTAGCGGTAGCGGCTGTTTTCCTGCATCCTACTGCCCCCACGTGCGGAACATCCCGTTCATCAGGACGTCCTCCATTGTGACCCGGGCCATCGGCGCCTCGCTGAACTGGACGGACAGGCGCAGCGCGGTGATGTTGCCCTCGATGTCACAGTCCTCGATCACCTCGCCCATGCGCTTGAGCTTCGCCCGGATCGTGCAGATCCCGGGCAGGCACAGGATCACCGGCGCCTGCTGGTTGCCGATCACGCCAGGGGCGTTGTAGCCCGGATAGAACAGCGACTGGAGCCAGCGCCGGTGCTGCTCGATCTCCGCGCTCATCTGGTTGAGGAGGGACTTGCCGCCCTCCTTGAATCCTTCCGCCGTCGTCTCTTTGATTGCCATCAGCGCGTTGTAGTACAGGTCGAACGACACCGATGCGTTGGCGGTGTTCTGGTACACCTCGTACGAGTGGGACTGCCCCAGGACGGCCATGTCGTCGTCGTTGACGGAGTTGTCGATCTTCACCATCGCCGGGCGGAACGGGAACGTGATCAGATCGGGGTAGTCCGGGTTGCCCGTCTCCTCCAGGAGCAGGTTCTTGCAGTACCCACGCGCCGCCGTGTCTGGCCGCTGCCCGGCCATCGCGCCGAGGTTGGGAGTGGGGTCTGTGCTTGGCGCTGGCATCGCGTTCTCCTAGAAGCCCGGGGCCACGGCGACCTCCTCGAGGGAGTCCTCACCGGTCATTGACGGCTGGCGGCCGACGATCTGGGCCAGCTTCTCACCGTCCAGCGAAACGTTGATCGGGGTGCCCGCCATCTTCTCCAGGCGCTTGTTGATCCCCGCGAGCTCGTTCATGAACTGGGCTTGCATCTCCTTGGACGCCGCAGAGAACGGGATGTTGCCCTCGGCGCCGGTTCCCTTGGTCATCGCCGCCCACTGTTCCGGTGTGGCGCCGACCCACTCCTCGATCTGGCGCTTGCGTTTGGTCAGACTGTTCAACTCCTTGGCCTGGCGCTCTCGTCGCGCATACTCAGCGTCCCTGTCCTCGTTCTGCTGCATCTTGTCGGCCATCTGCATCTGCAGGTCGGCCAGGTCGCCGGCGGCTCCGGTGGTCCACGAGAACGCCTTGGACGGGTCCAGGATCCGCTGGTAGTAGTCCTGAACCTTCTTCTCGTCCTGCTTTGAGCCGAACAGCTTCGCCCACACCGAGTCGATCCCGTAGCCCAGGCCGTTGGCCAGGAACGTCAGCGCCTCCAGGATGGCGGAGATCACCATCTTGACGAAGTAGTACAGGGTGCCGATGCCGGTCTTGACCCCTTGGAGCACGGTGCCAATCGTGTTGAACGCGTCGACGATGCCCATGATCGCGTCGCGGATGTCGTCCGCCTCGATGTCCTTGACGAACTCGTAGAACGACTTGCCGAAGCTGATCAGCTTGCCGGCGATGTCCGCCGCTGTTTCGCCGAGCCTGGCCAGGTAACGTCCCGCCTCCGCGCCGCGCTCCGCCCATTGCTCCAGAACCTTGGGGCTGTTCTCCGCGTCCGACCCGGTGAAGATGCGGATGATCCCCTCCAGCTTGTCGCGGAACGCCGCGAACGCGGACGACTTGGACAGCATCTCCACGCCCTGGTTGAACCCAGCGACGAGGCCCTTCCAGAACACCTTGACGCGATCGACCCACCGCGAAAACGATTTGAGGAACTTGACGATCCCCTTGTTCTCGGCCTTGTCCAGGTTCTTCTGGAGGTCGTCGCTGAACTCCTCCCCGCTGAGGATCGACATCATGCCCGACGCGGCGAGCCGCACCTTCTCCATGATCGTCTTGATGTCCATCCCGTCCTTGCCGAACAGGTTCATCGCCTTGGCCAGTGAGGTGAACCCCACGCCGAGGCCGGACAGGACCACCAGCAGCGGTGCGCCGATCAGAAGCAGCTTGCCGATGCTGAACACGAACCCCAGCAGAGATCCGCCGAGCATGTTGGTGATGCCGGACAGGATCAGGAGGCCGCCGCCGGCAGCCGCCAACACGCCGAGGGCGACCGCGAACTTGAGGATCATCTGCTTCGCCTGTGGCGACATAGATTTGATGAACAGGGTGACCGACGAGATCAGCTCGTACAGGGCCGCCGCAGCGGGCTTCATCGCCTTGGCGAAGTCCTCCCCGATCACAACCATCAGCGTCTGCCAGGCGCCGCTGACCAGCTGCTTCTGCCCCTCGTACGTCTCGAGGAGGGCGTCCTTGAACTGGCCCGCCACCCCGGTGGACGTCTTCAACACCTTGGACAGATCCTCGATGCCAAGCGCGGCCTGGAGGGAGGCGAGGTGGTTCTTCTCCAACTCGATCCCATTGGCCGACAACTCCCACCGCATCGCGTTGATCGCGTTGATCCCAGTGAGGGTTTTCTTCGTGCCGTCCACCATGACCGCGTAGGTCGCGTTGGCGACGGAGTTGTACGCGGCCATGCCGCGCACACCGAACGCGATCGTGGTAAGGCGCATCCGTTCCCTGTCGGTGAGGTCCGCGGTCTTCTCGACCAGCTGGGTCATGACGCCCAGCATGTCCTTGATCTTGCCGTCCTTGTCCTTGAAGATTTTTACGCCCTTGGCCTCCACGGCCTGTTGCGCCCGCTGATCCGCGGCGAGTCGGCGCCACGCTTCGCGCAGGGACGTGGACGCGACAGTGGCCTCGATGTTCATGTTGCGCATCAGGCCCATCTGGATCATCGCGTCGTCCAGGCTCTGCCCGTACAGCTTGGCAGTGGACGCGACGCGCCCCATCGACACCGAGAAATCACGCGCCTGGAAGTTGGTCATCTGCGTGATCTTGAGCAGCTTGTCCGTGACCTCGCCTGCTTGGCCGATCTCGTACCCCATCGCCTTGACCGTGCCGACAACGGCGTCCGCGGCGCCGGCGACACCGAGTTGGCCCAGTGAACCGGTGGCCAGGTTGAGGACAGGCAGGATCGACTCGATGGACTCGCCGGCTTTGAGGCCCATCGCGGACAGGGTTTGCAACCCCTCGATGGTTTCGTCCGGTGAGAACTTAGTTCCCAGGGCAGCCTCGATCGCCTTGTCGTGCAACTGCTCGAGTTCCGACGCTGTGGCGCGGCTGACCTGGCCCACCGCGGCGAGACTCTGTTGGAACTTGCCCGCGGCGTCGGCGGTGGTCTTGGACAGCTTGACCAGGCCCAGGCCCGCCTGGAGCGCGGCGTACCCCATCGCCGTATTGGCCATGGAGTTGTTCATCCCCATCGACGCCTTCTTGACGGTGGACCGGAGGCGGCCGAAGTTGCGCCCGACACGGCGCAGCACGTGGGAGGCCTTGTCCCAGGCTTGGAGGACGAACCCGGCACCCATTTGGTTCAGAGCCACGTTCCCTCACCCTTTCCGCCAAAGGCGTTGCGCGCCTCGCTCTCGCGCTCGTCCAGAACCCGCTTGAGCAGGTCCACGGCTTCGTCCATCTCCAGGTCCAGCGTCTCCATGTATCCGATCCGAAGGCCGGCGCCGAACAGTGGAAGCCAGGAGAGGTGAAACCGCAGGGTGCGGATCTCGTCTTCTGTCAACCCTCCGATGGGCGCTCGGATCCCTCCGAAGCCTCCTCTCTCATCGCGGCCCGCTCTCGCCGCGCCACGCGCTGCTTGTCGGCGCGGGCCGGGGTGAAGATGCGGTCGAAAGGGAGGTCGATTGTGAAGAACTCGCGGCAGGCCGACCGCGTGCACTCCACCTCCACTTCCGTGTCAACGCCGCAGTCGACGCGCTCGAACATCGCCTTGATGTCGTCCACGTCGTCGCTGCACAGGCCCTCGAACTTGGTGGACTCGCGGCCGTTGCGGTCCAAACCGTCCAGCCACATGAGGATGTCCTTGCCGTCCACCCCCTCCACCGACTTGATCCTGGTGCGGAACAGGCACGCCATCTCGCGCTCGGGGTATCGCTTCTCCCACTTCTCCTGGGCCGCGGCGTCCTTGACAAAGCTCAGGTTGAACTCCACCTTGCGCCCGTCCACCTCCATCGTCAGCGGCCGGCCCTCGTGCAACGCCTCCGCGCTTTCCTCGGGCAGGGTCTTGACGAACAGGTCGTTGTCCAGATCCACCTTCCAGCCGAACCGGTTGTTGCAGGCGCGGCTCGGGCACTTGACCTGGATCTCGTACTTGGCGCCCTCGCGGTAGCTCAACTTGCGGAGCTCGATCATCGCGCCGAACCAGTCGCCGCTCAGCATCTCGTTCCAGTCCACCTTGCCGCCTTCCTCGCCCCACGGGTAGGGGCCGGGATCGACGAACCCCACGGTGCAGCGCGACACAACATCGACGAGGGTTTGCTCCTGGGCGGCACGCCGCGACCGGGCCTGGCTGGCGATGAAGTTCTCCTCGCGCAGCGTGAGCTTCCGCATCTCGATCACGGCACCTGACGGTAGATTGACGTTCGTGGTCTTCATGACCCCTCCTTTGCCTGTTTCTGTTTCCTATCCCCGAAGGGACCGGCCGACGGGGACCGCGCATTCACGGTCCCGCGCCGGCGTTGCCTATTCCCTACCAGCCGCGGCGCGGCTCACCGATCAGCTCGGCACCTTCTCCGGGTAGTCGTAGCGGATCACCACCGACTCCATCAGGGCCTCGCTCGCGTTGTTGTCCCAGTCTCCCGAGGACCACCGCTTGCAGTAGGCCTTGTACAGTCGGTAGCGGCGCAACTCCTCGCCCTCCTCGTCCAGCTGGATCACGTCCACGGTGCGGTACAGGTCCGGGGGCGCTTGCCCCGTGCCCGCCGCCGCGTCGTAGCACTCCTTGAACCAGTTGTAGAGGTCGAAGTCCTCCGTGCTGCCGCGTGTCAGCGTGACGTCGGGGAAGTCCACCAGCCCCGGCGCCTTGTGAGGGTGTCGCCGCCCGCCCTCGCGGTGGTTCACGTCCTCGAACTCTCCCGCGATCTCGGAGCAGGTGGTGAACCCGGCCCAGCCCACGCCATCGATCTCCACGATGAACGCGAACTTCTTGTCGTAGTAAACCGGCTCTCCCATCGTTCAGCCCTCCCTAGGCGGCGAGGCTCTCCTCGAGCGCCCTGGTGTCCTGCGTGATCAGCAGGATGATCCAGTCGGTGGGCTTGTTCGTGGCCAGCCCGATCCGACCCGTCATGATCCCCGCGAACTCGTTGGCCACCGGGTTCAGCGCGTCCGAGAAGTCGACGAAGAAGGCCCGGGCCGGGTCCGTGCTGCGGAACGCGCCCTTGTTCATCTCGGCTTCCAGGAACACACGGGACGCTCGCTCGGCCCTCATGCGGTTGGTGCGGTTGTTGAAGCGGTGGCGGAAAATCTGCAGCCCGTTCTTGATCGACTCCGCGATGAAGATCACGCCGCGCCGCTCACCGATGCTGGGGAAGTTGCCCGTGGACTTGAGGGTGCGCGACCCGTCGATGTACCACAGGCCCCCCGTGGTGCGGTTGAAGGGGTTGATCCGGTACGGGTAGACGTAGTCCCGCGTCTTCTCGTCCAGGACCTCGTGTTCGGTCTGGCCCGATGGGTCGTCCTCCACGTCGGTCATGCCCCGGATCACGCCCCACCCCTCGCCGAATCCGGCCGGCGCCTCGTACACGCCACCGCGCCGCTGGTCGTTGGCCGCGCACTTGCCGGCGATCCAGCCCGACGGCGGGATCGTGATCTCGTCCCCGGTGCCGAACACGCTCGGCTGCGGGTTGCCGACCTTGATCCACGGCCAGTGGATGGCGCCGAACTCGCTGTACTCGAGCAGGCCCGCGCTGGTCAGGTACGTCACCACCTGGGTGCGGGTGTTCTGGGGCGGGCAGTCCAGGAGGCAGAACATGGACCCGTTGCGGTCGATCTCCGCGTAGTCCAGCATCCCCTTGTGGACCACCTCGGTGTACAGGCCCGGGATGATCAGGATCCGACCGGTCTGGATCCTGTCGAACGTGTAGAGGCCGGTCGGCCCCGCCACGTTGCCCACGTAGTCCGCGTCCGCGATCCCCAAGAGGCCGTCGTCGCCGCCGGTCATCGTCGCCGATGTGCCGTTGGCGGGCCGCTTGATCCCGACAGGGGTGAGGCCCTGGTCCGTGACCGCGATCAGGCGCGAGCCGAGGTTGATGTTGTTGATCAGCGTCTCCACGTAGTCCGTGGACGAGTCGTCCATCGAGCAGTTGGGCCACGTCTCCTTGACCACGCCGGACACCTCCACCTTGAGGTTGAAGTACGCGGCGTTGCCGTTGGTGGCGTCCTCGATGATGATGCGGATGTCGTCCGTGTAGGCGCCGGGCGTCTTGCCCTCCACTTCCAGGGTGGGCTGGACCGCGGCGTCCGCGCCGTTGTGGAGCAGGTTGTCCAGGCCGAAGTCCACCGTGGAAGCGGGCATGACCTGGATCTGGGCCGCGATGCCGGTCGCCACCGTCTCGATGGAGATGTCGCCGGGGACTCCGGCGCCGACCACCACGTCGACGAGGCCGAGCAGCCCGAGAGCCGCCTCGATGCGAGCCTCGACCTCGAGCGCGGTCACCGCCGCGATGTCACCGACGTTGCTTGGGCCAGCGACGGGTGCGAAGGCGAGGATCGGAGCTGCTGTCCCACCGGCTACAGCCATCGTGTAGTCGGAACCCGCCCCGTCCGTGTAAATCTCGAGCGAGAACGGCGCGGGACCTGCGGAGAGTCCGCAGTGGGCAGCGGTGATGTCCGTGTTGATCCTGGCCGCCACCTCGAGCGCCGTTGCCGCGCCGGGCACCGCGAAGTCAGTGGGCTGGAACGTGACCGTCTGAAGGCCTCCGTTGATCACCAGATCCAGGGTTTCGCCGCCTAGCAGAGCGTACGGCTCCGGGGTCGCGGGATTGATGAGTCCAGCGGGCTGGCCGTTGAACGCCACGACCACCGGACCGGCGCCGATGTCGATGTCGATGTGCATCCCGTCCGTCATGACGAACGGGGACACACCGGTGCCGGGGCCGACCACGGCTGGTGTGGCGAGCGAGCCGTCGTTGTTCAGCATGATGCTGCCCTTCGCGGCCGTCGCGGTGTTGGGGTCGGTCAGGTCCGTGAAGTGGCACGTGCGGCTGACCCACATGAACGTGCCGCCCTGGCGGAAGAATCCGTACGCGGCCACGGCCACGTCGCTGTCCAGGGTGAACCCGCCGAACATTCGGCTGTAATCCTCGAACGAGGTGAGGAGCTGCGGATCGGCGATGGGACCGCGCTCCGTGATCCCGAGACACAAGGTGACCGCGCTGGGCAGCGCGGCGATGGTCGGGATCGACGGCTCCTCCTCGAGGATCACGACTTTGCTGGCAAGGAGTTCTGCTGCCATCGTCTTCCTCCTGCTCCCCTACGGGAACGGTGATTGGTCGTGTCCTACTTCTGCCCCTTCTTGCCGCCGCCGCCCTTCTTCTCGTCGGGCTTCGACTGCTCGTCTTCCTTCGCCTTGGCCTTCGCCGCCTTCTTCACGGCTTCCTCGCTGGGCGCGGCGCCCACGATCTTCACCTTGGGCCGCTTGCCCGCCAGGTCGCGCTTGAGCTCCGGGATCAGCACGACCCCGGGGTGGAGCGGCGCGGACCGCTTACCCTTCCCGCCGGGCACGTGGATCGAGGCCGCGACCAGGCTCCGCCGCCCCTGGCGACAGAAGCACTTGCCGGCCTTCACGCACACGGTCTGGTGATCGATGCGGTACTGGATGTGCCGCCCGGTCTGGTTCTCGATGACAATGTGTCCGGTTTCCATGTCGTCCTCCTAGATCGACTGGATCTGCAAAACGGGATCCCCGTTGTTCTGCGTGATGCTCCAGCCGCGCTCGACTATCGTACCAACATCCTCGTCAAGATGCACGCCCCGAACGAAGAACGTGGTGGCGGCGTACATCAGATCGTCCGTGGTCGGGTCGCTGTTGACCTCTGGGTATGCGTCCCAGGCCATGCGGATCTCGTAGTCCTTGGTGCCCGCGGCGGGGTCCGTGGGATCACGCGGAACCTTGACCAGCTTTATGTCGCGTTGAAACAGCAGCAGCGCCTGAACCAGGCCTTCCATGTGGAAGACGCTGTTCGCCCACGCCGTCACCAGGAAGTCCACGTCCACAGTCACCGGCGGCTTGCGCCGCATCATGCCGTTGACGCCTCCCAGTGGGTCCGCCTCCGGTTCCTCGCGCTCGATGGAGTGGAACCTGTTGAGGATCAGGCGCGGTCCACCAAGCTGCACCAGCGGCCCCTGGGCGCGGATCGTCTCCTGGGTTGCGGGCGCCAGGGAGAAGTCCCTGGAGGTTGTGTGGTGCGTGTTCTGGAGGACGTGGCGCCGGAACAGGCGGATCACCTCGCGCACAGTCCGTTGCAGGTACGACTCGGCGGCCAGTGAGGGACGGTCCACCTCGTAGCCGTCGACAAGGGTCACGTTCTCCACTGGGATCTCGACGCCGCTCGCGTCCAGGTTGGCCACCCGCACGTCCAGGCCGGCCGGGAACGGCACGTCGTATGGTCCCTCGTACACCGGGACCCGTGCCAGGATCAGTTCGTCGGTGGCGGCGTACGCCCACGGCGACTCCTGGCCCTGAAACTGGACCGACACGGTCTTCTCCTGGTCGGTGCCGATGTAGCCCGTCGCCGGGATCGGATCCGGCAGGCGGAAGTTGGTCCCCTCGATCCGCACCATGTTCTTGCCGCGGGTCGGGCCGCTCGACGGGGTGACGGAGGTGATGGTCGGGACAGCCATCAATTACCTCCGAACGAGACGCCGCCCATCGCGCCGCCGATCCGGCCGCGGGCAGAGCCGAGCATGGGCACACCGATGTCCTTCGCCACCATCTCCGCGAACCGCTTGTTGGCGTCGTACTTCCAGGCGTTGTACGAGGGACGGAGAAACGGTCGCGCCGGCGGCCGGTTCGTGACCTTCTTCGAACCGAACTCGTGGATCTCCGCGATGTTCCACATCGGCTTGCCGTTGCGCCCCTTGACCGAGCGGTGGATGCCGACGAAGTACGACAGGGCGTCGATCTTGGTGACGTTGACCGACCGCAGCATGTCCCCGTGGTCGATCAGTGCCTTGGAGGATCCCTTCTGGGCCTTGGTTGACTCGGCCAACGGGCGGAACTGCAACCCACCCGGCGCCTGCTGCTTGATCCCCGTCACGATCTCCCGGCGAAGCTCGTGGGCCAGCTTGCCCGTTGTCCGCGCCACCGCCCCCTCGGACCGTCGCGCCCACCGCTGCACCGAACCGAAGATCCGGTCCAGTCCTCGCTGGGTCACGGTGAGGCGGATCGACACTACGCACCTCCCACTGCCGCGCCGGCGACGCGGTCATACGAGCAGTAAGTGTAGAGGAGATTCGTGCGCGGGTTGCCGAACGGCGCCTGTCCGTGACCGGCCCGCTCAAACCCGGTGATGAACATGCCCGGGGGGTTGTCGAAGGTGGCCTCGACGTCGCCCTTGCGCGTCTCGATGTGGTCGATCCGGTCGCCCTTCTTGAGGACAGGTTCCCCATCGGCGCCGATCAGGCCCATGTTCTCCAGGTCCGGCCAGTGGAACACCAGCACGATGTCCGCGACGATCTGCTTGCCGCCACGGGCCATGTTCTGTTCGCCCCAGCTGGTGCGGTCCAACTGGCAGTTGAGGCGCAACTCGGGCATCTCGCGCCGGGACGATGCGCCAAGCTGTGTGCCGTCGTCCACAGGGATCGGGGAGTCGAACTCCGGGTCGTAGCCGCCGCCGGTGACCAGGGACGTCTCCTCGGTGTCGAGGCGCCGGATCACGGCAACGAACTTGTTGATCAGCCTGCCGCGTGTGACGATGCTCATCTGCCAGCCGCCCCCATTCGGAGGGGACCGGTGTAGCGCATCAGGATGTTGTCCACCTCGATGTTGCCGGTCAACCCGTAGGAGGCGTCCGGGTTGGCGCCGCCGCCGCCCGGATCGGAGAACTGGATCTCCTGGTCCCTGGTCTTGATCTTGGTGACACGGGACTGGAGCGCGGCCTCCTGTTGCTCATCTGCCGGCAGCATGTAGGTGAGGGCCAGGAGCAGACACGCTCGCTTGATCTCGGCCGGTGTCTGCCCGTAGCTGATCGGCACCTGGGAACCGTCCACCGTCTCGGCCGCTATGTCACCCGCGCCGAGCTCCGTGTAGCCGAACACCCCCTTGAGAAGGACGTTCTTCCGACCAGCGCCGAACAGGGCCGCGTCCGCGTAGATCCTGCGGCGGCGACCCCGGTAGCCCGGGAAGAAGTCCAGGGCGTAGGTCACCTTTGGATTGGCGCGGTCGTCCGGGTTCAGCTGGCCCCTGGTGAGGTGGCGGTTGAATACCTCCACGTCGTCCAGTTCCACCACCACGTCGTCCTGGTTCAGGGCGTGGAGGGCGCAGATCGGCAGGTCCAGCCACATCTGGTCGTGATCTGTGCCGTCGAACGTGAACTGCGCGTACCGCGGCTCGAACCACTGGCGGCACAACGCGTCGATGGTCGCGCAGGCCCGGTCGATCCCGCGCCACACCTTGTCCGGCGTCCACGGTGGGTTGACGTACCCCTCGGCCCACACGTCATCAGGCGTGATATAGCACCGCCTCGCCTTGTCCGCGTGCACCGGTGTCCCCGTGGCCCCGTCGCTCGTTCGGTACGGTGTCGCCCGATAGCTGCCGTTCGCCTCGCCGCTGACAGCGTCGACAGGTCCAGAGGGATCGGTGTAGCGGTAGCTGAAAACCGTGGCCACCAGTGGTGGGCGCGTCGTCGGGTAGGAGATTTCGATCCAGCTGCCGCCGCCGTTGTCGCGCTCCGCGAGCCATGCGTCGTAACCGGCGGCAACCAGTCCGGCCAGTGTGACCTCGTCCACGGTCCATTTGAGGTTCACAATCGCCACGTCTCACCTCCCGCCGTTGCGGGTCGTCCGTTTGCAAAGGCGCTTCAACATCCGCACCGACGCGTCGTGTCGCTGCGCCTCGGAGTTGGCGAAGTCAAGGCAGAGAGTTTCCCACCGCTCATCCGGGTCCTCGATCGTGAACCTGTACTCGGTGATGCGGCCACGTTTCATCTCCTCCGCCTTGACGACGCGGAAGCCGTTCATGTGGGCGTAGGCCGCCAAGGCCAGGTCGCCCGTGTCTCGGATCGGCGCGTGTCTCGGCGCCGGTGCATTCCCCATGTCGCCCTCCTTGACGGCTACTCGTCGTCAGCAGGGCGGACAGACCGACCGCGCGCCGGGGCGCCGTCGATGGCCTCCCGGATCTGCGCCTTGGTCATCTTGACCCCGACCTCCACGCCGCGCTCCTCGGCCTCGGCGATCAGTTCGCGCTTGGTCATGGCGTCCAGATCCACGTCCTGACCATTCTCCCCGTCGTCCTTGGTTCCCTTCTCGGACCCCTGCGTGGACGGCTGCCGTCCCTTGCCGGTGGTGTTGGGGTCGGTAACCGGACCGGATGCGGCGGGGGGCAGGCGGTCGCTCACGGACGGTCGCACGTGCTTGGTGGCACCGGACCGGCCCGAGGGGCCGCCCATGATCGGAGCGCGTACCGCCGGCAGACCCTGCCTGGCGCGGGACTCCATCTCGGACTGGACGACCTCCCGGAGGTGGTCCATGTCGTCGAACTCCAGGATCTCGAACTGCGGGAACTCGGAAAGCTCGCGGAGCTCGGTCTTGTTGCGCACCACGCGGAACGCTGACGGACTCATGGCCGTCCCCGCCGTGTACTTGGTGCCCGTCGCCGCGGACGTGTAGGTCCGCATCCTGTGGCCCTTGCGCCTGTCGTACGCTCTCAGTCGAACTGCGGTGATCATGTCGGTTCTCCTTCCTCTACTACCCCTGCACGGTTCGACGGCGGCCCCCCGCTAGATGTGGGGGGGGCATCCGGGGACGAGGGACCGCCGTCTCCCCTTGCTGAAAAGCGCGGCTGCTACTTGCAGACCGCGACGAACTCGAACGTGGTGCCGCTCATGTTGGCGACGACCGACTCCGCGTCGGTGCTGTTGTCGTAGACGAACAGCTTGTCGTTGGCGAAGTCGTAGCTCGGCACGTACACGCCGGCCCGGACGGGCACGACGTACATGCACTCCACGCTCTCGTGGCCGCGCACGTTGGCGTCGGCCTTGGCGTCGTTGTACGCCTTCACCGCGGCCTGGAGCGTCGCGTTGAAGTCGGCGGTGCCGCCGGCGACGTACGCGCCGTCACCCGGGCAGCTGAGCAGGATCTCCTGGCCGCCCGCCTTGGTTTCGCGGACTGCCTGAATCGTGATGGTTCCGAGGGCCATGTTTTCCTCCCTGGTCAGGCGGCTCGTGCCGCCGTTTCGTTCCTGGTTACGCGCGGTCCAGTCGCCTCACGGCTCCCGCGCACCTCCGTCGACGGCGCTACTGGGTCTTGACGCCGATGACCTTGACGACCGCGTCCTCCTCCTTGTACTGGAAGCCGCCGCGGAGCGAGGTGACCATGATCCACTCGCCGGTGCGGATGTCCCGGTCCGTCTCGACCCGGATCTTGCGCCAGAAGCCCCAGATCGCGACCTTGGGGTCCAGGAGCAGGATCACGGTCTGGTCCGAGCCGATCCCCAGGTCGTCCGGGAACACCGGCACGCCCAGGATGGCGCGGTTGCCGTACCGGTCCGGGGAGTCGTCCTGGACCTTGGAGTCGCCCAGGGCGGTGGCCCGGTCGGCCAGGTAATCGTGGTAGTCGATCTGCGCGTCCTCGGACGTCAGGAACCGCTGGTTCCGCTTCATCCGGTTGTACTGGGACGGCATCGCCTTGATCGCGTCCTTGAGCATCGACTTGGCGATGGGGACGCCGCCGGCGTTGACGATGTGGCTCGTCGCCGACGCGATCATGCCGTCGAACAGCGCGAGCAGCGGATCGGCCGAGGTGGTGTCGCCGTTGGCGAGCAGGTCGTCCAGGTCCAGGGCCGTGTGGTCGGCCATCATGGCCATGACCGTGGACTTGAAGTTGCCGCCCTCGATGTTGTCCTCGAGCACCTCGTCGTTGAGGTTGATCTCGGACTTCATCAGGTGCGTGTGGAGCGTCTCCTGGTCGGTGGTGGGCTTGACCCGATCCGCCGCCGCGAGCGCGTGTCCGCTGGTGCCCGGGCGCAGGACCCGGCCGCTGATCCCGACCTTGTCGATCAGCTTGGTGTGGGACTTGGTCGTCTGGACGTTGACCATGCCCATCAGCACCGAAGCCTTGATCATGTCCACGACGAACTTCTCGGCCTGCTCGTCCTGCAGGTATCCGCCGTCGGCGATCAGGTCGGCGACCTCCATGTCGGCCTTGGCCATGATGGTCTGGTTACGAGTTGCCATTGCTATCCTCCCTGTGGTTCGTGTCGGTGTCAGTCCTTCGCTACCGCCGCCGCGATGTCTCCACCGGTGGCGAACGTACCGCGCGAGGGGCTGGTTTTCTCGGCATGGGCAGGCTGTCCGTCCGTCGCGCCGACCTCACCGGTCTGGATCACGCTGGACTTGCCCACGCCCTTGGACAGACGCGCCACCTTCGCCTTCATCGCGGTGATTTCTCGCCGCGCCTTTTTGAGCTCGGCCTCGAGCTTGGCGATCTTGGCGTCGCGCACGTCCGGCACATCATTCCCTGCCTCTTCCCCGACCTTCTCCACGGGAGGCGCCGCCGTGGGTTCGATCTCTTGCGCCTCTTTGGATGCCGCGTCGTCGTCGGCGTCTCCGTCGGCTTGGGCGTCGAGCGCGTTCTGGACAGCGATGTCCAGGGAAAGCGTCTCGACGTGTTCACCCGCGTCATTGAGCCAGGACGAGAGATCGTCGCCCTCCGGGGTGGTCCCGTTGCCGTCGGCGTTGTCGTCGCCGCCGTCCTTGTCGGCCTCCGCCTTTTCCTTGATGCGCTCCTTCAGATCGGCTGGGAGCGCCTCGTACACGTCGTCGTCCTCCTGGTACGTGACGGAGATGTCCTCGGCCAGCGCCGCCTCGATGATCCGCGACAGCACGGCCACCTTGGACTTCATCTCCTCGTACTCGTCCGCCGCGCCGCTGAACCGTGCCAGTGCGTTGCGGATCCGGCCGGCATCCCGCTCGTTGTCGGTGCCGCCCAGGGGGTATTTGAGGTTGACCGGATCCCCGTACAGGGACTCGGTGGTGGGGTCGTCCGCTGGGTACGTCAGACTGGCGTCGTTCCGCAGTTCGATCCCGTAATGCGAGGCCCTGGCCTGCGCCGCCTCGCGCTTGGTTTCGTTGTCCGCGTCCGCGTCGGGGACGGCCTTGGCGGCGTCGTCCTCCTTCACCACCTGGAACTCCTTCTGGCGGTTGGCACCCGCGCCCACCAGCGACACGAACTCCACGTCCATGTCGGTGAGGCGGTGGACCTTCTTCTCGCCGCCCGGAGCGGCCTTGCTGATCGTGGTGCGTGAACGCTTCATGGTGGTGCCTCCTAGTCCACTTCCTCGCGGATCGCGGTGCCGCCGATGCTGTAGGCGCCGAGTTCACCGGCCTTGACGTCGGCCCACAGGTCGTCGTCGGCGACGCGGACGCCCAGCATCCACGTTCCTTTGATGATGTCGTACGCTTTGTCCCCCTCACCCAGCGAGAAGGCGACCGGTGCGATGTAGCACTCCAGGACGCGGACCTTGTCCTTGCCCAGTGCCTTCCACGAGTGGTGGAGATCGATCGCGCCGTAGTTCTCCATCCAGGCGTGTGCCGCCCTACGGATGTCCTCGGCGCTGTAGATGTCTCCCTGCGTGTCCGGCTTGAGCGGGGCGTCGCCTTCGCCGTCGTTGGGTTCCAGGACCAGGGACATGACGAACCGTTCCTCGGCGCCGTCCTCGGCCTTGTTGACCGTCGCCGTCTCGGTCAGGATCCGCAGCCCAGCGGCCATGATCCCCTTGTTGACCGCGTGGACGGCCTCCCACCGCTTGATCGAGTCGGTCAGCGACTTCTGCCCATCGTCGGTGCTGCGCTCCGTGTCCTTGTCGATCTTGCCGTAGGCCGCGCTGATCCCCGTGTCCACGGTGATCGTGCGGTACTCCGAGAAGAACTGCGGGTCGTACTGGCGGAACCGGTACGACGTCTCCGTCTCGTCCACCCCGTAGTCCCCGAACCCGTCGTGATCTGTGACCCACTTCCGCGCCTCCTCCAGGGTGAACTCGTCCTTGGAGAAGATCAGGGTCTGGATCGCCCACGTGCCATTGGAGCCGGGGGGCACGCGCCCGCCCTCCGGCTTGGCGGCTTCGTCGTCCGCCTGGATCACGTACACCGACTCGTCGTCCACACCGGCCACCGTGACGGCGCCGACCTTGCGCACCTTCATTCCGGCCGGTGGATCGAAGCAGTCCATCCCCGGTCCGGCGATGGCCACGGCCGCCTTGTACAGTGCGTCCAGGATCTGCGCGTCGCTCATCCCGAAGAACGAGATCGGCACGCCGTCGTCGTTCTCCTGGCTCGATGTGAAGATTCCGATTTCCACGGTGTACCTCCCAGGGGATCAGCGGGCTAGTCGCGGCCGCGCTCCTTCGCCTTGCGGATCTGCGAGGCCTGCTCCTCGGGTGTCTGGTTCTTGGCCGCCAGGTCGCGCCCGCCGAGCCACGCGCTCGAGGCCTTGCTGACGTCGCCGTCGCCGTCCCCCTCGTCGCCGTCGCCGTCGCCGTCGCCACCCTCGTCGCCCTCGTCACCGTCGCCGTCGTCCAGCTTCTCCAGCTCGGGCAACACCGCCTCGGCCGCGGCCTTGAGCTCGTCGCACTTGGCCATGATCGCGGCGCTGGTGCGGATCGCGTCCTTGAGGGGCCAGTCGTCCCACAGGGAGTCCAGCTGGTCCTTGGTCAGTTCCCCGGACTCGATCGCGGCCTTGATCTTGCCGTACTTCTCCAGGAGGGTGTCGATGGCCTCCATGGCGAGGGCCTGGGCCGTTGGCTTGTCGCCCTGCTTGCCCGCCGCCGGTTCGACCGAACCGTCCCCGTCGCCGCTGTCACCGGTCCCCTCGTCCCCCGCGCCCTCGTCACCTTCGCCGGCGCCGTCCATGTCGTCCTGCTTGGCGGCCTCCAGGGCAGCGATCCGATCCTCCAGTGCGGCGATCACGTCGGCCTCGGACTTCTCCACGGGGAGTTCCACCGCGACCAGGCCCTCGGAGTCGGTGACCCCCTGGGCCTTGACCGCGGCCAGGTTCTTCTTGACCAGTGGCAGCAGGTCCATGTCGCCGTCCTCGATCTTCTGGACCGCGTCCTCGTGCCACGCCTTGAACTCGGCCAGGGTCATGGTCTTGAGGGTGGTCGCGGCCTCCTCGTCGGCCTCGGTCGCGGCCTTGATCGCCGCGCTGATCTTCGCCAACTCGGCGGCCTCCTCCTTGGACAGCTTGTCCTTGGCGCTCTTGGCCGCGAGAACGGCCTGACGCTTCACCAGCTCGAGAAATTTCTTGTTCATTGGGTGTCTCCTTCCGGCACGCCGTAGGAACCCCTCGCAGGAGCCGGCGTGTAGATTCCTCCGTCCAGTTCACAGCGCAACGCGCGTCCCATCTCGGCCTCGATCCTGGAGATGGAGTATCCAAGATCGCCGCGGAACACGCGGAACCAACGCGCCATCTTCTCGGCGCGTCTCTTCATCTCTGACCCGGTCTGAACCCGTTCCCGGAAGGCCTTGCCCATGACCTTCTCGTCGTGGTCGAACGACTCGCGGAGGACCCTCTCGAACATGGCCATCGCTCGCTTCGCCTGGTGCGGTTGCAGCATCAGGTCCGCGAATGGACCGCCCGTCGCCGAGCCAATGGGCTTTGGGATTAGCACTTCCATTTTCTACAGCCTACTCCTTTCTGCTGGATCTCGTCAACTCTATCGTCAACTCGGCCAGTCGACGTGTTCGTCGTCAACGTCCAGCCCGATGCTGGGCAGCGCCAAGCAGAGCGCCTGGTAGTTGCCCGAGAAACCCTTCCACCCCTTGACCACGCCGGCGTCCATGCTCATGTCCGAGAACGTCACCGCTCCCAGATCGGCGCGGACCTCGAGCAGCCTCGTGATCGCCTTCTCCGTCTCCTTGGTGGCGTACCACCACTCACCCTTGCCTGTTCTGTCCCCGCCCTTCCAGCGCAGGATCGCCGCCACGTTGCCGTTGCGGTCCGTGATCGGAATCTGACCCGTCATGGAATGAAGCTCCCCTTGGCCTGGGCCATGTAGTAGCCGACGTGATCCGGGTTGGCCTCGTACATCACGTTGAGCTTGGGGTTAACGGCGGTGTCGGCGGCGAACGACTCCGACATCACCGAGTTGGTTTCCGCGCCACGGTGGCTGTAGACGCGGCCGCAGTACGAGTCACCCCACTTCCCGCGCTTGTACCGGTAGGAGTAGCCGCTGGAGTACGTCTTGGTGAACACCTTGCCACCGTGCGTGGCGTATGTATCGCGGAACGCCAGTGCCGCATCGAGTCCCTTGCCCAACGTGTCCACGTAGTGCCCGAACTCGTGGCGGAAGATCGCGGACAACCGGGTCGCGCTCGCATCGGCGGGCAGCACGATCACGTTCAGGCTCTGCATGTAGTAGGCGCCGTCGTAGGCGTGCGTGGCCTTGAAGATCCTGGGCAGTCCCCTTTTCAGCGCCTCGTCCATAACCCGCTGGGACAGGTGCTCGAACGCCTCGTTGTACAGCTTGGCGGCGGCGTCGTGGGACACCTTGCGCAGCCCCACCTTGGACGGGGCGACGAACGCTCCCATCGACCCCTCCTTGACCGACCGCTGCGTGGCCTTGCGCACAACGTCCGTCTCGACCTGGAACACCTTGTCCGTGTGCTTGCTGACGATCCCCTTGTTGAACCGCCTCACCTTGCCCGTCTCGGCCTGGACGAAGTCGCGGATCCTGGCGGCACGTTCGTGCTTATGGAGGTTGCGGCCGAACCGCCGCTGCATCTTGGCCGTCTCGGTGGCCAGGTAGTCGGACAGCCGTGCGCTCTCCCGCTTGATCCGCTCCTTCAGCTGCTTCTTCACAGACACCCCATCGAGGAGGCCATACTCGCTGTAGTCGGCAGCCTTCCCGGCGCCGGGCTGTTGCGGCTTGGGTGGCGCAGGCGGCTTCTTCTTCGGCTTCTTCTTTTTCGGCCCCTCGATCTTGGGCTTGGGCTTCGGCCTGACCGTGGGATCGGTGGGCTTCTTTTTCGGCTTCTTCTTGGGCGGCGTGGTGGGACGCTTGGGACCTGGGCCGGACTTGGGCGCCATCTTGGGCGCGGGTTTGCCGAACGTGACCTTGGAGGGATCGGTGGTGCGCTGAATGTATCCACGCTTCTCCATCCTGCCCAGGACCGTCTCGATCCGCTCGTCGGTGGCGGCCTTCCTCAGCGCCTTGATGTCGTGGCGTGCCGCGACCCGCAGATCGCTGTTGAACTTGATGTACTGGAGGTCCCCGGTGGTGCTGCTGCGCAGGGTGTAGACCCGGTGGGCCGCGGGTTGTGCCGTCTCGGCGAGCACCACCTCGCGCGTGGTCGCGCTGCCCAACCTCTCGATGTGCATCACCACGCCGTTGGTGTCTGCGGACAGGTTGAGCTTCTTGGACAGGTCGGACAGCACGTCCTTGACCGGGTCCTTCGCCTTGGCCACCTGGGCCGGTTTCGCCATGCCGCGGATCACCCGGTACTCCGGGTCGTACTGGTATCGCTGATAGACCGCCGCCGGTTTCATCTCGCCCGTTGCCGGGTTGGAGAACCACCGCTTGTGCAGCCGTCCCGGCGCCACGAAGTCCTCGGTGAACGGATACCGTTCGATCAGGTCGGGATCGCCCACCGACACGGGCTTGTCCTGGGACGGAACGGGGTGACCGATCTGCGGCCGCGGCCCGACCCCGCTCGGCACCTTGCCGCCCTTGGGCACGATCTTCGGCGCCACTGGAGCTCCGCCGCCTGCACGGGGCATCTGGTTGCGCGGCACCGACACCGTGGTGGTGACCGGGATCGTCCACGACCTGCAGAGGTGGTGGTACGGTGGCGGCCCGATGTTGGCGTCGGCCAGTTGGTTGCCGGCCTTGTAGTATTTGAAGATCCCTCTGTCATCGAGGCGCCCCATGCCGCTGCGGACCACGTCCGCGATCTTGGTGCCGTTGTTGGCCGTGACGATGGACTTGACCCCGGTCTTCTGGTCCACACGCTCACGGAGGAACGGCGATGCGTCTCGGATGTCCTCGGGACGTGCCACGTTCATCGCGCCTATGATCTGCTGGCTCACAACGTGCGTCTCGATGATCTGGCCGTCCAGGCACCGGCAGATTTCTGTGGTGCGTTCGTCCAGAACCGCCTGGACCTCGAGCGCCTCTATGCCCACCTCGATGTAGCCGCTGACCTCGGCGTAGGAACGGGCGCGGTTGATCGCCGCCGACGCCACCGCTGTGAAGTACCTGGCCCCCATCGCCTGCCACGCCTGGGGGATCGCCTTCTGGAGCGCGGCACCGATCTCGGTGCGGCCCAACCCGTCCCGCAATCCCTGTTGCACCACGTTCCGCGCACGTGCGGTCAACCTGTCCGACCGGACACCGGCGGCGTCCCGCATCCACCACCCGTTCTGATCCGCGATGGTCTGGATCGCCACGAGGTCGGGCTGGCGCAGGGACATGCCCACCGACGGCAGGAAGTTGGACCGCACCACCTTGCGTGCGTTGGTGAACACACCCTGGAGCTTGGTTTCCACCTTGGTGCGCCACGTCGGCATCACGTCCTTCGCAGCTGCCCCCAGCATCTTGCGGAGATCGCCACGGATCATCGCCAGCTTCTTCGCGCTGTCCTGGGCGGACAGGTTGGGCCAGTCGATGTTGAGGCGCCGAACGTACTTCTCCAGCTTGGGCGCCAGGATCTCCCGCTCGGCGAATCGCAGCTGCCCGGCGAGTCGTTGGGCGATCAGGCGCGAGTCCACTGGATCCTGCGGGGACAGGGCCTTCTCCACCAGCACACCACTCGGCCCAACCATCGACGCCGCGGCGTTGAGCTCGGCCTCGGCGGGTCGCATCGGGGTGATCGTCTCCACCCTCTCAAACACCGTGCGCCGTCCCCTGAACCGGGAACGGAGGATCGTGACCTCCCCCATAGGGAGACACTTCACGGCCTCCTGGCGGACATGCTGCATGGTGCGTGCGTCGACGTGGACCGGGACCACCCCGGCCCCGCCCATAACGACCATCGCGTACCCTTCGGCCTTGACCAGTGGCGCCTTGCCCCGCACGCCCACCTTCCACAGCGCCACAACGGGGTCGGTCCCCAGGTCAGCGACCGGATCCAAGGTCATGAACCCGCTCGCGGGCGTGGAGTACGCGCCGAGCATTAGGACTCCGAGGGTTCGATCTCGAGCTTGGGCGGCGGCTTGACGCCTGCCTTGGCCAGCTTCTTCGGGATGGGCCTGGACGGGCGCACCGGAGGTTCGCACTCGGTGGCTCGCCCGTTCTTGATCGTGAACCAGATCCCGCACTTCTTGCAGTGGCCGCTGCCGCAGTGGATCGGGCGGTCCAGGGTGGGCGAGGACTTGGCGTTGTACACCTCGGCCCTGGTGAACTGCATCGCGTGGCACTTGGGACACCGGAGGATCACGGCGCCGCTACGGTGGGCCATGATGTCACCGAGGGCGGGGTGGGGACGGCGCCCAAGGGTGTCCACGCCGTCGATCACCTTGTACGGTCCGTCGTACCATTCCCGCTCGGTCATCTGTCCCCTCCAGGTGGGCGCCCCTTGGCCCACAGCGGCCCGAACTGGACGTCCACGGTGCCGACCGCGTCCGGGTCCAGTGAGTGGACGCCGGCGCAGAACCCACGGAACGCGGCGGTGCCGTCGAGCACGGTCAGGACCTCGGTGGAGAACGGGGTGAACGCCCCGGGGTTGGCCGGGACGGGCTGCGGCGGCTCCTGCTTGGTGTACGCCAGATAGAACGCCGCGTACTTCGCAGCCGCGTTGGCGATCATGGCCAGGGCGCCTTCCAGCTTGCCGGTCTTCTGGTTGACGACCAGACCGAACGAGTTGGCAGCGACCTCACACGCCCAGTCGTACCTGGCGGCGGCCATCGACTCGCCGAGTTCACCGCCGCCGTACTGGCGCTCCAGTCCCTTGGTGAATGTGAACTTGAGCTCCACGAGGTCGTCCTCGCGCGGCCGAGGGATCGGGATCGGCAACGGAACCGTGATCGGGTCCAGTTCGTCGGGGAATGTGTCCCCACCACCACCGCTTGCCATCTAGTCCTCGTCCTTCGGCGGCCAGTCCTTGGGTACTGGGCGCGGTTTCGGTTTGTCGTCGGATCGCATGTCGTGTCCTTTCCGCCGTCTACGCGGGTGCGCCTGTCGCGTCTACCCAACCGGCGCCGGCCCACCAGATAGGCATGCCGAGTGTCGTGTCGAAATACTGCTTGCCGGTGTCTGTCGCTCCCAGGGCACCGGGCCTGTCGCCCGTGACGCCGTAACCCAGGTGCATCGACACCGCGCCCTTGTCCACGTACTTCGTCTCCTTGGTGGCGGGGTCGCGTGCCAGGATGTGTGTCAGGACGTCGTCCTGGGCCGGGTCGTCCCAGATGTTGAGGTTGCGCTGGTACACCTTGTCGGGGTCGGTGATCGTGACGCCGTTCAGTCCGATGGCCACCGACCTGTCGGCGGTCGCTTCCATCACCACCGTCCGGCCGCCGATGATCTGCGCCTCGGTGGCGCCGGCCTTGATCTCGTGGTTGAGGCCACCCCAGATCCCGCACCGTGTCGCCGCCGCGCCGGTCTGGGTCGCACCGTAGGACCCGTTGACCGTGGAGAAGTTGTACGAACCCTGCCCGCGTGCCTGGAGGTAGCGGATCGTGGCGCCGCTCCAGTATCCGTTGCCGATCGCGACGGCCGTGGCGGCGGTCGCCTTGCAGAATCCGCCGATCGCCACCGCGCTCCAGTACGTCGCCTCACACTCCATGCCGATGGCGAGCGCGTACCCCTCGTTGGCCTTGGACTTGTAGCCGAGGGCGGTGGCTCCCCACCCCTTGGCCTCGTTCTCCTCGCCTCGGGTCATCGCGTAGGATCCAGACGCTTCGGACTGGCCGGCCAACGCGGCCGCGGCGTACCCCGACACGTCGTTGAGGAATCCGGCCGCGAACGAGGACGGCCCAAGGGTGGCGCCTGGATCCCGTGGCGGGTATGCCGGGCCGTACGCGTCGATGCTCGAGATGTCGAACGCCCCGTGGACCGTTCCGAGTCCCGCGATCAGGTCGAGCGCGTTGAGTGCGCCGATGTCGATGTCCAGTGGCATGGACATGACCGCCGAACTGCCCACGTCCAGGACGCTCTGGAGATCCTGCATGATCCCGCCGGCGTTCACGAGGTCCACAAGCTCGTTGATCTTCTCCACCACGGGATGGTCCATCCCGTTGAGGATCCCTTGGATGTCGTCACTGGTGAGTTTCTCCGCTGTCATTGATCTCTCCTGTATTCGCGGCCCAGCGTGGCGGGAGAGACGACCCGCTCCATACCGCCGAGGCCAGAGATGGCGGACGTGAGGCGGATCATGCCTGTGTCGTCCACCTCGGCGACACGGACGCGGCGCATCGGGTGCGGTTCGCCGGCCTCGTCGATCGCCAGGTTGATGAAGTAGTCCCCGACGTGGACTGACGGATCCTTTGCGGCGTCGAACAGGCTACCCATCGTCCTCCTCCGCCTCCAGGTCGTCCACGTCCCGGAACTCCGCGGACAGGTCCATGTCGAACCCGGCCTGGCGCAACTCGTCGGTGAGGATCGCCTCGACCCGCTTCGCCAACTGGTTCAGCTGGTTGGTCAGCTGCGCCATCGTCGCCACCTGCTCCTCGTCCCCCTCCTCGGGTACGACCTGGCCGCCCTCGCCGATCCCAGCGAGGGTCATCGGCATCGGCCACCGGCTCCACTCCTCCTCGACCTTGGCCAGGCCGCGGTTGAGCGCGTCGCCGAGCAACGTGCGGATCTCGTAGGGCAAGAGGCCGCCGTGGGGCGCCGCCACCTTGATCAGATCAGCGATCTCCTCGGGGCTACGGGTCGGCGGGGAGTTGGACCGGAACTTGTGCAGGCCGACGCCGATCCTGGGCAGGATGTACTTGTTCACAACCCAGTCGATGTCCTCGCGCTCAGGCTCGAAAACCTGTTCCTCCGCGAACGACAACGCCGCGATGGCCGTGGCACGGTTGAGGTTCTTCGGGGTGTAGCCCCGCAGCATCGGTGGCAACCGGAACGAGGCGCCGATCCGATCCGCGCTGCGCTCGTCGTAGTTGGTGAAGGTGGCGTCGTTCTGCTGGGCGGACCGAAGGGACTCGAACTCCATCGTGGGCATCAGGGTGCGCTCCTCACCCTTCTGCTTCATGGGGTGCGCCTCCACGACCAGGATCTTGTGGCGGTTCTCGGACCCGCCGAACTCCTGGGTCATCCGCTGCTCGAGGCGGTCCTTCATGTCCCGGGGCACCTTGCCGCCGCCGACGAACAGGATCCCAGGCGGGATCGCGCTGCTGTCCAGGTAGAAGTAGTTCGTCTCGTCGGCCTCGCGCACTCCCAGAACGGCCAGGAGGTTGCCGATCCAGCGTGGCGGCGGACACGGGCTACGCGGGTCGTGGAGCGGGATGTAGATCAGCTCGTTGGCTTCCTTCGCGTCCTTGCCCTCGCCGCCGTCTTCCTCTGGGCGCCGCATCTCCTGGACCGACTTGTAGATCGTGCCCGTGGTGGCGCTGATCACCCGTGGATCCCCGGGGGACTTGTAGTAGGACTTGCGGTCGCCGACGATCTGGACGTACCTGCGGAACCGACGGTGCACCAGGACCTCGCGTCCTTCGGACAGCGGTGTGACAGGATCCGGCTCGGTGACCTCGACCAGTTCGCCCTCGTCCCGTAGCGGCCGCACCGTGTAGCCCGGGATGTAGTTGAGGCGCTTCAACCGGTCGTAGCCGTCGGTCAGCATCTCCCACGCGCCCCACCCGTGCGCCTCGATGTCGTACCTGGTGACCCGGCGGAGTTTGATGAACGACATCGCGCTGCAGCACGTCTTGAAGAACGCCTCGAACAGGAACTGCTCTCGGCGCAACGCAACGCGCAACTGCTCGCGGACGTCGTCGATCTCCTGGTCGGTGATCTCCCCGTCGTCGTCCTCGTCCACCGGCTCGCCGGCGTCGGGATCCAGTTCAGGATCCGGCTCGTCCTCGTCGGCCTTCTCCGCGGCGTCCAGGGCGGCTTCCTCCTCCTCGACCCACCGCTCGATCTGGAGCGCGTTGCGGATCGCCTCGGTGGCCTCCTCGCTGTCCAGGTCCTCCATCCACGACTCGCACACCACGGCCTGGAAACCATATCCCTCGATGTTGGTCTGATAGGCGGCGATGTTGGGCGCGACGTGGGGCGTCAGCTCGATGTAGTTGAGAAGGGACTCGGGGTCGTAGGGTGGTTCCACCGCGCCGGCGTCACCGTACACCTCGCGCCGACGGTCCAGGGCGCCGATCGCCTGACTCTCGTCGACGGAACGGCCGGTCATCACCGCTGCCTTGGCCAGGACCTCCCGGATGTCCACCACGAACCCGGTGTCGTCCGTCTTGCCCTTGGTGGTGTGCCCGCCCTTGGCCCCGCCTCTTTTCGCGGGACCCCCCATCACAGAACCTTGCCGGCGATCTTGAGCTCGGCGCTGTTGAGGACCCCGGCGTTGGTGCCGTTGACCCGCACGTAGTTGTACTGCGCGGGGATCACCCCCTGTGCGTCCGCCGGTCCCAGGCCCGCCTGGATCGCGGTCCACACGTCGCCGGCCACCGAACCCTCCAGGGTGAACACAGCCACCACCCCCACGTCGGTCTGGTACTCGTACCCCTTGTCCGACATCTGGCGCACGTCGTGCTCGTGGCCGGCGCCCAGGGGCAGCGAACCTACCGGGTTCTCGTCGAACGGATACACTCTGATCTCTGGCATCGCCATGTGGTCCTCCTCAGTTCATCGAAGCTCGGGACGCGGCCATCGCCTTTTGCGCCAGGTCCCGCGCGTCTTGGTCGGCCAGTGGGTCGGCGGCCTGTCGCATCAGGATCCGCGTCGCCGCCACCCGAAGGTCGTTCCAGTCCTTGCGTCGGTGCATCAGTTCCAGGACCTTGTTGACCGCGTCCTTGGACGCCTTGGCCTTGCGGTCGTCCACCACGTCCCGGAAGAACGCGGCCAGGATCCGGGGCTTCTGCTCGTCCGGTGCCGCGTGAAAGTCCGCGAGGAGGTGCTCATGGAACACCCCGTCGTCGATCTGCTGCGCCGCCTCTTTCATGATCCGGTCGAACTCGTCGGGCTGGACACCACCGTCGGCTCGGCTCACGCACCGGCAGATGATCGGGATCTGCTGCGGCCCGTTGCCGTCGCCCAGGTCGGCGTTCTTGTACCCCACGATCCCGCGGCCGTTGCACCGCTTGCACCCGGGCTTGGCCTTGGCCAGGTCCACGTGCTTGGCAAGCCGCACACGAGGCGGCGCCTGATCACGCTTGGTCATCGTCCCCCTCCAGTTCCTTGACCCGTCCCTGCCACCACCGCCGCAGACAGCCGCGGCACTTGGTCTTGCCGAAGTCCTTGGGGTGGTGACGGCACTTCGTCTCCCTGTCCACGTGCGTCCCTGTGCCTGGTTCTGCCCGTTGGAAGTGGTCACGTAGGGTTCCGGTCGGGACCAGGACGCGGACAGGCGGCAGGTCCCCGTCTCGGACCACGCACGGCACCAGGAGTTCCATGTGGTCGGGGCCGCCAGTGAACAGGTCCGGTCGGATCTCCACCGCCTCCTCCCACACCTCGTCGCACTCCTCGATGTCCTCGAGGGCGCGTTCGAGCTCGGCGTCGTCCACGTCCACCTCGGTGCCCCCGGGAAGGCCCAGGCGCAGACCCAGGACCCGCTCCCACTGGTCGTCGTTGACCGCGGCGATCACGGTGTCGTTCAGGGTAACGAACGCCTTGCCCGCGAGGGCGCGGTATGGGTGCTGTGCAATCTCGGTGGTCACGGTCACGTCTCCGTTGTCGTAGCGGCTGTACTCCGCGCCGGTTTCCACATCGCGCATGGTCGTGGATTTAGAACGGGTACTCATGCTCGTCCTCGTCACCGATGTGGATCTCCATTACATCTTCCCCCCCGTCGGCGTCCACGTCAAGGAAGTGCGTCCGTGCAGCACCGACCAGCTGCGAAAAGGCGTCCACCATGTCGTCGTGCTTGCCGAACGGGAACTCGATCAGTTCGTCCACGAGGCTGCCGCGGCTGCCGTCGAACAGGTCGCCGTTCGGGTCCAGGTGGGCCGAGAACACCACCTTGCCCTTTTCCAGCAACGGAGTGGCGCCGAGGAGGCGCATCTGCTTGCTGATCTTGGGCTTGGTGACCTTGATGTGGCCCTCCATCTCGGGGTGTTCGTTAATGACCCACTCGTCCACGGTGGACAGGCCGATCTTCTCGATCAGGACCAGCCACGGATCGTATGTCTGCGCCTCGGCGTGGATCACGTCGGCCAGGGTCTTGACCGACATCCGCTGGTGCCAGGCGTCCACGATGTACAGGACCCCGCGCTCCTGGTCGATCGCGCCGACGCAGCACCCAGTGTAGTCCTGCTGCTTGCTGGTCTTGGACCGTGGGTTGGGCGTGCCGGCGGGGTCGTAGCTGGTGAAGAACACCAACCGATCCTGCTCCACCAACTCGGCGAACCGTTGGTCCTGGCGCAGGTCGCTGAACTCGAACCAGTCCGGTCGGATCAGCGCGGACTCTATGTCGATCGCCTGGTTGCGGAAGGCCCGGTTGAACTCGATGCTCTGGATCTCGTCGAACCGCATCCGCAGCGCGGCCTCACTCCACTTGTCCGGCCAGATCGCGCCGAAGTTGGCGTCGATGTCGTACCGCAGCACCTTGTACGTGGTGCCGCCCATGATCTCGTGGGACAGGTCCCCGGGGTGCCACAACGTGCAGATGTACCAGACGCGGCTGTCCGGCTCGAGGAGGTTGGTCCAGTCCGCCTTCCACGCCTGCTTGATCTGCTCGCGGAGGGCCGGGAAGGTGAGGGCGTTGCGGCGGTCCACCACGTCGTCGGCGATCAGCAGGTCGGCGCGGCCGCCCGTCGCCGTGGAGGTGATGCCCAGTGCCTCCACCGACGCGTCCCTGTGTCTCGCGGATCGCATCAGGACCAGACGGTGCGCGTTCCATGGCGCGTCAGGGTTCGGCCGTAGGTCGGGGAACACCTCCCGGACACGCGGGTTCGTGGTGATGTGCTGGTCGATCTCGAACAGGCGTTCCTTGGCCCGCCCGTCGCTCGCGCACACCACCTTGGTCCGCAGGTTCGGGTTGTTGCCCAGTTCCCAGATCACGCGGCCCACCACGTTGCTGGTCTTGGCGTGGTCACGAGGCGCGATCACCATGACCCGCTGATACCGATCCCAGGCCTTATGCCACTCGTCGTGGAACCACTGCTGGGCGTAGGGAAGGCGGCTCGACTCGTCCAGGAACGCATACTCCATGAACGCCGACGCCGACTTGCGAGCGAGGGCGACGTGGTGGTTGCGAATCGCCACGGCACGCTTGACCAGGCGCTCCCGGGACGGTGGTCGGATGAACTTGTCCGCGACCAGCCGCGGGAGGTGGCCCACCGGAGGGCGGAAGTCCTTGTGGATCGCGCCGTCCACGCTACTTCTTCTTGCCGCTCACCTGGAACTTGTGGCCGCACTCGGGACACGTCGCCTCCACGGTGATCGTCACGTTGGACTTCGCGTCCTTCTTCTCCTGGAGGGCCTTCAGCTGCTCGTCGTTGGCCTTCTTGAACGCGTTCCAGTCGAAGTCGACCATCTGGGAGAACCCCTCCAGGGTTTCCCGGTCGAACGGCATCGTGGTGTTGAGGTCGGCCACGTTGAACTCGGCGCCGCTGCCGCTGGTCATCTCCTTGATCAGGACCGCCAGCTTGGCGTCGTCGCGCTTGAACTTCGTCTCGTTCGTCTCGATGGCGATCCGCCACGCCTGGGAGTCGGTGATCGGGCCAAAGTTGAAGCACACCGCTTTCTTGATCCCCAGGTGGTTGAACGCGGCGAGGCGGTGGTTCCCGTTGATCACCTCGAAGAACCCCGTGTCCAACTCGCGCACTAGGATGTTCTCCACCTGACCGTTGCGCTTGATGTTGGCGATCAGCTTCTCGGCCTGGTCCGGGTCCTCCACCTTGTAGTTCCAATCGGCGCCTACGAGCTTGCCCACGGGCAACTCGATCCATCGCGGGTCATTGAGCTTGGCCATCGCGCATCTCCTGTTGCGCCGTGTCGGCGCGTGTCTGGTCGTTCCACTCGATCCCGCGCTCGCGCCACATCGACGTGACGGACTCCTGGAGGCGGTGTCGTTTCATCAGCCACCGCGTGAACCGCACCTTGCACTTCTCGGCGCCAGCCAGGTCCTCGCGTTGTTCAACTTGGGCGGCGAGCACGGCCTCGACGGTGTTGAGTCCCTTCTCGGCCAGGTCCCGCAGCTTGTAGGTGCGCCCGTCCTGCATGTGCCACGTCTTGTTGCCCGCCTGGAGGGATCCGGCCGACGAGTCCGCGGAGTAGAACGGGTAGCGGCGCAGGATCTTCTCGCTGCCCACGCCGAACATATGGATCTTGCGGGTGTCCCGGTACTTGGCCAGGACGCGGGCGTATAGGTCGTCGAGCCAGATGATCTTCGCCGCGTCGCTCTTGCCCACCACGCCGCCCAGGCAGAAGAACTCGTACCGCTCGGCCAGTTCCTCGAGCACCGCGATCGGCTCCCCGAAGTGGTAGGTGGGCAACGGCGCGAACCCCGCCTCCTCCATGACCCGCTGGTTCTCCGCGCTGGCCACCGGGTCGCCGATCACGTCCAGCCCGGCGTACACGTCGATCAGGTGGGACCGGTCGGCGATGAACTTCATGTACTCGTCGATGTCGATCTCGATGCCCAGGGTGTTGGCGCTGTGGGCGCCGCTGTCCAGGAAGAAGTGGAACCTGTCGTCGAGCAGGTCCACGGTGGGCAGGAACCGCTGGGCGTAGACGTAGCTGATCAGGACGTTGGGATACAGCGTCTCGATCACCGCCTCGAGATCCTGGCGCTTGATCACGACCTCGAACACCCTCATGACAGCCCCCATGCCTTGTGCGCCTGGACGTTGAGCCGCCAGGGAATCTCGCTGGTGTTCTCCTCGATCAGGTGGACCGCCCACCGCACGTTCTCGGGAACCAGGCGGTCCCCGTCGTACGCGGGGGACAGGAAGTAGTTGTCCGCGGCGATCAGTGGCACCGGGATCTTGCACCCGGCCTCCACGATGTACTTCAACTCGGCGACGGGGCGGCTGAAGTTCTCGATCAGGCGCGACGGGCCGACCTTGGGACTGACCACCACGTAGTCTATCCCCTCGGGCACGGCAAGCGTGCCGTTGGTTTCGATTGTGAGCATGGCGCCGAGCGCGTGGAGTGCGCGGACCAGAACGTTGTCGACCTGGAGCGCGGGTTCGCCGCCGCACAGGGACACAACGTCGGCCCCCAACTCCTCGACCTCGTCCAGGATCATCTGGAGGGACATCTCCCTGGCGTTGACGTGCTCCTTGGTGTCGCAGAACGGGCAGTTGAGGTTGCACCCGCTGAACCGCAGGAACGTGGTTGGGATGCCGATCCTGGCGCCCTCGCCCTGGATCGACCGCACGATCTCGTGGACCTTGTACAGCATCAGTTGTGCCCCCTCTCGTCCCGGTGCGCCCGGTCGTAGGCCAGTTGCTCCGGGGTCTTGACATTCTGCTCCCCGTCGTACCAGCCGCCGGCCCACAACGCTTCCTCCCGCTGGCGGCATGAGTCGCACTCGCCGCAGTGGGCGTCGCCGTCCAGGTAGCACGACCACGTGGCGTCGTAGTCCACGCCCAGCTTGCGCCCCAGGTCCACGATCCTTGCCTTGGGCCAGGTGGCGAACGGAGCACAGATCCGCGGGTGGAACGACGGGTCGGTGCCCTCCCGGGCCGCACGCTCCATCGCCTCCACGAACTCGAGACGGTCGTCCCAGTAGTTGCCGCTGTCCAGGCCGTTGGCGCCGAGGTAGATGCTGCTGATCCCGTGGGCCTCGGCGAACCCGACCGCGTAGGCCAGGAAGATCCCGTTGCGGAACGGGACGTAGCTGGCCGGCGTGCCGCCCTCCTCGATCTGGCCGCGACTGCGCCCCTTCGGAAGCCCCTGGACCGCGCTGGTGTTGGCCTTCAACAGGCCGCACTCCGGGGCCATCCACCCCATGTCCACCCGCACGATCTTGGTGGTGGCGCCGTACTTCTGCGCGTTGTCCACGGCAACGTCGAGCTCACGCCGCAGCGTCTGTCCGTAGTCGAAGATCAGTGCGACGATCTCCTCCGGGTTGAGCAGGTGCATGTTCTGCATCCGCGCCAGGCACGTGGTACTGTCGATCCCGCCTGACAGTAGGATCACCGCTCCTCGATTCATCTCCTACCCCTCCCGGCCCGCGAAGGCCATGAACTCGGCCCTGGTGCGCGGGTCCTCGAGGAACCGTCCACGCAGGGCCGTTGTGGTCATCCATGCTTCCCGTTTCTCCACACCCCTCGCCACCATGCACAGGTGACGACCACGGACCAGCACGCCCACGCCCAGAGCACCTGCGGTGGACTCCACTACGTCCGCGATCTGGTCGGTCATCCGCTCCTGGATCTGGAGGCGGCGGGCGTACACCTCGACGGCACGCGCCAGCTTGGACACCCCCACCACCTTGCCGTTCTTGTCCGGCAGGTAGGCGACATAGACGTGGCCGTAGAACGGCAGGATGTGGTGCTCGCACGTGGACCAGTATTCGATGGGACCGAGGCACACCATCTGGTTGTAGCTGTCACTGGCGAACGCGGTCTGGAGGATCCCCTGGGGCTCCTTGTCGTAGCCGCCGAACAGGTGCTTCCAGGACTTGACCACGCGCTTCGGCGTGTCCTTCAACCCCTCCCGGTCCGGGTCCTCACCGATGTACTCCAGCATGGTCCGAACCGCGGCGAGCGCGTCTGCTTCTGTCGGCCTGGTCATTGGATCGCCTCCTCGTAGTCCGCCTCCCACGTGGCGCACGACTTCTCCGTCTCCCACACGTCCACCCTGATCACGTCCGCGCCGACCACCGGGATCTCGGCCAGGCCCCGGGCGATCATCGACGCGAGCAGGGTGGCCATGTTCTCGGCGGTGGGCATGTTGATCATCACCACGACCCGCAGGTCCAGGTCCGCGGCACGGAGCACCTCCAGGAGCGGATCCTGCTCCCACAGGATCACGGCGTGGTCCCACGGCACCGTGTCCGCGCCGCACCACTTCCCCTCGTCCAGGATCCCGCGCACCACCGTGGACAGGTCCTTGAAGTCGGCGACCATGCCGGTGGAGGGACCGACGCGGCGCAACTCGGCCCCCTCGAGATGGGCGACGACGCGGTAGCTGTGGCCGTGCAGGTTGCGGCATCCACCCTCGTGGAGTGGCAGTCGGTGTGCCGCCTCGAATTTGAATTCCTTGCTGATACTGTGCATCTAGTCCTCCACCTCGTCTGGTCCGTCGAACGCGACCGGGCCGACGTCATCGCCGCCGTCGAGCGGCAACTGTTCAAGATCCTCATGGGCCGCGCCGGTCAGGGCGAACTCCACCAGCTGACCCGGGACCAGTGGGCCGCCGCACCCCTTGCACTCCTCACCAACGCGCTGTCCCGTGTTGGCCCGGAGTCCGCACTTCTGACACGTCACATCGTAGATGGCCGCGATGGCGCCGACGCCCGTCTTGTCCTGTACACCGAACAGGCCGTTGAGCAAGCCCAACGTGCCCAGCAGGTACAGGGTGCGCCCGTCGTCCGCCTTGTGGAACAGCACCTGGACCGTGGGGTGGTGAGCCACCGGCGGCTCCACCGCGATCCGCGTGTTGACCAGGACCCCCATGCCGTCCCGGTCACGCTCCACCAAGTCGTTGAGCAGTTCGATCACCTCGTGCACACTGACATTCGCCTTGATCATCGCGCCTCTCCCGTTGTTTATTCGGCCACCTGGGGCCGTTGATCGTCCGCCGCGGTGACCCGGATCCCCGGGGCTGCTTCTTGCCGCACCGAACACTGTTCGTTCCACGCCACCCGCAACAGCCGGTCCACGGTCCACGGCCACCGGCCGCGTTCCACTCGGATCGTGAATGTTCCCGCGTCCTTGGACGGCATCACCTATCCCTCCTGAACCTCGCGCTTGAGGTCGACCAGGACACGACGCAACGCGTCCCGTTCGTCACGGACATCGCACAGGTAGGTCACGATCTCCTTGAGGCGTCCGAGCATCTCCTGGCGCTCGACCCGCTGTTCCTCGATCCTGTTCACCGCCTCGGCCCGACGCGCCCTGGTCTGGCCCAGCTCCTCCTCGAGCGCGGCCACGCGGCGGCACAGGTAGTCCACCACCGCCGTGGGCGGCACCTCGTTGTCGGTGGCGCACGTCTCCGGGGTGGTGAACACGACGCGCTCGTCCAGGTTGCGGACGGTGGCGTGGTCCGGGATCCCCAGGAACCGCCGCAACCGGCCCCGTTCGGCGCTGTCCTCGATCAGTGCACCAAACCGCCGCGCGATCTCTGGGTGCTTGGTGGTCAGGATCTGCGCGTCCTTGGCGCCCATGACCTCCCACAGCATCTCCAGGGCCACGTTCTTGCCTGGTCCCTCGCCCATCTTACTGCTCCACCCTGGCGCACCGGAGGAGCATCCGCACCGTGAACATCCGCACCTCGCCGGCGACGCCCACGTCGGTGGCGCCGCACTCCCCGGCGGTGACCACCCCGATCTTGATCGGCACCTTGGACGCGATGCACGGCCGCCCGCCCTCGGGACCGGGCAACTCGTTGGGGTATTCCAGCATGTCCGCCGCCGCACCGCCTAGCAGCATGTCGATCATCGACTTGGCCGCCACCTCGGGCATGCCCATCGCGGCCTCCACGGTTAGGTTGGCCTCGGCGATGAAGTCCCTGCCGTCCTCGAGCTCCGCGACGACGCCCATCCCCACGTCGCCGGCCACGTCCTGGTCGCCGTCGATGGGGTGGATCAGGTCCTCCATCGCGTAGCCGCTGCACTGCACGTCCACGGGGCACCAGTGGACCTCGCCGTCGAACACGTTGGCGCCGTCCACAAACTTCTTGAGTAGTTCCCTTGGCTCCATCTCGGCCTCCTGCCCTATCGGGCGTGATCGGGCATCTTGCCCGTCGTCATGAACTCCACCACCTCGTCCTCGGTCCAGTCCCGGAACGGGTCGTCGCCGCGGTGCTCGTGGATCTGGTCCGGTCCGCCCAGGAACCGCTCCATCAGCCGCGCCCCGCGCTCGTAGGTCGCCAGGGCCGACGCCAGCGACGCGCCGGTCTTGATCTTCTTGCCGTCGCTGTCCTGGTACTCCTTGACCCGCACCAGGATCTCCGCCTTGATCAGCCGCAACTCGGCCAGGCTCACCTGGATGATCTCGTCCAACTCCTCGGCCTGTTCCTCGTGGAACCTGATCAGGGACAGCTGCTTCCGCTCCTGCGCCTCGGCCTGGACGTCCAGGAACGCCTTCCGAATCGGCGCCATGCCCTCGTTCGGCCGCCCCGCACCGTCGATGTAGAATTTCGCCGTGGACCAGCCGACGCCCGCCGCCTTCGCCGCCTTCTCGATGTTCTGGTCCTTGAAGAACGCGTCCTGGAGCTTATTGAAGGTGGCGACGTTGATCCGCGGTGCCCGGACTTTCCCCGGCTTCTTCGGTGGCTTGCCCTGGCCGGGCGACTTGCCCCTACTAGCCTTTGCCGGCGGTTTGGCCGAACCACCACTGCCCTTGCCCTTCGCTGTCATGAGCCGTGCTCCTGGAGGAGACGCCGGAGCGTCCCCTTGAACTGGGACCCGTCTTGACCATTGATCTTGTCAAGGGTGGCGCCCACCATCAACTCGGTCACGGTGACATCGAGCGCAGTCGCGGCGTTGCGGATCGCGGTCAGCTCCTCCGGTGTGAGTCGGAGGTTGACCTGGGCAGTGCGCCGTTTCTCGCGTATAGACATCGTTGCCTCTGTATATACGGGATCGCGGCGGCGCCTGTCAAGTATATATACGCCTGGGATTACTGAGGCCCGAAGTCGTCGCGCTGAAGGATCCGCACCTTGCCCTGGCAGAACATGGGGTGAGCGTTCTCCAGCATCGCGTCCGCCCAGGTGTAGCCGGGAGGTTCCCCGGGGTACTGGTGAGACTTCTCCTCGCGGAACGCGGCCAGTTCGGCGTCGGTGAGCTCGCGGCACTCGGTGCCGGCGGGGATCGTGAACCCGTAGAAGCGCAGATCCCTGGTGAGTTGATGGGTCATCGGTCGCCTATCCTCTCCGGGCGCAGATTAACGGATTGCGCCACACAGCTGCGCCGACCACGGGGCGGATCCCCGAACCCTCCCAGGACCAGTGGGTTGATCAGGCGCATGTACCTCCCGTCCTCGTTGCGGATCTCCATGTCGGGCAGTCGCCGCCGCACCACGTCGGTCAGCGCGTAGAACAGGTCCCGGTCCCTGGTGCGGACGCACCGGATCGACACGTCCCCGGGGCGGGCCGTGAACCGCTCGCACTTGATCGTGGTGGTGTGGACCAGGGGCGGCGTGACCGTCCCAACCTCCTTGCCGTCGATCAGCAGCTGGCTCTTGTACGACATCGCCTACTCCTCCACCGCCTCGACCCGGAGGCCGTTGAGCGCCATGTGGGTGAACCCGGCCGGGTCGTCGTGGGCCTTGTCGCCGGCGCCACGCAACAGGACCTTGACCACCCCGGGGATCGGCTCGGGGAACCGGGTACGGAACCGCATCGTGCCGGCCTCGACACGCCGCACCTCGTCCCGGATCGCCTCGATGGGAACGGCCGTGCCGCCGCTGCCCTGGAGGTAGCCCACCGCCTCGGCGCCGGTGAGGACGTTGGTGAACTTGTACAGGTACGCCATCACCTGTCCTCCGTGGCGTCGTGGACCGGGTTCTGGCAGTCGTCGCACCTGTACCGTCCCGGCTCGAGTTCGGCGCCGCACGTGCAACGACTGGGTGGCGCGTCGTCCCGCTCGTGGGCGACGATGTGGCTCAGGGCCATCTCGGTCAGGACTTGGCCCAGGGAGATCCCGGTGGCCTCCGTGATCGTGCCCACCTCCGTGGCCAGGATCTCCAGGAGGTCGTCCTGGTTGAGCGGATCGCTGCCCTGCTCAAGCTCCACCGTGGACTCGGTGATCATCGACACCCCTTCCTCGGGGGACTTGTTCCGCTCGAACTGGATCACGACGCGCCCCTTCTGGCGCTGCCGCTCCGGTGGCACCTGGACGAGGTCCACCGCGAACCGCATCGTCCACTCGTTCTCGCAGTGGCCGCAGTACACGTCGATCTCCCAGTACCCCTCCTCCGGGTTCGGTTCGCCGCACTCCACGTCGAACTGGTCGGCCAGTGTTGGTGTCGCCGCACCGCACCTGGGGCACTCCAGGATCTTCGGCAGGCCGAGCATCTTGTTGAGGTCCAAGTTGTTGCCCATCGGATTACCCTTTCCTCTAAAACATCACCACGGTGACCACGGTGATGAACCCGGCGATCCCGGCGCCCAGGGCGAGCGAGATCAAGACCAGGCGCCTGTTCCAGCGCACGTTGCGCTCCACCGACCGCTTCCACTCCATCTCCGGCTCGTACCACGGGGACTCGTTCTGGCCGGGGTGTCGTGCGAACTTCATGGTCACCCCCTTCTCTGCGGCACGATGCCCATCATGGACTCGACCGCGTCCTGTTCTTCTTGCGCCTCAATCCACTGCTCCACGTCCGGGAGTTCGCGCTGTGCACGGTACAAGGCGTCGGCGGTCTGACGCATCAGGTCCAGCTTGGCCGCTCCCCGTCGGTAGAGGCTCGGATCGAAGATCGGCGCGACCGTCTGGCTGCGCTGGATCGCGTTCAGGAAGCCCGCGAGATCCAGATCGCGCAACACCGCGGCGATGGCGGTGATCTTTGTCTGGGTCGCCGTATATTCGGAAGGATCCATCGGTCACCCCCTCCCTGTCAGAACCCGGTCCAGGCGTCGGGCCACGCGCAACATGCCCACGCCGATCCCGTGGGCGAAGATCGCCGGGACGGAACTGGGCTGCCGTTCCTGGAGTTGGACCATCGCCGTGCCCGGGACGACCGTGTCCAGGACGTTGACTTGGATTGTGAACGGCAGGTCACCACGGTGCTGGTCCAGGAACTCCTCGACGGCCCGCTTCAAGTCGCTGTTGGTGATGATCCTCACGGCTCACCTCCTTGGCGCGTCTCCGCCGCGATCTGCTTGTACCGCTGGAGGAGGTGGTCAAGCTCGTTGACCTTGCCCCGGATCGCGTCCAGCGCCTTCTCGGTGGCCATGACTGGATCTGCGAAGACCCGGTCCACCGGCCAGTTCACCACGTGGCCGAGATGGGTGGCCAGGCGCATCCCCTTGATCGGAGGGGACTCGCCGCCGCGCTCCGACGGGGGGTACTTGACCTCGGACAGGAACACGAGCCGCTGAACGCGGATCCGCTCGTTGTACACGGCGTCGTCGTGGCGCGACGTGATTCCGCACCACTCGGGCCACGGGTCCACGATCCACACCTCCTGGCCGAACTTGAACTGGGGAACTTTCTGTGCCTCTTCCATCCGCTTACCCTTTCTGCGCCTGGCTGCGGCGCGTTTCAAATCGACAACTCCCCGTCGTCGGACACGGCCCGGCGCATATCGGGAAGTAGTTTCCTGTCCAGCGTCGCCCACAAGTGGCGACAGAACTCGTGGTGGTTGACGTGCTCGTCCTTTGGCGCGTGGATCTCCACCGCGGTCGCTTCCGCGCCGAACCAGTGCCGCTTGAGGTAGCAAAGCTCGTCGTAGGTCGGGAGGCGCCGAGGATGGGACAGGGACACGTGGAGCCACCGCTCGCCCTCGATCTCGTCCACCGACGCCAGGACCCGCAGCTTCTTCTTGCGGTTGTACCAGGCGACGGCGTTGCCCCACGTGCCCACCACCTTCCAACCTGGCGGCTTGTCCCTCCAGCACTGGTCCTCGATCTTGGTCACTTCTCGCCCTCCGCCTCCGCGATGGCCCGCGCCGCCTCCTCGTGCGTCGCTCCCCAGTACAGAGGTTCACCACGCACCTTGGCGACGACGTGACCCGCGCCGATCACAGCCGGGAACGCGCCGAACCACACCAGCGATCCGATCCACGCGCCGACCTCGAGCGTACCGACTGCGGCGAACCCGATGAACACGATTAGGCCCAGGACCGCGCCGGCCAGGGCCATCGCCTCGTACTGCTCCACGTGGACACCCTCGTGCCGCTCGGTGCGTGTGGTGTCCTGTCGCGTACCGAACGCCTCGGCGGTCAACACGCCGCCGTGCCCCAGGGTGACTCCAAGCCACACGCCCAGGTCGTGCCGCCGGTACTGTCGCCCCGGGAGGACGGCCCAGACCCCCATGTCCTGCCAGGCCAGCTTGCCGCGGGTCACGAGCGCGACCACCACGGCCGCGAGCCACACCAGCAGATCCCACGGCAGGGTCCACAGGTAGGTGAAGATTCTTGTCCATCTCATCGGAGAGTCCTTTCTGCTACTTGGCCCACGGGGAGTCCCCGGTGGGCCACGTCTTCGGAATCCAGATCCTTCCTTCCAGGACACCCCAACCTCCCAGGACGCGCTGTCCATGGCGCACCAGGGTTTCGCCCCAACCATCGTTCTCCTCCGCGACCGCGAACCCGGCCGGATCCTCCTCCAGGCAGCACGGCCCGGGCAGATCCCCGAACGTGCCATTCATCCCCACCATGTACCCGTCCTCGTCGGCCGTGTCGTACCGGTAGAAGTACGCGTACAGCCTGGCCAGGTAGCGAGCGCCGCACTTCCCGCACCGCAGTCGCTGAGCGCAACAATCGCACCCGGTGTGATCCTCGTCGTCCATGACCGGCCCCTTGTGGACCGTGCCCGCCGCCGCCGCCGCCTTGAGCTCGAGCGCGAGTTGCATCACCTGCTCCACGCTGGGTTCCAGAACGCGTTCCAGCCGCGGTTCCACCACTGCCACTGGCTCCGCTCGTTCACCACGTGGTACGGATTACGCACCATCGCCGGATCCCCGTCTGCCGCGCGGCACGCGTCCCGTCCCTCCCTGAATGCGCGTAGGTGCTGTTCTGTGGTCGGTTGCATCGATCATATCCTCCGTCTCGGCGAGCCGTTTCTGTGCCCGCCGCAATCTCGCCTTGACTCGTCGTTCCTCGCGCTTCAACTCCTGGACCTGGCCTTCGTACCGCCGCACCTCCTTGCGCGAGTAGTAGAGGTTGCGCTCCTTGTGGGCCAGTTCGAGCAGCACGGCGATCGGATCAAGCTCCACGTCACATTCGCCGCAGTAGCACCGCCGATCCTCCGCGCTCACCACGACCTGCAGGTGGTGGCACTTCTCCCGCTTATGGTACTCCCTGCGCAGCCACGGTTGCTCGGGCCTGTCGCGCCCTGGGTCGAACGGGATCACGTTGTTCGGTTCGTCCGGTTTTGGTCCGTCGATCTTCATTCACCTCTCCTGGAGCACACCTCCACGACGCGCCGACACTGGTCCACGTCGAACATGCCGATGTGGCAGCGGTGTTCCTCGATTCCCAACGTGTCGGCGAGCCACCGATACCCAAGCCTGCGGGCGATCCCCTTCGAGTATCCGGTCGCCATCTTGGCCTTCCACAACACGTCGAACGCGTCGTGTGCCCGCCGCTTCCACTGGCGCAGTTCGGCGTCGGCGAGTCGGCCCAACGGTTCCCACTTGAGGGGTCCGGCCTTGTGGACACCGACCCAGGCCTGGCACGGGCGGCACAGATAGATCGGGCCGTAGCTGCGCCCGTCGTACACCTCGGCGCTATCGACAAGCTCGGCGTCGCCGCCGCAGTAGGGGCACGTCACGGTCATGGCCTGTCCCTCCGTCGCCGCTCCCACTTGTCGATCCACCGCTTGGAGTCGTACTTCGCCGCCATCTCGGACAGTTCGGCCTTCATGATCTTCTCGTCGTTGACCGCCTCGTCCCACAGGTCCTCGTCGCGCAGATCGATGATCTTGCGCTTCACCATGTCGGCGAGGACGCGCGGCTCCAGTGCGTCGAGCTCCCACGACTCGTCACCGTGCTTCTTGCGGTAGTCGGCGAACCTGCTGTCCGTGACCTTGGCCGGGTTCGGCGGCGGTCCGTAGTTGTTGATCTGGGTCATGGTGAGGGCGACGCGCCGCACGTCCACGTCGCGCACGTCCGTTGCCGCGAACATCCACAGCCGCTCCTGGACGTCCCGGTCCATGTCCAGGCCGGACGGGTCGTGATCGCCCAGGTAGAGCACCACCACCTTCTTCCCGTCCCGGATCGCGCCGTCGATCTCCTTGCCCTTGCGGTACATGAACGACTGGGACGCGTACCCCTTGTTGCTGGTGAACGGCACGTCCAAACCAAGGCACACCGGCACCAGCACGCCCTCGAGCGCCTGTTTTTCGCACATGACCTCGACGTGGATCGGCTGGTCCTTCCACTTGTCGATTGTGAACCACCTCGATGCGGCGAACAGGATCCCCCCGGGGTGGGACCAGTGGGAATTGGCCTCGGTTTCGCGGCCGCGATCCACGATCACGTCCCAGTCCAGCAGACCAGCTAGCCGGGCGTCGTTCACAATGTTGCCAAGGCGGGTGTAGTTCTTCTGGCGGTTCTTCGTGCCCGTCTTCGGATCCGCCCACGACGCTGGGAACAGATCCCGCGCCACCAGTTGGTAGTACAGCTGCCGCAGCGTCAGGTCGTACCCCTCGGCCGCATACTCGTCCAGGATCTCCTCGCAGATTTCGATCACCGCCAACGTCTCGGGTCTGAACCCCTTCTCCTTGAAACGCTCCTTCATTGTGCCTCTCCCTGGGGCGCCCGTCCGCGCCCGCGTACCCTGGGTGGGTCCTTCTTCGGCCACAGGGTCCACGCCCTGCCGTCCCGCCGTGCCTCGATCCCGGGCACCACGCCGCGCTCGATCAGGTTGATCATGCTCGACTTGGCCCCCTTGTCCGACGCGTAGTGGTGGTCCACCGCCGCGACGATCTCCTTGAGCGTGCATCCTGGGTGGGCCTCGACGTGTCGCCGCCACGCCTCGCACGTTCCCTTGAACGGCGTCCAGTACCGGTTGTGCGCGTTCCCGGCCTCGCCCCACTCCTTATGCTCCTCGCGCAGCGATGACCGGAGGTGGTCACCGACGCGCCGACGCAACCGTGCCCCCTCTGTTTCGGTGACCCGGATCCCTGCCTGGTACTCGCCGGCGATGTACTTATGCGCCTCGTCGACACCGTACACGCCGATCCCCTGCTCGCGGCAGAAGTGCTTGAGAATGGAACGGCCGCGGACGCGGGACGAAGTCTTCTCGGTCGGAACGGCGACGTGGACGAGGTTGGCGTAGTTGGTCCAGAACCAGGCCTGCTCGAGGAGCGCCGCGGTGAACGACGTCTTGACCTCGATGACGCGCACCACCGGTCCCTGGACGGCCACGATGTCCGCACGGTTGCCGCCACAGTTGACCTGCACCTCCTGGTACACGTCCCACCCCAGCTGCTGGAGGTACGTGACGACAACGCCCGCGATGTGCTGTTCGCTGACATTGGCCACGTCTCCTCCTACTCCCCTATGCAGATCGCACGTGCGCTGTAGGTGAGGAAGTTGATCCCCACCGGCGCCCCAGTGTCGAAATTCATGCCGATGGTCTGGTGCAGCGGATCCTCCGGGTCGTATGGTGCGGTCCAGAAGATCATCGGCGAGCACGTCGTCCCGAACACCGACTCCTGCCAGTGGCAGCCCGACGCACCCTCCGGTTCGATCAGGGTGTTGAGTTCCCCGTAGTAGGCGGGGATCCGCCAGGATAGGCCGCCGATGGTGAGTGCGCCGCACCTGGCCTCGGTGACGTAGTAGCCCGCGTTCGGATAGGTCGGCCCGTCCACCTCCCACACCAAGCCGGACTCGGGATCGCACCACAACCCAGGATCCGCCGGGGCCGTGGCGCACAGGTCCGGCCCAGCGTCTACGTCCGATAGGGTGTCCGTCTCCGTGTCGGTGTCCGTCTCGCTGCCCGTGTCCGTATCGGCATCGGCGTCGGTGTCGGTGTCGGCGTCGGTGTCCGTGTCGGTATCGGTGTCCGCGTCCGTGTCGGTGTCCGCGTCGGTGTCTTGGCCGCCATCCGGCCAATCATCTGTTTCAGTGTCGGTGTCGGCCACGGTGTCAGTGTCGGCATCCGCGTCGGTGTCCGTATCTGCATCGCCGCCTCCCCCATCTGGCGCACCGCTGTCTTCATCATCTCCAGCGTCAGTGCCGCTGCCCGTCCCAGTCTCGGTATCAGTGTCCGCGTCGGTGTCGCTATCGCAGTCGCTATCGCCGTCGCCATCCGCGTCCGTGTCTGCGTCCGTGTCGGTGTCCCCATCGGCATCGCCCCCTCCATCCATCTGGTCGTCCTGGTCCTGGCCGTAGTTGACCTGCGCCGACTCGCACCCTGCGAGCGCGACTAGTATCAGTGCGATGACTCTAACCATTGCGTCTCCTGTACACCTTGGCCTTGATGTCGATCTTGCTCCCAGGCTCGCGCTTGATCTGGTTCGACGTGTGCACGTAGCCGTAGGCCGCCAGGATCTCCTCGGCCCGCTTGCGCTTCACCCACCGATCCAACCCTGGATCGCGGGACGAGTGGGACCTGGCGTTGCAGATGTGCGGATTCGCGCCCCACAGGAAGATCAGGCACTCCTCCTGATCGCACCACTCCTCCAGAACGACGTGGGGATCGCGGCCGTCTGGTTTCGGCGCGACCTTGGGCGCGTTGGCCGGCGCCGGTGACCTGCCGCGGCCTGTCGTAGTCGGCGGCTCGAGGCCCAGTGAAAGCTGGCCGGTCACGCCGCCACCTTGCGGAAGTTGCACTCCGACTCCACGAGGACCAGGGCGCCGCACTTGGGGCAATCCGCGCTGTCCTTCCACCACCAGCCCCAGACGTGGACTGGGGAAACCAACTCCTCCCCGTTCTCGTCCTCCTCGACGAACGGGGCAACGTAGTCCTCGCACACCACCTCCGACCACTGGCCGCAGTATGGGCACTGCCCTTCTTCTTTCATCGATCACTCTCCCTCACCGATGCTCGCCGGCGCAACGCGCGTCGGCGCAGGTACTCGGACACGGTCAGTCCTTCGCGCTCCGCGAGCTCACGGAGCCGCTCCGCCTCCTCCTCGGTGACCCGCACCTTGACCATCTGATCCTTGTTGACCTTCTTCCCTGTCACCGTCGCCTCCGCCGGCCCCGCTCTGGCCGCACCTTGATCCGCCACTGGTCCGGGGTGGTCCCCTCACGCTTACGCAGCCGGTCCGTGAGGTCCCTTTCGGCTTCCTCCCTCCCCACCCCTGCCGCGTCTATACGGACGTTGCAGTGGACGCACCGGGTGAGCAGGTACACAAGACCGGCCTCCCGTTGTTTCGCCGTGGTCGTCTCCCCCACCACGATGGGCCGACCACAGAATGGACAGCGTGCGTTCATCGTTTGCGGCGGAGGTTGCGATAGGCCTCCCGGATCGCGTGGTAGCGGCCGATCAGTGCCGCGTCCGCCGCGTCCTCCCCGACCTTCTGATCCCACAGGCCGCGCGTCTTCATGGCGCATCTGCGCTTGACCTCCTTGCTGTCGATCTTCGCGGTCCCAAGCTCCGCGGTCTGCCATGTCTGGGGGTTGATCCAGACCACCGGAATGCCGCGGCTGCGGAACGCCTCCTCCCACCGACCGCCGTTGCGGGCCAGCTTCTTGAGGGTGTTGACGTTGAGGCCCAGGAATTGGTCCTCGATGGCCGCACAAACGATGGTATGATCGAACCGACCGACGGACTCGATCACGTTGCCCACGACGGCGTGCGGCGTGTTGGCCGCCAGGTCCTTCTTCGTCCCAGGCTTGGGCCACTGCACCGCGTCGTGCAGCAGCAGCTTGGGGTTCGGATCCACCGTAACGACCGCCCACCCCGACCGCGATCCGGGGTCGATTCCCATGATGCAATCCATGTGGATCACGGTAGCAAGTTGTGGCCACAAACACAAGCATCGAACGCGCCGAAACTACGCGCCACCGAGACGCGTCACAACCGCGTCCCGGACGTCCTGGGGAAGTCGCCACAGCCGCTGTCTGCCGCGGCACATCACCCCGTTGGTCAGTGGTCGGATGTTGCGAAGGCGCCACCCGAACTGCTCCGGGACCCACCACGGCCACTCCCTGGGATCGTCCACCCCGGGCACGAGGAGGCTGTCGAACTCGGCCACCGCGACCACGTACCCCTGATCGATCGCCAGCATCCGATCCTGGATCACCACTGGCGCCTCTACGGAGTAGGCCTTGATCATGTTGGACGCCACGTCGTACCCGACGCGCCACCCCGCCCTGCGGGCCATCTGCGCCACCGGGTCGAACACCCTCTCCACGCTGAACTTGCCCTTGAGCTGGCCGCCGCCGAACGTCGCCCCGGCGTGGATCGCGATCCTGGTGCCCTCCACCACCGAGGACGGGGGGCGCCACGTGCGGTTCTCCACGTCCTTGCCGAGGCGCCGCACAGCCCAGGCCCACTCGGGCCACAGGGTCAGGGCCTTCATCTCGCCGCCTCCTGGCACGTGGACTCGTTGTCCAGGATCCACTGGTACGGGTTCTGGAGATAGGTCGGCGGCGCGTCGTCGGGGATCGCGGTCTTGACCACGCGCCATCCGAGACGCTCCACCACCTTCGTGGCGTCGTCGGCCTCCATCTCCACCTTGGCCACGATCCTGCCGCGTCCGGGCGCGGCCATCAGGATCTTGTCGGCGTGGGAGTTGTATCCCACCGTGACCAAGTCCCCGGTCTGGTACTTGCCGCCGGCGACGGCCTGGGCGATCTTCGCCGCGGCGAACACCCGCTCCCGGTATCCATCGCACGTGCGGAGCCACTTGAAGATCACGATCTCCTTGTCCACGCACTGGGACTCGGCCTCGATGATCGCCGCCACTGTCTCTGTTCTGGTCATCCTTCCTCCGTTGGTTTGCGGCGCCGCCCGGTGCGCTTGCACTGGGTGCACCTGTTGTCCATGTAGCCGTCCATGTGGTCCGCCAGGACCGTGGACAGGCGGTTCCTGAATCGCTTGTTGTCACCTGCCTTGTACATGAGATCGTCGCTGATCCTGAACGCGACGGGACGGCCGCAGATCGGACACTCCCAGTTGAACAGGGTGCCGCCAGCGATCACGTCCCTAGTTGCGGATCGCAGTCGCACGTGACCGTAGGAACCGGGACGCCGCCGCGCTCGCCGCAGTTCCGCGTCCTCGATGAACCAGTCCACGTCTCGCTGGTTCGGCATCCTGGTCCTGTCGTACTCGGGACCGCCGCGAGCTCGAGCGCGACAACTCTCGCACCTGTTGTCCGACCTGCCGTCCCACATGGCGAACAGTCGATCCAGCAACGTCTCCATCGCGGCTGGTTCCTGGGCGGCGTAGCCCGCCTCCTTCCAGCTGATCGTGTACTGGACCCGGGTGCCGCAGTGGGGACACGGCCACGTGAACGTCGCCACGTCGTCGAACGGCCCCTTTGGGATCACGTGGGGCACCCGACCGAACGGTCCCGGAGGCGCGGAGTGGGCCGCCCACCGGCCCGCCACGTACGCCGCGAACTCGCTGAGCTTCCGTCCCCGGAACTTGGTGCCTGGGTCTATGGGATCGAACCCGCTCGCGGCCTCCCTGGTCCCCCTGTTGAAGTCCCTCCCAGCCTGGGCAGCACGCCAGAATGCGTCGGCGAAGTCATCCATGACCGACGAGAAGTGGACCGACCAGCCGCCGAACCCGGTGGAACAGCCGGTGGAACGGTACGTGTGACCACTGGACGACCGTGTTGAAGATGGCCGCGGCGCCGCCCCGTACTTCTTCTCGTGTTCCGCGATCCGCCGACGGGCGTTCTCCCGCTCGGCCTCTGTGGCGCCTTGATCGGCGGCGAGTCGCCGCAACGCGTCGATCCTGGCGCGAGGCGTGGTCACTGCTCGATCCTCACCGTCCCAACGGTGTTGCCGTTGGTATCCAGGAGGGCGTCGCTGATCTGGCGCTTGGACAGGACCCCCATGTGGTAGGCGACGTGCGCCGATGTCGTGTCCACGGCCCTGGCGAGCACGTGTCCCACCTCCTCGCGCACACCATCGACGCCGCCGAGATGGGCCGCGTCGGTGAACGCCGCGTTGTCCACGCTGAATTCGATGATCACTTTCATAGGCCAGTTGTCCTTTCAAACGACGCCATCGCGTGTTGGATCGTGGCGATCTCGTCCCGTGCGATCACGAGGACAGCGTTGATCGCGGCCTGTGGTGTCGGTCCGTCGGCGTGCCAGTTGCCCCTGGCCATCTGGATGTTTGGTGTCTTCGACCGTTCGAAGAACGCGGTGTAGCTTTTGCCGCCATGGACCGGCGGGTGGACGCTCATGGTGCCATCCTCCGACTCGGCCTTGAAGAACCACCCCAGGTTCTCCCACACCTCCGGGCGCCAACCATTCCCGAGGGACTCGGCCAACTCCTCAGCCCCCCTCAACGCGGCCTGGTACTCCTCCCACGTGCATCCTCGGCCGCACCCTGGTGAACAGTAGGTCACGCCGTCGCGCAACACCGGCTTCCAGCGGTTCCTGGACTCCGCGCTTGTTCCTGTGTCGTTCATCTCACACCTCCGCGTCTGGGTCGTCCTGGCGCAGGACCACGACCAGCTTGCTTGCCGTGTACACCTTGCACGCGGGCTTCTGCTTGGGATGACACGCGATCGGCAGGAGCCGCTTCTCGTCTACCCACTCCTGGAGGTAGGCCTGGATCGCAGCGGCCTGATCCTCCACGGTCTGATCGGCGGCGGCGACGGCATTGTCCAGGCCCTCCCGGTACTCGTCCCGGTCGTCCTTGTCGCGCAGGGCCAACCGTGAGAGGATGTATTCCTCTCCCGACTCCCCATCAATCCTCGTCATCCGACGGCGGCGGGCCTGCTCCTGCAGGGTTCGGCGCGTCTGGTCCCGGTGCCACGCGTCCAGGTTCCGGTGCTGTCTGTGACCGCGCACCTTCTTCTTGTGGGCGCCCTTCTGCTTGATCTTGCGCCTACCCATTGTCGGCCTCGCTGGCGCGGAGATAGAAGAACCCCTCGAGGCGCGGCTCGTTGGCCATCAGCATCCGCGAGTAGAACGGTTTGTGGTTGTTGTTGAGCTTGAACGGATCCGCGGAATCGGTGTCCATCGCACGGTGCCAGCGCAGAACCTCGAACAGGCCCGCGATCCCGTAGTGCTTGAACCCACGGTCCACGAGATCCAGGGCAAGGCGCCGCAGTTCCCGGTAGACCCACGGGTTGTCCCGGTGGAACTGGCGGAACGCCTTCCCCATGTCGGACTCGTCGTCCCGTGTCGCCGCGTCGAGCTCGGGCAGCGTCATCTGGTCATCCATCGGCGTCCTCCTTCTCGATCCGCACTCGCGGTTTCGCCTCCTCCTCTGTCATGAGTGGCTTGTTGTCGATCCAGTGGATCCTGGTCTGGCCCTCCCACTTGCGGCGCATCTCGTCCAACGCCGCACCGACCCAGAAGATGAAGCAGTATTCCTGGGCCATGTCTGTCTTGCCGTCCCCGGTGAACGAGGGCCGGGCCGTGAGGATCCACACCTCCGCCGGCGGCCGCTCCAGGTACAACTTGCTGCGATCCTGGGTGCCCAGGAACGCCATCTTGGTGAGGAACGCCGCCGCACCGTAGGGGCACAGAAGTTCCAGGGATCGCCGGATCACCGACTCGCCGATGCGGAACGGGGGGTTCGTTGCGATCACGTCGAACCGCGGCTGGTCCCACCACACCTCGTCGAACTCGGCGGCCGATGTCTCCCTGTAGAGGTGATCGGGATCCTGATCCCGCCACAGAGGCGGGTCCACGGGCCGCACGTCGTAGCCGTGTGGACGCAGGCCCATCTCACGACCGGCCGACGCGAAAGGCGCCGTGTCGCCGCAGCACGGTTCCAAGATCCTGGCCAGATGGTTGTCGCTGATCGCCGCCAACTCGATGGCGTGCCGTACCGCCCACCTGGCCAGGCCAGTGTGGGTGCCGTAGTTGTCGAAGTCTCGTCGCTTGCCCATCGGTGCCTCCTAGAAGGGAATGTCGTCGTCGTCGGGACCGTAGCCGCCGCCCTGGTTACCACCACCGCCGCCGCCCTGGTCCCCGCCACCACTGGGTCCGCCGCCGCCCTGGTAACCGCCGCCGTCCTGGTTACCAGATCCCTGGCGACCCTGGCCGCCCTGGTTGCCGCCGCCCAGGAAGATCACGCGCATCGCCTTGATCTCGGTGATCCACTTCTTCTGACCGGTGTTCTGGTCCTCCCAGCTGCGCGTCTCGATCTTGCCCTCGACGCACACCTCCCGACCTTTCTCCAGGTACTTCCCGGCGGACTCGGCCTGCTTGCCCCACACCACCACGTTGTGCCAGTCGGTCTTCTCCTGGCGCTCGTTGTTGCGGTCGAAGTACACCTCCGACGTGGCGACGGAGAACCGACACCGTGCGGTGCCGCTCTGCGTGTAGGACAGTTCGGGATCCTTCCCGAGCCGTCCGATGATGATCGCCTTGTTCAGTGACATGCGGATCTCCTTCCCCGGATCACAGGTCCGGTGCTTGAGCCGTTCGGCCCGTAACTGCACTTCCTGGCGGGGGATCTGTCCGCGTCGGTGTTGGTCAATCCGCCCCGCCCAGGAACGGTGTCAACACTGAGATCCTACCCCGACCCGCGGCGGATCTCAAGATAATTGTGGCCACAAAATTTGTGCGAAGTAGTCGCGCCTAGGACCGCGCGTCCTTGTTGTAGCCGAAGGCGCGGAGGGCATCGTCGCCGGTGAGGCGGATCGAGATCACGCCGGGCACTTCAAGCTCGATGCACGGCGCATCCGTGGACTCTGGAGACAGTGGTGCATCGCCGCCAGCCTTGATCTTGGCGAGTTCGTTGCGCCAATTCTCGTGGGCGCGTTCGTATCGCTCGTTCGCCGCCGCGACCTGTGCCTGGAGCCGGTCGTTGGACTCCAGGGCAGCGTGGAGCTCGCGCTCGAGTCGGGCATTTTCCGCCTGGATTTCCTCGGAGGTCATGGTGTCCCCCTTGTTCTCCCCGACCGTCATTCGGCCGCGATCCTGGTCTTGCCCAAGGTGATCGGCATCAGCCCCGGGTCAATCCCAGCCGTGGGCATGTGCACGTCCACGGGTCCTTCCTTCATCTGGTTCGCCGCGTCCAGGGCGCGTCGTCTCGCCGCCTCCCTGAGTCGCTCACCCTTGCCACCTCGTTGCTCCTCGACGGCTTCCGTCGCGGCCTTGGTCTGCCCGGAGATGCACAGCAACCCCTTGCACCTGGGGCACGTGAGGTTGTGTCCGTCCCCCTGCATCTTCTGGGGCAACCGGTACTCCTCCAGGAGCGGCCGGAACCCCGACCACACCGACCGGGACGAGAGGAGGAACCCCTTGTCCCCGACGTTGGCGGGCACCTGGATGCGTCCCACAACCTTGTTCTCGTTGGCGCACGTCACGTCCACTTGGACGCCCCGCGCCGAATCCTGTTCGTCAACCCTTGCCTTGTCCATCGTCTTCTCCTTTGCCTGTTCCTTCGCCTTGTAAAATGGCCCGGGCGGGAGCAGCCATCCCGTCCGGGCCGGAAGAGGCACCGGCGGACGTCTGGTCCGCCAGGAGCGACCCCATTGTATCAGCGGCGCTGCCGGGCTGCAAGCCTCGTGGTTTGAACCCCACTCCCCGCCACATCCCGAACGTCAACGCCATCAGCATGGTGTGCCGCGCCTCGGTGCTGTTGTTTTCGAGCCACCCCGTGCCGTCGCACTTGGGGCACGGCCCCGGATCTTGTTCGGCCCGCAACCGCCCCAGGATCTCCCGCACCTTCGCGTACGCCTCGCGGAACCTGGGGTGACACCCGTGGCGCGGATGGTCGCAACCCAGGGCCACAACGGCCCCGTCGCGGATCCTGGCCAACGGCATCCCTTCCACGGTGACGTCCGCGTCCTCGGCGCACACGTGTTCCGCGCCCATCAGGTAGTCGGGGATCGTCTCCGGGTCGGTGACCTCGATCTGGCGGACCTCACCCACAGCCGCGCTCCTCCCAAATCTGCTCCAGCTTCTCCACCTGCTTCTCGGTGAGGTGGGCCGTCTCGTTGGTGTCCGCCGCTTCCTCGATGAACTGCAACTCCCACGCGGTGAAGTCGTCACCCCGTTCCTCCACCGCCTCCTGACAGTCCTCGAGCATCGACTCGATCTCTGCCTCGGTGTACGCGTGTGCCATCTTCTCCTCCCACTCGGCGCCCTTGAGCTTGATCAGCTTGGCCACCGCATCGAGGGGACCGGCAACCCGGTCGCCCAGTTCGTCCTTGACCTGCGGGCAGTTGCCCTTCGGCTCGGTCTTGGTCATGCGCCACATATCGGCGATGTCCGCGAGCCGTGACCGGCGCGTGGTGAGGAGCAACGACGCCTCGCGGCAGATCAGCTCCAACGAGGTGCGGGTCATGTCGATGATCCGCTGGCGCAGCGACACGATCAGGGGCAACGCCGACTCGTGGACGTCCAACGTGTCCCCGGATCCCTCGGTGGAGTGCCGCGCCTTGGTGATGTCGATCCACGTGGGCCGGCCGCGCCACCATCCGATCTTGAGGTAGAAGTCGTGCTCGTGTTTGTCCTGGTCGATGATCGTGAACTTGTGGACCAGGGTCTGCACTCCGTCCCTGCCGAACGCTTCCGCGACGCGGTCCCAGTACATCATCGTGATCGCTCCACTCCCCAGGCGGCGCCGAACGCCCCCGTCGCTACCAACGCCACCACGGTGGCGATGCGCCACCCCCACAACTCCAGGTCGGCGCGTGCCGCCACATTGAGCCGGGCGTCGTGTTCCTTGTCCAGCAGATTGGTGATCGACACCAGACCGTTGCGAGTCGCAGCGTGCGTGTCCTCCCACACCTTGATCTGCAGCTGGAGGTTGCCGATCTGTTGCTCGAATAGCTGGAGCTTAGTTTCCATGCGAATCGCGTAGTACCACAGCCACCGGTAGTCGGTGATCAGGTCGCCCATCTGCGCCCACTGGTCCACGGGGAAGCACTTGTACTCCTGGTCCGGGCGGAACGTGACACGGCGCCCGTTCTCGTCCCTGGGTTCCAGGATCACCCCAGGTGGCACGTCGATCAGGTGGGCCGGTCGCACCCGATCCGCGTCGGTGTCGTCCACATTGGGCTGCGGCCCAGTGCTGGCGGTGTCGGCGCCGTGGACTACTTCTGCCGCGTCCTCAGTTGGTTCGTCCGCTGACGCCTGGAATCCCACGCTTGAGAATGCGATCCACGTCACGAATGCTGCGAGCGTTGCTGAGCGCATCGTGTATCTCCTTCCTCTCCCGGACGCTGTCCGCTATCTCCTCGTCCAGGACACGGACCTGCTCGCGCAGGTCGAACATCTCGGCCTCGAGCGCGTCGATGCGCTCCTCACGGTCCTTCTCGGCGGCATCCACGTCGGCCAGGATCTTGTCCCGGAGTTCCTGGATGTAGTCCGGGCCGTCGTCGGCCTGGGGCGCGTCGCACCTGTTGACGCCGAACGCGATCCCTGCCGCGACGATCACCACTGCCACCACAACGAACGCCAGCGCGGGCCAGGCCATCTTGAGCAGTTCCTTGGTCGGAATCGGCGGCACCATCAGAGTTCACCGTCCTCTCCGCCGCAGACCATCGTGCTTTCCAGCGCAGGATCAGGCGGCACGAGCTTGCGCCCGTCCACGTGCACCTCCAGGTCGCCGTTGAGCTTCTTCGGCACCCCACCGGTCAAGGCCATGGCACGGACGTACATATCCAGCTGGGCCTGCTTGCCGTTGAAGGCGAGCGCGAGGAACCCCATCGCCACCACGATGCCGGTCATGAACGCGGCCAGTGGCCACCCGAGATCCCGCTGGGTGAACAGGGCCACCATCGCCATCGCGCAGAACACGACCTCCATGATCAGAAACGCGATGAACTTCTTGCTGCGGAACCACTGCTTCTCGTAGGTCGCCGCCAGGTCCTTCCTTTCCTTGTCGGTCATGTCACCTCCAATCCGCGGGATACTGCCGCGGCCAGTCGCGATCCGGGTCGTGCCGGATCAGGTTGTCCTTGATGAAGCACGGCATCTTCTCGCGGGCGCACCGATCCGCGATCCGCGCCGCCGCCCCTGCGATGAACTGTCCCAGGGTTTTGTCCTGGGCCTTGCCGTCCTCCCGTTCCCACCCCACGATCCGATCGAGCTTCTTGGAACCAGTGCCAGTCTGGGCGCCGACGATGACCCAGTCCAGCCCGCGCAGGAAGAAGTCCTCGTCGAAGTCGGGGTCCATAAGCGGCTCCACGCTGACACCGAGCAACGGCCCACCCCGGGAGATGTACACCCGCTCCTGGAGTTCGCGGATCCTGGACGCGTCGTCGTTGGACGTGACGCTGACCCCAAGACACACGTTGCTCGGCCACGGTCCCTGGAGCAGGTTGTCGGGTCGCTTGGTCAACAGGACGAACCGGTGACGCGGCAGCTTCGCCGCGAACGCGACCAGCATCTCCTGGACCCACGTGTCCGCCGCCTCCTGGTGAGCGCCGCCGCGGCCGGTCCCGTCCAGGTACAGCCACGGCCCCGGGTTGGCCGGTTCGGACATGGAACCGAGGAACACGATCCTGGGCTTGGTGGCGCGGTCGAGGCGGTCGAGCTCGCGCAGCATGATGTGGTGGTGGTATGCCGGGTGGAACGGATCCCCAGTGCACTTCTCCACCTCGATGTACCTGGCCACGCCCCTACGCACGTTCGACGCCGCCGTCCCCCTCGCGTAGCAGAACGAGCACTTGCCGCGGCAACCGGTGATGAAGTTCACCGTCTCATCGCACCATTCGATCTTCGTCTTGGCCATCTTCTACCCCTTCCAGGCACCCCGTCCGCAGGGCGCGTCTCGCCACGAACCGTGACGACTTGTCGTTGGACTCGGCGGCGATCTCCCGCATCGGATCTGCCAGGAACTCGATCACGTTCGCCGATCGCCTGTTGGACCAGGCCAGCAACCAGTCGCGCTGCTCGTCCGGCCCAAGTGCCGCAGCCTCCGTGACCAACCACAGGTTGAGTTCCTCAAGGGCGCAGTCGGCGGGAGGCTCCACGTGGTCCAGTTCGGCCCGGCACCCACCGCTGCCATCGGACATGGCGCACCCGCCGCACCTGCTTGCCGGCAGCTTGCCGCGCTTCTGCTCCTCGAGGAACCGCATGTACTCCCTGTTGAGGATCAGGGCGTCCCGCTCGAACGCGAGGAGGACGTCGTCGCGCCCGTTCTTGATTAGGGCGCGGCGCTTTTGGTCGTTCTCCATGTGGCAGTCCAGGCACACCCTGGCCACCTCGTTGTCGGAAGGCTTGAGGCCCCGGCCGCCGTCGTCACCGAAGTGGTGAAGCTGGACCCAGGGGCGCGAGTTGCACAGGCAACACGGCACGTCGGCTGTGCGCTCGTGGCAGAACCGCAGGAACGCCTTGGACCGGTACGGCCTGGACTTGTGGATCACCATGTCCACCACCCGTCCACCCCGTTGCCGACGAGGCGCACCGCCCCCATCGGAGCCACGGCCAGCGGACCGGCGGCGCCGTCGATTGTTTCGCCTCCAGACGTGGCGATTGAGCTCGGTGCGACGGCCACGTTCTTGACCACGATCTGGCGGCCGATAGGGATCGACGTGGACAACGGCAGGGTGCCGATGATCCCCGGGTTGGCGAACACCACCAACTCCGCACCGTCCACGATGTTGCCGCTGGCCGCCATGGGCTGGATCGTGTTGAACTGGGCGCTGCCGCCGACGTTCTTGGAGTCGAGCCAGGCCGCGATCCCCTCCACCACGACGGGCCACGTCTTGGGTTCCGGTTCCCACGCGCCGCCAGTCGGCTGCGTCTCGCCGATGCTGTTCTCCACGTGGTCCCCGGGGGCACCGATCGCGATCCGCAGGTTGCCGTCGTCGGTCGCGTCGGCGACACCCTGGATCGCAGCTATGATGTCTGTTTTGGTGGTCATCTACTTCTACCCCTTCCGCCCGGCCGCTTCAGCGCGGCGGGTTGAGTTCGCGGAACGCCTTCTTGAACAGGTGGTTCCACACGCGCAGATCCGAGGCCGTGACCAGGCCCTCAGCGCCGAAAAACTTCTGGTCGATGTACTGGACGTCGTGGTCCATCGGCAGTTCCCCGTGGAACAAGCCACGCGACCACCGACCCACGACGGTGCCGCTCCTCGCCCCCATCTCTCGCGCCCACATGGTCACCGCTTCGTGGTCACCGTCGATGGAGGTGACGGACACGAGATGGGACACCGAGATCCCGTCGTAGCTGCGGGTCTTGGTCACCGTTTGCGGCGTTTCAGCCGCGGATGTAGCTCGAGGCCCCTCTGCTTCTTCGCCCTGGTCACCTGATCCACCAGACCGAGCAGGACGAACGCGATCAGTGGTATCCCCATCAGAATCAGCCACACCATCGGCACCTCCGCTGCAGATCGGGTGGTAGGCCTTCCCGTCCCGGATCCTGGCCTGTCCCTCTGGGATCTGGCCGAGACACGCCGCGCACGTGGACTGGTCCACAGGTTCCGGGGCCTTGGAGGGCACGGCCTTGCGGGTCAACTCCACCGCCTCGCCGTCCCCCATCTCGGCGACGACACGATAGATGCGGATCTTCTGGCGGCGGTCCGTTGACGGATCGGACGCGGCGAGCTCCACGCGCTGAACCAGGATCCGATCAGGCTCGACAAGCTCCGACGACTGGATCACCGCGTCGGGGTATCCTGGGCCGCCCTGGTAGGCGTCACCACGTTGCATCACCAGGGGCAGGTCGTACTCGACCGACCCGAACAGGTCCAGCCAGTTCATTGCTGCGCCTTCGCCGCCCTGCGCTTCGCCGCCATCGTCTTGCCGGTCTTGATCGGCCCCTCCTTGGCGCGGCCTCCCACGGTGACGGCCTTGCGCCGCTCGCCGAATCTGGCAGGTTTCTTGGCCACGGTCATGGCGATGTCCACGTCCAGGTCGCCGCCGCTGTGGACCACGCTGACGGACAGGACCTCGAACCCGCGTTCCGTCGCGGCGGCACTAACCCTGTCCTTCCAACCCTTGCGACGCACCAGGGCCTTGACCGGCGCGTCCAGCTCCACGCGCTCGACAAGGGTAGTCGCCCCGCCGCCGCGTCCCTCTGCGTCGTGGCGGTAGATCCCCACCACTGCGTTTTTCTCGGTCATCCGTACCTCCGCTTCCTATGTGGTCGTGAGGGATCGTAGATCGGGCACGACCCGTTGTCTTCCAGATGATCGCAAGCACGCTTTTTCTCGCGGCACACACCGCGCCCGGTGAGGTGGCGACATTCGATGTTGTCGTCCAACTTCTCCACCAAGCCGCGGATGTACCGCAGCACCGACGGCCCCAGGAAGACGTTGCGCTCCAGCTGATCGCGGTACTTGAGCAGTCGCTTGTGGGCCTGGCCGCCGGGTCGTGCCTGCTTGATCAGGCGGTCCACCGTTTCGATCAGAGGATCCGCCACGTCACTCCTCCCAGCTTTCGAGCGCCCTGTCGATCCTGGCGCGGTAGAACCGCACCGCGTCGATCCGCTCCCGCACCTTACCGAATCGGGCGCACTTGCCGTTCTTCTTGAGCGCGTTGGGACCGCCCGCGTACACGGACATGGGACCGATCCAGTCCGCGTCCTCCCACGCGAACTGGTCCCCGTAGACGCCGCCGGCGCCGTCCTGTTTGCACTTTGGGATCTGCGATGCGATCCAGCGCGTCCCCAGCAACACACAGAGGCGCGGGTTGTGAAGCACCTTCTCAGGTGAGTAACCGGCCAGGGCATTGCCGTGCAGTTGCATCAGGCACACCTCGCCCCTGCCGTTCTCCCCGTCGTTGACCACGTCCGGCGTCACCGACGATTCCTTGGCGATCCAGTATCCGACGACGAGGTGATCGTTGAGTGCGCCAGGCAACTGGCCGCCGATGTCGGTCGGCCCGTCCTGGTACATCCGCACCGCGTCCACCACGTACTCGGCGAACTCCGGGAACCGTTCACGGCGCGGATCCGTGTCCTTCGCGTTCTCGTCGTCGAACCACATCTCCCACAACTGGACGACCTCCTCGACCATCCGTTCCTCGCTGGGCATGTACTCGGGCTGCTCAACAGCCTCCACCGCCACCTCGAGGTCCAGGGCCGCCGCCTCGTCGCACGAGCAGCAGTGCTCGTCGATCACAAGGACCGGGGGTTGCTCCACCATCCAGGGGCGCGTCTCCGCCTCGCCGCGGTCCGTGGACCCGGCGAGCAAGAATACCGCCGCAACGATACCGATCAGGGCGTAGGTAAGAACGTGTCGCATGTTATCTCCTTCCGATAGGCCACCCCTCTGCGAACTGCCAGAAAAGGTGACCGACTCTTTCCTCGAACTTCTCCCACGGGAACCCGGCCGGGTCCCACTTGCGCTTGGAGCACTGGAGGTGCCCGATCAGGCCGACGTGATCAGCGTGGCGGCCGAACACCTCGCGCGGGATCTCGCCCTTGATGTTCCGTGGGAACTTGGGCGCCATCTTGAACATCTGCGCCAACTCCACGGCTGGGTTGAAGCCGACGTTGTACTTGCCGGTGCGGCGGCCGCCCAACATGCACACCGCTAACCAGATCCCAGCGGCCCACCTCGCCGTCGCCTCGACCTGGGGCTGCGGGAAACAGAACACCCGCTTCTTCATCCCCTGGAGCACCTGGGTTTCGACCTTGTGGGGCAGATTGCCGGTGCGCTTGCGGTTCGCCGGTGAGTAGTAATTGGGTCGCGCCGCCGCGTCGGGCCACAAACAGCACTCGGCCCCGACGCTGATCTTGTTGTGGACCTTGCCCGCGTGGAACGCCATCTCCGCGGCGTTGAGGAACTGGTAGATCCTGCCGTCGTCCTCGATGGCGAACTGAACGGACAGGCCCCGCTGGTTGTGGAGCACCTCCCGCATGATCGCCGGGTCGGCCCTGTCAGCGCCGCTGTGGTGGATCAGCACCTGGCGGATCCCCGCCACACCTCCGGGGCGCGACTTGTACCGCTTGCCCTGGATCACGCGGGTCCTGACCTTGCCGGTCTTCATGTCCTCGGTGGTGACCGTGACGCGGTTCTGCTCGTACTGGCCGAACCCGTCCTCCTCGTACCACTTGATCACCCTGGTGCCGATGTCGATCGCGGCCTCACCGATGATCAGCGCGTTGTCCGCGTTGAATGGTCCGCCCGCGAGCGCAATCTTCTTCGTGACTGGCATCGCGACATCCTCCTCTCTGGTTTCTACCGCCGAAGCATACCACGATCAGCCGTCGGACGGCGATTCCTGTCCCGGCCTGGATCCCTTGCGCACGATCTCGTCCAGGTCGCCTGGTCGTTGCGGCCCACCGGGGACGCGCCCCTGCGGCCCCTGACCGCGCATCGCCGTGTTGACCACGGACGCCAGCGCAGCGGTCTGGATCGCCATCTCCACCTGGATTCCGTACACCTCGGCCCGCGCCTTGGTGGACGCGATGGCCTCGATCGCGTGACAGTATCCCTCCGTGTCGTTGCGCTCCTGCATCGACTCGGCCAGCACCTCGAGCCGTTTGAGCTCGGGCGCGATGGCCGCGGCGATCCGGTCCTTGACCTTCTGCTCCATCGAGGACGACGCCTCCTGGGGCTGTTCCTTGTTCTCGGTGTTGTCGCTCACAGCTTCTCCCTCCTGTCCGCGAAGTGCGGCTGGTTCCACGGGTCGATCTCGTCGTAGTCGGGCGGCAGCAGTTCCACCACCTCCACCTCGCCGTTTGGCAAGACGTCGTCCACGGCGTCGTCGTACTCCATGCCGAAGTCCAGGGCCAACTCGGCCGGCTCAACGGAGATCCACGCGCACACCGCTGCCCGGTCACCGTTGGCGTCTATGGTCCGCTTGTCCCCGAGGATGCGGATCAAGTAGCCGCCGCCGCCGGTCCACTTCTCCACCAAGTCGGTCGGGGGCACCGACCCGTCGCGCACCACGAACTGTGGCACGTCCGTCCCCTCCAGGCCCGCGTTGATCGCCTCGGTGTTGTACTCCTCCAGGGTAGCCGACACGGCACGAAGCAGGCGTCCCTGGTCCGGGACCGGCTCCGGTTCCTCGTTCGTGTCCTCGTCGTGGTCCTGGTCCGGTTCCTCGGGAGGCTGCGGGGAATCTGCGTCCTTGTCCAGCCCGGGGATCTCCAGGGTCTTGACGTCGGCGCCGACCTGATCGGCTGTGAGGTAGCCCGACTCGTACGCGAGCTTGTCCCGGACGGTCGCCCGCAGGTCACGGATCTTGCGAGCCGTGGGTTCGGGCTTGGAGTCCTGTGCGGCGATCCGTTTCGCGTCCGCCTCGGCCGCCTCGCACGCCTCGAAAATCTGGAGCGCGTCCTGGGGGGCACCGGACAGGAAGTCGGCGCAGATCCACTCCAGCGCGTGGCCCTGCCACGTTTGTTCGCGGAACCGGTCCTCGCCGCACTGCATGATGCGGATCACCTCCATCGCCTTGTCGATCACGTCCTTCTGGTCACCCTTCATGATGCGGAACCGCAGGGTCACGTACTGCGCCCCGACGCCGCCCGTCCCGTCCCCAACCTTCTCCCCCGGGGCGTCTCCGGCCTCGTCCGGGGTGTCATCCGGCGTGATCACTGTGTTGGCCAGGGCGTACAGGACCTCCTGCTTGCCCACCCGCACCTGGGCCACGTTGCCCTTGACGCTCGCCCGCAGTCCGCACTTGGCGCAGACCAGGGAGATCGCGGTCTTGGTGCGCTTCTTGACCTCGTATCGAGTGGAGCCACACTGGCACGCCACGATCATCGACTCCATCGTGGGCTTGCCCGTCTTGGGGGGCTTCTCCGGGTGGTTGTCCTTCTTCTCCTCGGGCGCCGTGGTCGGCGCGTCCTTCTTCGCCGCCTCCTTCTTCGCCGGGGTCTTTTCCGCCACCTTCTTGGTGGCGCCCTTCTTCGCCGCAGGCTTCGCGGCGGCCTTCTTCTTCTTCTGTGCCTTTGCCATTCCTGTCCTTCTCCTTCCTAGTAGTCGTCCGTCCAGTGGCGCGGGGTATCCTGCGCCGGTTTCTCTCTGTCGTTGAAGAAGTCGTCCTGTGCGGGCGCCGGTGCCGCGTCGGGCGGCGGCGCTCCGTCGTGCTTGGGTGCCACGTACTTCCCGGACTTCTCGTCGGGGAATGGGCCGTCCCGGTCTACCTCCCATGACCGAATGTACATCCGAGTCATGTCCGACCACAACCTGATCGTGCCTGTCTTGCCGTGAGTGGCCTTCGCCACGATCAGCTGCATGTCCGGGTCCTCCTCGCAGCCTTGCTTGTAGTAGCCGCGGCGGTACACGAACCACACCACACGAGCAGCCTGCTCGATGGCGCCGCTCTGGCGCAGATCGTGCAGGGAAGGGCGCCGATCCCGGCGGTGCTCGACCTCGCGGTTCAGCTGGCACGCGAGCACCACGGGGATGTCCAGTTCCTTGGCGATGTCACGGCACCCCTTCGCCGCGTTCTCGATGCTGTGTGTCTGGTTGTCCCCCTTGTCCGTCAACTCCCCGAGGTGGTCCACCACGAGAAGGTCCAGGCCGTGCAGTTGCTTGTGGAGCGCCGCGATCTGGCCGATGCGCTCCGAGGACAGGCCCGGGGTGTCGTCAACCCACAGGGGCAACCCGTGGATCTTGTTCGCCGCCGACATGATCGGCCGCCAGTCGTCGGGGTGGACGGTCCGCATCATCAGGTCGTTGAGGTCCACGTCGGCGAACCGGGCCAGTTCCCGCATCGTCACGTAGCGCCGAGCGTCCTCGGTTGGAATGTACAAGGTGTGGCGCCCGTCGAGCGCGGCGTTGGTGAGCATGTTGAGGACGAACGCCGACTTGCCCATGCCCGGTCTGCCGCCGACGATGGTGAGGAGGCCCGGCCACAGGCCGCCGGTGAGGGTGTCCACGTTCTCGATACCGGTGCGGACCAGGCCCGGCGGCATCTTGCCAGTCTCCAGGTCGCTGATCAGACCCGCCAACTCCTCACCGATCTTGACCGGTCCTTCCATCGCCCCAGTGGTGGCCGCGATGGTGACCGACTTCCGTGCCGCGGCCAGGTACTCGGACACGTTCTCCACGCGCCCGAATCCGCGAGCCACAATCTCCTGGGCCGCGTAGATCATCCGGCGCACCGCCGCCTGCTCCTTGACGATCTTGGCGTAGTGCTCCACGTTTGCCACCGTCGCCACCGAGTCGGTGAGTTCCCCGATGATCATCGGGCCGCCGATCTTGTCCAGGTCCCCGCGCTTGATCAACTCGTTGCCCAGCGTCACCGCGTCGATCACCGATCCGGCGCGGGAAAGCTCGAGCATTGCGTTGTAGATCCTGCGGTACGCGTCCACGTAGAAGTCGGACTGGTCCGAGATGGCGCCGCCGACGATGGGCAACGCGTCGTTGTTGAGCAGAACCGCGCCGAGACACGCCCCTTCTGCTTGTTTGTCGTAAGGTGGCACTCGTCCCTCGATCACCTCACTCCTCCTTTCCCACGGCGGGTGGAGCGCACTCTCTCCTCCAGGTCCGTGCCGTGTCTGTATTGGTCGTCGTCGCTGCGACGGGCCGGTTTATCCTGGTCCCGCACCGCAGCGTTCCAGATGAATCGCCCGAGATCGCGCTTTGCCTTGCGCGGGTTTGCGTAGGTCCACCCAGCGAGCTTGTTGACCAGGGCGGCCACGTCCACGTTGGGACAGGAGTCATCGAGCTTGGCCGCAAGGCCGACGCCGCGCTTGTTGCCGATGTTCTCCCACATGGTCTGTTCGCCCGCGCCAGGCACGGTGAACTGGACAGTCTGCATCGCGTGGTAGATCGCCCGGAGCCTGTCCGATGCCCCGGGAGGTGGAGGTGGAGGACCAGGATCGCCGAGAGGGAGGGAAGGCGGATCCCGCCTGACCTCACCACCTCTCTTCCCTGATCCTGATCCTGATCCCTGATCCTGATCCTGATCCTGGCTTCCCAAGGGTGGGACGTGACCCTTCTCAAGGGGTGGCACCTGACCCTTCTCAAGGGGTATCGGATCCACCGTCTGCCAGAACGCGGCCACGTCGGCTGCGATCTTCTCGGGGTGACACGCGACGCACAGGAATTGCAGGTTGGTCACGTCGTCGCTGCCGCCCAGGATCTTCGCCACCACGGTGTCCACTTCCAGGTCCTCCGTGGCGCCGCACCTGGCGCACTGGTTGCCGCTGCGCTTGATCAACTCGCGCATCGTCGAGATTTTCGGCCGCCAGCGATAGGCTTTCGGACGGACACCGTGCAAGTGATAGGCGTCACGGTACTTGGCGATGAACAGGGGCACCAGTGGTGAGACGATCCTCTCCAACTCCCTCACCACGGCGGTGCGCCGGTTGTCCTTCGGCGCGAGCTCCTCCGCGACTTGGAACCGCGCCATCTCGAGAACGAACACGGTTTCGGTGTCGTGGTCGTAGACGCAGAACCCCATGTCGCAGAGTCGCGCCATCGCGTCGGTCACGGCACCGATCGCCAGGCCCGTGTCCTGGGCGATGTACATGATCGGGCAGTAGTACAGGCCGGTCATTGACGAGTGAGGGGACGTGATCAGATAGAGGGCCAGAACCTGCGCGTCCCGGTCGTCGCGCAACTCCTTGCCCGTGTCCCCGATCCAGAACCGGCCCGAAACTATGGAGTAGTCGCGCATCGCCTAGTTTTTGCGGCGGCCGCGGCCCGTTCCGTTCTTCTTGGCTCCTCGGCGCCCACCGGATTGGTCACCGTCCCCGAAGAAGTCGTTCTTCTGCTTCTGCTGCTCGCGCTCGAACTCCTCGGCCTCGGCCCGCTCCCTGGCCAGGATCTCCTCCTGTTCCTCCGGGGTGGGTTCGTCGCCAGGTGCCTCAGATTGGTCCATGCCGTCCTCGTCGTCGGGACCGGGGTCCTGGTCGGGTTCCACGTGAGTGTCCTCCTCGCGTGGGGCGTCGTCCACCTGCACACCCGTCTCCGCCAGCATCTGCTGCTTGAGGCTGCCCATCCTGGTCAAGCTCACCCCCTGGGCCGCACCGTCGCCGGCGGCGGTGGGCTGGTCGTCGGCCTCGATGGAGGTGCCGACCACGTTGGTGGCCACATCGGCGAGGGACTGACCGCGCCCGGACTCGGCAAGGCTGATCAGGGCCGCGGCCTTGTCGAACTCGGGGGACAGGTCCCAGAACTTGGCGGACCAGCGGACAGCGGTCTTCTGCGCCATCGCCTCGATGTAGGTGATCCACGGGACGCGGCGGATCGCCGCGGCGTTCATCTCCTTCTCCGGCTCGTTCTCCTTCCACCGCTTCCAGAACACCTCGGACCCGTCGTCGCGCCGCTCCACGCGGATGTTCTTGTCGGCCAGGACCCGGTCCCGGTGTTTGAAGATCGCGGTCATGGGGTACGGCTGGCCGAAGTCGTAGAACCCGTCGTGGTAGCGGAGCGCGGCGTATACCGCGACCATCTTGCCCCGTGGCTTGCGCACGTCCCACGTGTGATTGAGGAACGGGTCGCTGCCCAGCTGGTGGGCGAACGAGTCGTGCTCGTGGACGATGATCGCCTCCACCTTGCGGACCAGGGGGTCGCGGCGGGCCAGCTTCATCAGGCCGCGGTACTGGACCTGCAATTGTGTCAGGCGCTGCCACTGCCAGGAGCCGTCGTCGGCCTTGTACTTGGACGACCTGGACTCCAGGTAGGCCTCGCCCAGCGGCCCCTCGAACCGCACGCCCAGGGTGGCCGCCTCCAGGACCGCGCCCAACGTGGACTCGGGGACGGCGTTGAGGACGTCCTTGTCGCTGCCGATGTGCGTCAGCGCGGAGTTGATCCACGCGTCTGTGCTCATGCCGTCGGGCAGGGACTCGTCGATCATCTCCCTGATCCCGGCCGACTCGAGCCAGCCTTCGATCTTGCGGTAGTTCGGATGTGCCATGTGCCTCTTCCTTCCCGGGGCTGCGCCCCTACTGTAGTTTGCCCGCCACGGCATCGGCTGCTTGCTCGATGGCGGCGCGTATCTCTCCCAGTTCCATCTCCAGCATCGCCGCGTACAGGTCGGCCCTGGCCCGCAGCTCGTCGAACGCCTCCACGCCGGCCTCCAGATCGAAGTCGGTGGTGGCGAACTCCTGGAGTTCCTTCTGCACGGTCATGACCCCGGCATCCGTTGCCTCGTCGCCCGTCTCGGCGCGGTCCTTCGGCCCGAAGTAGCGGAACGACTTGTACGGCTTGCCCTGCACCTCGTACTTGGACAGGTCCATGTTCGGGTGGTCCGCCTGGAGGGCCTTCTTGTCGAACACCTTACGACCTGCCTGCTCCCTGTGAAGGAATTTGTGGCGGCCGACTTGGACCGCGTCGATTCCGGCCTCGCCCATGACGTCCATGATCATCGCCTTGGCTGCGTCCATTGCCCGCTTCGCCGCGAGCTCACGCTCCTTGGCCAGCTTGTACGTGTCCACCGCGTCCTTCCACCCCTTGCCGTCCATCTGCTTGTAGACGGTCTTGCCGGCCTTCTTCGTCTCGGGCTGCTTGAACGCGACCGCCGCCGGAGGCACGTTCTTCTCCACGTGCTCGCGCCAGAACCTGCGGGCGTTGTCCTGGAGGATCGTGCTGACGTCCGGGTCCAGGGGCAACTCCACGACCTGCAGGGCCACGTTCTCGCACTCGTAGATCACAACCCTGGTGCCCTTGATCTTGCCCTTCCACTCGTCACCCAGGTACGGCAGGGTGCACACGTTGGCGCAGTGGGCGAGGTGGGCGGACTGGATCATGTAGTAGTCCCGGATCCCGCTGGTGCGGAACGAGTCGGCGACCCGCTGCATCGGGGACTTGATCTCCAGGACCCACCCGTCGGCGCACAGTCCGTCGAAGTCGGCGAACATCGGCGAGTCTGGGTCGTCCACCTGGAAGCCGTGGTAGCGTTCCTGGTCTGTCTGCGGCGCGTACACCTTGATGCCCGACTGCGCCTCGTACATGGCGGCGGCCAGCGGCTCGTAGGTGTTGCCACGGCGCAGGTGCGGGTTGTCCTCCTCGGCGGCCACGTCCTCGGCGGTGATCGTCCGCTTCTTGGAGATGTACAGGTCCACCGGGGTCTTCTTGAACACCTCTCCCAGCGCCAGGATCGGCGAGTCCGAGGATCCCACTCCCCGCTGCCTGCCCTGGAGCCACTTGACTTTCTCTGCGATGTTCATCGCTACTCCTTTCTACGCGAGGCCCGGGTATGGGTCCTCGTGCCGCACGAACGCGGCTACCTCGTCCGTCCCACCACGGTGGGAACACCCTTTCCGATACGGGCACTGGGACCCGTGACCACGACACGCCGCACCGTTGCGCGGCCAGATCCGCGCCGACCTGTGGTGCTCCTCCACGCCGATCAGCGCGTGGACGTCCGCGACCCACGCCTTGACGGCCTCCACGGTGGACTCCACACCGACACGGTACGCGAACGTCTCGCCGCGGCCGATGATGCGCTCGAGCGCGGACGCGCACCGCTCGTTCTCCACGTCGGGATCCAGCCCGTTGGCGCGGACCGTCGCGTTCCACTGCTCCAGGGACGTGTCACACGCCGACCTGGACATGCCGCCGACGCCCGAACCGTTGCACTCGCCGCACTGCTTGGTGACCACCTCCCCGTCCTCGTCCTTCCGTGACGGGATCGTTCCCTTGCCCTTGCAGTTGCGGCACTTGATCGTCTCGGGGATCGCCGGGGCCTTGGTCCGCACCACCTCCACAGTGGCGGCGGTGATCGTGGTTTCCGCTGCCTTGGACGCGATCCACATCGCAGCGGCGAGCCACTGGTCGAGTTCCATGTCGTCGGCGACGGTCTGGGGGTCTGTGGTGGACGTGAACTTGCGGACCAGGACCGCCGGTCCCAGCTGGCCACGGTCCAGGACCCCGTCGATCCTGGCGGCGTAGGTGATGTCACCGAGGCCCAGCGGGAACTCGACCACCCTGTCCACGAGGGGGCGGCCGGTCTTGTCCACCATGAACTGCGGGTCGGAGATGCCGCCGAGGGTGTCCCCGTAGTGGGCCAGGATCCGCATCGCCTCGTCGGCGATCTCCTCGATGGTACAGGTCCACCGTTGCGCCTCGTCGCGCCCCATCTCACCGACCATCCGCAGCAGTTCGTGTCTGTACGCCATGACCACCGCGTCCGCGGCGGCCCGGGTCCTGATCGCGCTCAACCCGCGCACCACGGCCCGATCCCGCTCGTGGAGTGCGTCGGCGAGCACCGACTTGATCCTGGGCGGCCACGGCGCGTGGCGGCGCCCTTTCAGTCTCCAGTTGTCCTCGTACTCGATGCGGAACCTGCGCGGGCACGTGGCCAGCGTGGTCAACATCGTCCTGGTCCGCCTGTTGGGCGGCCGTGTTTGGTTCTCCAAGTGCCTCCTCCTTTCGGCCAATGGCTGCGGCCTACTGGGCGTCGGCGTCCATCGTCGGCATGAACGCCTCACCGTACTCGTCCGGGCTGACCTCCTCCAGAATCTCGTCCGTGCCCACGTGGAGCGCGGAGCAAATGTCGCGCAGGAGCGACGCCTTGGGGTCGCCGCGTTGGAGGATGTCGTGGAATCCCTGGGGGGTCTTCCCGACTCGCTCTGCAATCTCCCGCAGCGTCAGGCCGCGGCGCTTGCACAGCAACTCCACACGCGCCTTGAAGTGGTTCACCTTCGTTCCCATCTGCACCTCCCGTTCAAAGGTTGTAGACACCGATCTGTTCAACTCTGTACATAACACGGTTGTTTTGACGCGTCAGTGTTTTTCGTGACTATTTGTTGCGCCCGTACGACGCGGCGTGGGTTTCGAGGATCCGGGCCGCAGCAACCAACGCGGCTCGACCGATCGCGGTGTTCCCGTCACCGTCCGGCACCACCGACTTGGGGTCGATGGCGCGGACCAGCTTGGCCGCTCTGGCCAGGCCGCGGCGGACGTGGTGGGCGTCGGTGTGGGACTCGGTGCTGCCCTTGATCGCCAGGCGCAAGTGACCGGCGTTGGCGCCGCCGCCGAACGTGTCCCCGAGGCCGAAGTCAAGTCGGGATCCGTTCTCGGTGGTGAGGCAGATCGTGATCTCCCTCCCGTCCTCGGTGTGGCGCACATCCGGTTCCAGGGCGCGGATCCGCACGCCAGCGAGCGCCTCGTTGAGGTCCGCCAGTTCCCTGTCCAGAGCATCGATCATGGTGCCCGTGGTGTCCACCACTCCCTGGTCCGTGTCGGTGTCCGGGCACGGCGGCACCGCGTAGCCGTACCGCATCACGTTCGCCCGGTGCTCGTCGCAGAACACGGCCTGGCCCGCCACCTTGTCGCACCCGTCAACGGCGCAAGGAGTGGACCCGGACACGGGGAACGGACCGCACAAGGCACGGCGCTGGTCCGGGGTCAACGGCCTTTCCCGTGGTTCCGTGTCGGTGTCTGGGACCGGCGCCATGGCGTGCTCGGCCAGCCGATCCGCGACCCGCTCCAGGGCGCCGATCAGCCTGGGCACGTCCGCGTCGTAGAACTTGGCCCCTCTCCTGGTCATGTGAAACGGTGTTCCAGTCATTGTGTAACTCCCTCCTGGTCAGTGATTCCGTTGCTACTAAACTACCCTGCGCCACAGCAGGCCCTCCAGCAGTGGACGCTACTGGCTCCCTTCACCGGCACCCCTACTAGCGAAGAAACCGGAGCAGCGTCCACTGCGGGAAGGCCTGCTGTGTGCTCTGTACGTCATTGATCGTGGGGTCCCTGGGGTCCCATGATCCACGTGATCAGGGCGTCCCCGTCGATAACCCGGACCATGACAGGACCCCTGCGGTCCAGCGCGTGGAGAGCGGCTCCCATGCCCACTCCCAGACCATACACAACCCTCCCGTGGTCCTCGGAACGGACTGGGGACCCGGCACGGACCGCCCGGAGGTACTCCCCGAACGCCTCGTATATCCGGGTCGCCCCGTCCCTGTCCTTGATCTGCTTGTCCCGGATCAAGTCGGCCAGCGCGTCCATCCGACGGGCCGCGTTGCTGGCTGCGAATTGATCCGGCGGTCGCTTGGTTCCCATCGGCCTCACACCTTCCCGAAGAGGTGGTGCATGTCCCGCTCGTCCGCCATCGCGTCCCGCAGCACCACCGTCTCGTCGCTGAACTGCTCGTTGATCTCGGTCCTGGTCGCGGACCCGACGAGGATCGAGTTGCACGCGAAGTCCAACTCGTCCCGGTCCCGGTTCCACTTGGCCAGCCACTCGTCGGTGACCCTGGCCCGCCCGTCCGTCACCATGACGATGTCCGCCTGCTTGAACTCGCCCTGCTCGCGGATAACCTCGACGCACCGGTCCAGGCTGTCCATGAAGTTGGTCCCACCGTCGGCGGCGAAGAAGCTCACCGCGTCGGTGATCGCCTCGGGCGTCATCGCGTCCTTGCCGGGGAACTGGTCCACCCGGAGGACGCCGTGGCCGAAGTGCACGATGGCGAAGCCGCGGTTCTGCTCCTTGGCAACCTGCATGAAGGCCAGGCAAACGGCGGCGGCCCACACGTCGGCGTCCCCCGCCCCCATCGAACCGGAGGAGTCGAGGCACATGATGATCGGCCCCTTGTGGTCCTTCTGCTTGTCGGCCTTCTCGGTGCAAGCGAGGGAACGCTCCGCGTACTTGGCGGCGAAAACGTGCCTCATGCCCGGGGTCCCGTAGACCAACTCCCGGAAGCACAGGTTCCCAAGGTCGTTCGAGAACCGGCGGCCCACCCGCTCGCCCGCGCCCTTGCGGGGCTTCCGGCGCTGCTGGTCACTGGCGATCCTGCGGAGGCGTCCGGCCAACTCCGCGATCTTGCGGAGGCGGGCGTTGTCGTTCACCACCTTGGCCAGTTGGTTGCCCACCGCCATCTGCGCCTTCCTGCCGCTGTGCACGTCCAGGCCGATCCCGTACGCGTCGATCATCGCCTGCATGGCCGCAATCTGGCCGTTTGCGTTGGCGGCGGCGTCACGGAGTGCCTGGCGCACCTGGGTCATGTCCAGCTCCTCGGCGGCACCCTCGGCCGCTTCCCGCTTCTCGCCCATGCCCTCCAGGACCTCGTCCAGGGTGTCCTCGATGGCCTCGCACTCCTCGTCGTCGCCCCGCTCCTCCGCGTCCGCCAACAGGCGCTCCAGGTACTCCACCACGTCGGCGTCGCTACGCACGTCCTCCACCGGCGTGGAGGGTGCGGTGACCTTCCGCAGCAGGTCGTCGATCATCGAGGAGGTTACCATCCCGGCCCACGTGTCGTTGCCCACGGTCTGTGCCCGCAGGTCCGCCACCTCGGGAACCTCGCGCATCGCCGCGTCCAGGCGTTGGAACACCTCCGAACCCGCGGCCGGCTCCTCGAGCCGCTCCGGCGTGTCGGCGTGGAAGAAGTGGAACATCTCGGCGGCCCAGTCCGGGAACGCCTCGTAACGGTCGCGCCCGTCGGCCTCGGCACGGGCCGCGTTCTGGTCGGCCAGCGTGTGGTCGTTCCACAGGTGCCGCTGGAACTCGCTGGGCCGGTATATGAGGTTGTGTGTCGTCATCGTCCGTTCCTCCTACAGGCTCGCCGGGCGGAACATGGTGATCTCGCGGCCCCGGTCCACCAAGGCCTTGATCGCGCTCTCCACCACGTCCACGGCCTCGTTGACCTGCTCGTTGTCCTCGCCCACCTTGTCCACGACCTCCATGATCGCGTCGCGCCGCCCCGCCAGCTTGCCCTGGATCTCGCCCAGGACCTTGGTGGCCGCGGTCTTGGTGAGGGTCCCGGTCTTGATGTCGTCCAGGGTGGGCAGTTCGCGCATCGCGATCCGCACCCCGTCGATGATCGAGGTGGCACGGGCACCGTAGGGGTCCGCCGCGTTCCCGATGGTCTTGAGGAGTTCGGGGCGGCCGTCGTGGGTCTTCCAGATCACGTCGGCCAGGACCAGGAAGTCGCCGGGCTGCACCGTGGCGTGGCCGTTGACCACCGCCCTGGCGCGTACCAGCTTCGGCGCCTTGCCGATCCACGTCCGGTCACTGGCCGTGAACCCCGCGTCCTCACAGGCCCGCTTGACCGCCAGGAGGATCTTGGCCTCGTCCAGGCCCCACGGGACCGCGGCGGCCGCGTCGCGGAGCTTGTCCAGATCGCCGCTCTCCATCTTCGCGGTGATCTCGGCCGGCCCGTCCACGAGCAGCTTGAGGAGGGCGTCCTGGTCGCCGATGTAGTCCAGCCAGAACTTGACGGCGAAGCGGTCGTAAAGGGCGTCCAGGCTGGCGTCCTCGGGGTATTCGTTGCTCGCCCCGATCACCGTCTCCAGGGGCAGGTCGATCATGTCCGCGCCGTTCCGCATCTTGCGCTGCTGCATGGCCAGGAGGAACCCGTTGAGGAGGGCGGAGTTGGACTTGAAAATCTCGTCCAGGAACCAGACTTGCCGGTCCGGGGCGCACCCGTCAACTCGCCGCTGGTAGCGGTCCTCCTCCATCATTGCCTTGGCCGAGAACATGCCGAACACCTCCTCCGGGGCGGTGTCCTTGGTCAGCTGGATCTCGAAAAACGAGGACTCGATGCAGCGGCTCAACGCCTCGGCGAAATCGCTCTTGGCCGTCCCGGGAGGTCCCAGGAGTAGGCAGTGGTCCTTGGCCAGAAGGGCGGTGAGGACGCCGTCCACCGGCCCGCTGCGCTCCACGAACCTGGCCTTCAACTCGCGCCGGATCGCCTGGAACCGCTCGGCCGCCGTGGTGGTCTTGTTGGTCTTGGTCTTGGTCATGGGGGTGCCTCCGTTGCTGTGGGCCGTATCGGCCCGGGTTTGTGTGTCGTCCATCCTGTCTGCATACTTCGTCATTACCCCTTTATAATACATATTTCAACGTACCGGTCAAGTTTTTTTGTAACAATTTTGTGTTTCCTATTACGGGTCACGGCCTTTCATGATCCGTCACGTGCGCGTCCCTGCGCCACCCGCTGCTGGCCCTGGCCCGGGGTCCTCACCGAGGTATTGACCCGGTCCAGAACGTCCAGCTGGCTGGATTTCAACGCTGCGGCCCTGTGCGGCCCGTCAGGCCCCGTTCTCGCCGGGGGGTCCTGGGATATGGGTCCACCCCGAAAAGTCCAGCACGACCAGGAGCAGTGGACGCTGCGGCCATGCACAAGGGGCACCGACTCGGGGCGGATCGTGGCACGGTCTGGTGACTCGGTGACCGGAGAGAACGCCGCCCCCGTGGAGGGGGCGACGGTGGGGCGGGGTTGCTGGGTTGGTCGGCTAGGCGGTCTTCTTGGTCTTCTTGGCGGCCTTGCGGCCCTTCCCGGCGGTGATCTCCTTCTCCTTGGCCGCGGCCTCGCGCTCGCGCTTCTTCGCGGCACGGGCCTTGTCCTTCTCGGCCTTGGCCTCGGCCTTGGCACGGGCCTCCTCCTCGGCCTTGATCTCCTCCTCGGCCTTCTTGCGCTCCAGGGTGGCCATGACGGTCTTGGCGGCGGCGTCCACCTTGGCGGTGAGGTCGTCCACGAGGGTGCCCAGGATGCTCTGGAACAACTCGGCGCGGTTGCGGAGGGTGTCGAACTCCTCGACCCGCTTCTCCAGGGTGTTGACCCGGATCGTGTTCCACCCCTCGGCCTCGTACTGCTCCAGCTGTGCCGCCAACTCGCCCAGCTGGGACTCGAGGCCGTGCCGGGTCGCCTCCTGGAGGGACTCGATCGTCTCGGCGGTGTCGAAGCACGGGATGATCACGGTGGTCTGCTTGAGCATCTTCATGAACCCGTTCCAGGCGCGGACCTGCTCGGCGTGCACGGCGGGGACGAACCAGAGGCCGCCGTGGGGCAGGGACGGGACGGCGTGCCAGTTGCGGAACGCGAACTGGAAGGCGCTCCGCACGTCGCCGGTCAGATACGTGTAGGCCAGCTCCTCGTAGGCCTCGCGCAGGGCAACCGCCGCGGGGTGGGCGGGGTCCTGGAGCTTGAGGCAGTCCTTCGGCTCGGCGCCCTCGGCGTACTTGGCCCGGTCGAACCCGACCTTGGTCACGGTGGTGAAGGACGCGTCCTTCTTGCTGACCTTGTTCCCGGCGTCGTCCACGAGGTTGCGCTCCACGATGCTGTGCACGATCCGGTTCTCGTTGTCCTCGACCACCACGGCGTCCTCGACGCGGCACTCCTTCCGGCCGGAGTTGAAGACCAGGCTGATCGCCTTCTTGTAGCACGCGATCGGGGTGTTCTTGGGCAGGCGCAGCTGGTCCAGGATGCCGCACGCCGTGGCCGCGGCCTCCACGTCGGCCTTGAGGTGCGTCCCGGACAGGCTCCACCCCACGAGGTCACCGAGGTGCTTGCCGTTGTCCATCGAGATGGCCTCGGCGACCTTGCGGATCTTGCCCTTGGCCTCGATGCTGGGCTTCGGGGCGGCGGGCTTGGTCGTGTCCGGCTCGGGCGCGGCCTCTGGGGCGGGCTCGGCGGCGGGCTTGACGGCGCCCTTGGAGGGGGCGGGGCGGGTGGACTTGGTGCCCTTGTCCTCGGTGTCGGCGGGCACGGTGACCCCGGCCTTGCCCGGGTCCACGCCCCGGGCCTCCAGCTGGGCCAGGGTGATCGCGGCGGGCGTGTTGTCGCACCCCAGCGCCTTGGCGGTGGCGGCGGCGTACTCGGTGGCCACCTTGTCCATGTCCCCGGACTTGGCGGTGGCGATGGCCTTCAGGTAGGCACGGGCGAGCTTGCGCGTCTCGGCGTCGAACACGTCGCGGGCGCGGCTGATGGCCTTGGCGTTACGGGTCATGGTCTTGATCTCGGCGTTGGTCATTGGGTCCTCCTCGGGGCTGTGCCCCTTGTTTGGGTTTACTGGACGGCAGCGGTTCGCCGTATCCCCGTCCAGTCGCTGCAATGTCAATATACTCACCATCACACTCATTCTACAGGTTTCAAGTGCTGCGTAAACATTTTTTTTTAAAATAAATCACTTTCTTTATTCATGAGTGTTTACCTTTACTTGGCCCACCACTGGAAAGGGTGCTCTACGGGAGGCACCACTCCTGGAGTGCCAGGAACCCAGGCGGCAGGGCCGCGGCCAGTTGGTCCAAGGGAAGCTCGCCCTCCACTGGGGCGCGGTCGGGGTCCGGCGCGAACTCGTCGATCAGCGCGGCCAGGGAGGACTCGGTGGCACGTGGGACGGCATGGATCGCCAGTGCCGGGTCCTCGTGGAGGATCATCGGGTCCCCCCGTGGACGATCTCCTGGACCTCCCATGCGGCGATCTCGTCCGTGACTTCGCGGCGGTGGAGCTCGGCGCGGCGCTTCTCCCGACGTGCCTTGTCCAGCCGCTTCTGGACGCGCTCGAGCGCCACGTTGACGGCGGCGGCCCGTTCCAGGTAGATGCGGAAGGCCACCATGCCGTGGCCGAAGTCGTACACAATCTCCCGGCGGCGCCGCAGTCGCTTGCCGGCGGCATCGGTCCGGCTCAGGATCATGGTGAACCGGTCGTAGCCGTCCCGTTCCACGTCCTCAACAACGCACCGGCGCACTCGGTTCTGGCCCGTGACCTGCCACAGCACGGTGCCCACCTCGGGAACGCCCGCGGCCGCCATCTCGGCGGCAACCGCGTCCAGGTTTGTCTCGTTGTTATTCGTCATCGTCATCCTCCTCATTGATTACCGTGCCGCACGCCTCCGGTCCTTCCCACGGTCCCCAGTGGCCAGTCTCGGTGACCCAGCGGGCCAGGTCGGGATAGGTGTAGCGGAAGCACTGGTCCGGGTCGATGTTGCCGAGGGCGTAGAACAGCGGCCGCGGCAGCGTGTTGCCACGGTCCACGTCCACGCACATCACCAGGGAATCGGCGAACGGACCGCCGCCCTCGATGTCCACGCTGAACTCGATCCAGGCGTGGCCGTACTCGATGAACGGCGGCACCTGCAGTGTGGGCCGACCGTGCACCAGGGTGTACCCCGCGTGCTCGCCGTGGAAGGCCTTGTCCATCAGGAACTCGCCCGTCGCTTCGTAGCAGTTGCCCGTCGCTTCCATCTCAGTTGCCCTCCTGCCAGATCCCGCACCGGCGCAGGTAGTCGATGGCGGCGACCTTCATCTCGGTCCACGTCTCGCCACCGAACTCCCCCGGACCGATCCCGCCGTAGGCGTCGGCCAGGAACTTGATCGTCTCGTACACGAACCCGTCCCCCTGGTCGTCCTCGTCGCGCTCTATCGTGATCTCCACGTTGGATGGGCCGTAGTATTCCGCGCCCTTGGGACCGCAGCGGAACGTGTCCACCTGGACGTCGTAGGCCATCGCACGGATCTTCGCGGCGAACCGCTCCGCCGCCTGCTCCAGCTTGCCGATTGCAACCGCCATCTCAGCACCTCCCCGCCCTGGCGAGCGTGTTCTCGACCGCGGCCGCGACCTCCCGGGGCTTCCTGACCCGCAGGATCACCGACGCCGGGATCCACCGCACCTCGCGCCGACGGGCCGTCTTGACCGGGCGCAGCTTCTCGTCGTAGCACCGCACCGGCCCCTCGGACTCGTCGAGCATCTGGTTCCACTCAGCCGCGCCGGGCCGCACGATCCCGACCTTGCCGTTGCGCGGGTTGACCGGCTTGGCCACCGTCTCCCACGTGGGCTGTGCGTTGGAGTAGTTCACCAGCACCTCGTCCCCGGCCTTGACCTCGCCCAGGTTGGCGGCGAGCTCCATGCGCCGCTCCACCCTGGACTCCTTCCGGGCGTCCTCCTTGGTCTGCGTGATCGCGTGGGCGTCGATCGCGTTCTGGACCACGTCCTTGGTCCAGTGGCCCATCGGCGCCTTGAGCAGGCGCTCGCCGATCACGGTGTACCCGAACGTGCGGCCCGACGCGATCATGGGGGCAAGCTGGTACTCGACGCGCCCCTTGTTGCGGCCGCGGCGGATCATCCTGGTCCCCACCACGACACAGTCCACCTTGCCCCGGCGCCCGTCCAGGCACACAACGTCGCCGATCCTCTTGGTCTTGGTCGTCATCTCACTCACCTCCTCGCGCCCGCCCAGGGCGCGTGTCTGCGTTACCGGTTGGCGATCACGTGGTCGGTCCACGCCTTGTTCACGTCCGCGACGATCCTGCCGAACTCTGCCGCCGCCTCCTCGTAGTCGTCGTCCAGGATATGGCTCAGGACCAGGGACTTCAACCGCTCGTCGTAGGGGTCGGGGTCGAACCCGCGCATCTCCTCCGCGTCCTTCATCTTGCCGAACGCCTCGCCCACCACTGTCAACGCCGCGGCGCGGTTGCCGTCGCAGTCCTCGAGGGTGGCCTCGATCAGCGGGGGCACGTCGTAGTCGGGGGCGTCCACGGTCCGCGCCACGCCGGCCAGGATCTCCCTGGCGGCGACGATCAGGCGGTCCGCCTCCTGGACCTTGACCAGCAGGTCCATGCGCTTGGTCTTGGCCAGGCCCACCTCCACGGCGGTCAGGTCGGAATAGGTGGCCTGGAGGCTGCGGCACAGGCCCGCGATCCGGTCGTAGTTCGTGTCCTTGGTTCCCATCTCTGCCTTCCCTTCTCGCGGCCGCCCAGGCCGCGTGTCTGTGAGGTTCCGTGTCACCTACTTCATCTCCCAGGCCGTGAGCTTGCCCAGGGCCGCGTCGGTCCACTTGATCTCGGCCTCGGGCGCGTCCTCGCCCTCCATGATCGCCATCGCCGCGTCCAGGATGTCCGCGTCCAGGTCCCGCACGTGCACGCGCTTGGCGATCCGCTCGGCGTCCGGTCCGAAGATGTCGAAGTCCGCGTCCACGTCGTTGAACTGGCGGCACTGGTCGGCGTCGGCGTACACATCGGTGCTGCCGCACTCCCACCGGCACACCACCACGGTGAACCGCTCGGCCTCGGCCTGCTCGATGCTGCCGCGGATCATGGCGATCGTGTCGGTGAGGGTGTTGAACTCCACCGCCATCGCTGTGATCTTGGCCACGTCCACCCGGGGGCACTCGACCCGGTTCCCAGCGTCCCCGCGCACCGTGCGCAGGGCATCCTCCACGTCCTCCATGACCCCCTCCAGGGTGTCCCCCAGCATGGACGCCAGGGACAGGCGCCGGTTCGTGAGGGTGTCCAGGATCTGCTCCATCTGCTTGGTGTTCTCGTTCATGGGGTGCCTACCTTTCCGGCCCCGCCCAGGGGCCGCGTCTGTGTGGCCGTTGGCCACTAGTTGCTCTCCGTGTTGAACGACCCGTCGAGGATCGCCTTGGCCATTTTCCGATACCGCTTCAACGAGCGGCGGGTGTTGCGGCGAATGTGCTTGATCGCCTCGGGACCGGCGAACCGGGTCACCGGCGTGTCCTGGCGGGTACAGTTACAGGACCGGCACGCGGTCACGAGGTTGTGCTCGGAGTTGGTGCCGCCGTCCGCCTTGGGCTTGACGTGGTCCAACGTGACGTCGGTCGGGTCGGCGTCGCGCAGGTCCGCGAGGCAGTACAGGCACCGGAAGTCGTCCCGGAGGTAGATCGCCAGGCGCTTGTCGCTGCGGATCCACTGGCCTGCCGGTTGGTGCGGGGATCGTGCCCTCTTTCGCTCGCCGTTCGTCATCGTCCGTCCCTCCGTTTTCGTATCGTTCAACATAACCATCTCACCTTTATTATACAAAATTCCCTGTACAGGTCAATAAAAATCACTACTTACACAACTTTTTTAGAAAAGTGAGTGTTTACGACGACTTACATCACATAAAAATGGGACCCGCCAGGGGTTGGCCGGGTCACGAGGTGTTACCAGGCGGTAAAATCGGGACCCCTTGCCAAGGGGTGGACCAGGACCTTGCGGAGGGGGCGGCTGCCGCCGCGCGTCACATCGAGGTGAGAAGGTGGATCACGTAGCCGCTGGCCGCGACCGCGGCGCCGATCAGCCCGCCGACCCACAGGACCGGGCGCGGGATCTCGTAGTGTCCGTTGGCGGAGTTGCGGATCAGGCCGCGCTGCGGCGTGATCTGGCCCGTGGGGTCGTCCCGGAAGTCACGGACGTCCACGGCGTCGTCACTGTCCGATTCGGCCCGGCGCATCGCCTTGCGGCGAGCCGGACACCGATCCCCGTGGGCGTTGATCGCGTCGCTGATCCGATCCGGCAGCCCCTGGACCGTGGGCTGGAGTTCGTCGCGGATCTCGTGCCATAAGCCCCGCGTCGATTGCTCAAGCGCGGCCTGGGACTTGCCGATCTCCCCGACTTCCGACCGCATCCCCTTCACGTCGGACCCGACAGCCTTCATGGTGGCCGTGATCGACGCGAAGGCGGCGCTGCAGTCGGCCCGCATCGTGTGTTCTTCAGATTTACCGCCGGGCTTGAACGGCGGCGGTGAGTCGCTGGTGGTATGGGGCGGCACTGGGGACCTCCTTGACGCGCCTCGAGCGCGAGAGCGCGTTAGAAGGTCATCCACCCCGCCGGTGTCGCGTGGATCACCAGCTTGTCCCAGGCCACCACGATCGCCGCGGGGCCGCCCGCGCCGTCGATGGTTTCGCCGCCGTTGGGCACCACGTTGATCGCGGCCACGCCGGCGTTGCCCATCGCGTCCTTGATCACGTAAACCTTGCCCGGGGGCACGGTCGCCACTGCGGGCAGATCCACCTGGACCACACCACCCGTCGTGTCCACGTCCAGGATCACGTCGGCCGGCGCCGCCGGGTAGGGGGACATGCCGAAGTTGACCGTGGTCAACGCCATGACCCCCTCCACCAGCGACTGGACCGCGCTGTGGTCGGTGCCGTCACCGGTCCGGTGGGCGTCGTTCAGCGCGACGTTGGCGTGGTCGGAGCCGTCGCCCAGGGCGTGGGCGCGGTTGGACTTGACGAGACGGGCCGAGCTGAGGCTGAGCCAGCCCACGCCGTCGCTGATGAAGGCCGCACCTTCGTTGTTTGAGGCGATGGTAAACGCGGCGGCCACGCCGTCGATGGTTTCCGCGCCGTCGGGGGTCACCGCGATCTGGTTGGCGCCGGCGCCCTGGGTGTGGTCCAGGACGCTGATCACGCGCCCCGTGCGGTTCGCCGCCGAGGGCAGGTTGACCACGGACGGGCCGCCGATCCCGGTCGTGTCGACGAGGACCGCGTCCACGCCGTCGGCGACGGCGTAGGGGGTTGCGGCCATCTCGTAGATCGCCCCGGTCGGGCCGAGCTTGGTCCAGTCCGCGCCGTTCCACGCGATCTCGTCGCCCGCCTCGAACTCCTGGCCCGTGTTGGTCTTGGTGGGGTCGTTGTCCACGACGTCGGCCTGGACCTCGTAGACCCAGCCGTTCTGCACGTCGCCGGGATCGGGGAAGTCCGCGGCCACCGCGACCGCCCCCTTGAACAGCATGGGGTTCGTCATCGTGGCGACGGCGGCCTCGTTCGCGTTGACCTGCGCGATGATCTCGTTCGTCTTGGTGACGAGCACGCTGTCGCTCGGCCCCATCACGCCCGAGGCCTGGTCCTGTGTGACCTGATCGATTGCCATTTCGGATCTCCTTTCTTCGCGGCCTCGACCGCGTGTTTGGCTTGAGAAACCCTATCCCAGGCGCCCACCCCTGGTGTGCACCGTCACCCACTCCGCGCCGTCCCACGCCTTCACGACGTTGGCGGCTGTGTCCAGGACCGTGTCGTTGACGGCCGGGTCCTGGGGATACTCGTCCTCACCGGCCGCCTCCGTGGCGCCAAGGGCCGCCGCGACCTGGGCGGTGTAGTCGAGCCGCATCTTTCGCAATGAGAACATCGTCACCTCCTACGGAACCACGATACCGGTGGAGTCGATCCACGCGCCACCGTTCCAAGTTAGCCACGCCCCTGGTCCCGGACCACCACCGGGCAGCAGATCCTGCGCCCAGAACCGGTACTGGACCGGCGGGTTGGCGGGCCGCGCATCGGGACCACCGACACCGGTCGTGCCCTGGCCCTGCTGTGCCGTGCCCAGGATGAACGAGGCGCCGTTCATGATCCAGTTGCCCATCGGCGGTGCGCCTGGGTTGTCCAGGATCAGGTTGCCCATCGCCAGGACGGTGCCGGCGTCGGCCTCGACAGCGTTACCTGCGAATCCGCCGAACGCGAACAGGTTGGCGCACATGGCGAAGGCCCCGTTCTTGAGGCGCAGTCCGTTGGTCGCGGACAGGGTGGCGCCGGTGAACACCGCGAACGCGCCATCGGCCTCGAGCGCCCACGCCGTGGGACTCGTCTCGCTCGCGTTGATCCCCACCGACGCGCCGAACATGCCGAACGCGCCGTTAAGCAGCTTGACCCCGCGCTCCGAGTCGCCGCCGCCGCCGCCCAGGAACCAGATGAATCCGGCCCCGTCGGCGACAACGCCCTCGCTTCCCGATCCCGCGTCCACCCCGGCGTAGATCATGATCAGGGACGCGCCATGAGGGTTCGGCTCGACGGAGACGGCACGTGCCACGCCCGTGGCCTTGCACTCCATGTTGAACAGGAACGTCTCGTAGGTGCCGGCGGCGAGGCCGTCGTCGACGTGGCGGACAGCGGAGTCGGTCGGCACCGCGCTGTTCGTCTCCACCCACAACCCGTTCACGAACGAGTCGAACGGCGGCACGGTCAAGGTGTGGCCCGAGCTCGAGCGGATCCTGGTCACGCCGGCAGGGCCAAACCGCGCCACATCGACGAGGCGTACGTGCCGCTTCAACACCACGTTCTCCACGTACAGGCCCGGTGCCACCTCGATGATGTACGGCTTGGTCGGGGAGGCGTCGGTGATGCCGTCGATCGCGGCCTGGATCTGCTTGAACGGACGCCCTGCCGATCCGTCTGGTGTGTACGAGTCCGTCCGTAGTCCATCGACGTGTACGATTGTCCCCGCGAGGGACATCAGATTGGACTCTGCGATCAGCTCGTTGATCCTGGTCGCAACGGGGTCGTCGTACCCGCTGAGGATGCCCTGGATGTCGTCCGCGGCGAGTCGTTTGATCTGCGTCATCTTCTCCTCCTACTCCTCGAGGCCGAGAGGGAGCGGCCCTCTGCTATCGGGCAAGCTCGCAGCGGCTACCCAGCGAACGACTACGCGGTCGGGTGAGCCTCCCTGCGGGGCGTCCTTCAGAGCGACCGAAAAGGACGACTGCCCGACGTCTACCGCCTCGACCTCCACACCAGGCTCGGCCGTCAGCGCGACCTCGTATTCACCCGAGAACGGCTCGTCGAATGTGACCTCGGAGCGGTCCTGCCCGACGTCGATCAGCGCAGTCCCAAACCGCTGCGGGCCAGTCGTGATTTCGCCTCGTTCCATAGCGACTCCTCCTAATCCTTGAACAGCGACGGACCGGGCACGGCATTGATGGCGCCAGCCGCGTTGTTCCACCCGTAGAGGGTGAAGAGAAATCCGTCGTGGTAGAGCATCCGTCCAACGAACAAACCCGTCGGCAAAAGCTGGTCGTAGTCTTCCCTGCTGACGAAGTGCCTGATCCCAGGAATGAACGGAACACCGGTCGTCGCCGGCGTCGCCATCTCGACGAACTGATCGCCGTAGAAGCTGGCGACGTACATGCGTCGCGCAGGGGTGCCAGGCATCGCAACGGACGGGTCGTGAACGAGGCCGAGCCACATCTTCCTGCCGTCGTGGCAAATCGCGGCCGCGTTGTTCGAGATGTCCGCGTTGGCGAGGGCAGCCATGTCGCCGTGTCCGCGGTTGGCCTGAAGTGCTGCCGAGGGTTCCCACATGAACAGAGAACCTGTGCTTGCTGTCTCGTCTACTACGCACCAGACACGACGACCATCGCAGGCGAAAGCTACCGGAGCACCCGACCCTGCGCTGGGGGTATACGGCCCGTCCGAGCCAGCTCCGCAGGTGACCACGCTCGCGCTACAGATTTGCGTCGTACCGCCGGTGACGCCGAACATGATCTCGTCTGCGAATTCGTTGTACACGAGGTCGGTGACGAACTCGTTGAGGCCGACGGCATTACCGATCCCTGTGGCGATAGCTCCACCTGTGCGCGGCACACTCCCGAGGAACTGTCCACCTGAAAGCTGCTCGCCGCCGAAGCACATGATGAGGTAGTTGGAACGCGCGAGCTTGATCTTCGAGAAATAGTGCGTGGAGCCACCCGGTCCGCAGCTCGCCGCGACCGTTGACTGCCACTGCTTCGTCCACGTTGCGAGATCGAAGCAGTAGACGGTGGTGTTCACGTTGCCCGCGTCGCTGCACATGAGGTAGAAGAACGCCTCGTCCGCGACACAGCTCAACGGCTGGTCACCGACTGTCATCTGCGGACTCAGATCGTGCAACGTGAACAGGGTATCCGGCGGGATGCGCCGGAAAAACGTCTCAATCACAATCTGCGATGCTGACTGAATTCCGGTCAGCGTAGGCTCCCAAACGGTCCCTCCCTCCGCAGTCAGCGGACGCGCTGTTCTCGCGAAGTCCGTGTACGCACCAGAGAGGACCACGCCAGGGAGATCCATGTCCTGAGAGGCATCTCGATTAAGGACGTCCTGATACGTGACTTGCGGCAGGTAGTTTCCGCCGAGCACACCGCTGACGTGAAGGCCGTTGTGGAGACAGAGCGGCTTGATGTCGTGGTACCACCGCTGGCTGACCAGCTCGGACGATG